GTCAGATCCCACGGTCGATCGTCCAGAAAAGAATCGGCCTATTCAGTCTCTCTATGAACGGTACATCCAGTTGAAAGGATGTAAGTACGTCGATGAGATTATCCCTTACACCACCGAAGAGGAAGTGAAACTAATCTTGGAATCACGCCGCTTCGATGTCAGAATTATCGGCGAAGACTATAGAGACAAAGACTTTACCGGTAAGGATATATGTGAAGCCAAAAGGATTTACGTATATTACAACTCGAGGCAGCACCATCTGTCTTCTTCTGAACTACGTAAGAGGATCAAGGAAAAATGATGAAGTATAGGCTTATCAACGACAGACAATGTTATGGAAACGAATCTAATAGATACGTAGAACGAGGAGCTGACATCCTCGAACTTCCTACAGGATACACCGTAGCTGAAGCTCTTCCATACAAGAAGGCGAAGGATCTTTGTCGACACCTAAACTTCGGAGGAGGCTTCGACGGCTGGACTCCAGCATTTTTTTTACAAAAAACGATTCATTGTTATCCGGAAACTCACGAAGTGTTATAAATAGGGGTGCAGTCCGTGGTGTGGTTCATACGGATGTATGAAGCGGCAAGTGCTTTCTAACAGAAGCGATTGGAAGAGGCAGGATCAAAGGTGGGGTTCCTCCTGCTACACACCCGTTGGGGGCGGCTACGGCCGTCCCCATTTTTTTATGTCTTTGAAATGTAAAGAAAAAATAGGCTATGTACATATTCTTCAGTTTATAGTAGGATGTAAGAATAACAACTGAAGGTGAATCACATGAGCATGGAATATTTTTCGATCTGGACTGACACGGCCTTTGTCAACGGCCGGAGCAAAGCTTCTCAAGTCCCTCTTAACACCCCCGAAAACGATCGTGACATCCCTTGCATCGGCTGCAAGAACGAGGTCTCGTGCGGCCGTGAGGAAATCGAATGCGTGGCAGCTCGAGTCTGGTACAACACTGGCTCGTTCGATGACGCAGACATCGGTCGCCTCCTCCGCGGTTTCAAGAAGAAGTAATCATGAGCATGCATCTCCTTGGTCCGGCCTGGACCACAACCAATCGCGGTAATCGCAAATCTAAAGTCAGCGACAGCAAGTTCACAAAGTGGGCTTTCGACTGGCGCGAAGACTGCAAGCGCGCCAAGAAACTCGGCATCAAGCCAAAGACGCTGGAAGAGTACGTGGCGTATCGTCAAGGCAACTACAAGCCTCAGCTTCGTGGCACTCCCATGCCTAAATACGAGATAGGCGATCATCGTCGAAGATATCCTTCTCAGAACGAGATCGGTGTTCACTATACCAAAAACACTGCTTACGAGCAGGCCAAACTCGAGGTCAGCAGCAACTACATCGTCGGTCAGGCCTATAACAAAGGCGGACTGGTGGTACTCTCTAAAGAAGACGCTGCAGATCCTTCTACTGGCAAGCGCAGGTCATAGAAAAAATAGGCATGTACTTATTTCTAAAACTATGGTAGGATAGACCTATAATGAAGAAGGACGAACCTATGATTGTCACCCATCTGGTTAACCATGGATACGCCATCTACGAGGGCGACAGCCTGTACGATGCCATGGAAAAGGCCGAGAAGTCTGGCTTCGAAGCCGCTGTCTACAACTCATTCGATCAGACGACTCTTAGCTTCAGTCCCATTAGAGATTGGAAATTCATATGATTGTACAGAACGCAGCAGTCTGTAAGAAGTGCCACGACTTCATCGTCTCCAAGCATCGTCATGACTTTGTAACTTGTCAGTGTGGTGCCATCTCAGTCGATGGTGGTCAGGCATATCTGCGCCGCGTAGGTCAGTTTGAAGACGCGCTAGACATGTCTTGGTCTATCCCCGACGAGGTCTATAAGAAGTGTGCGCAGGCCGTACAGGAAGCTATCGACACGAATCGTAATAAGTATGGCATAGCCAATGCTGTGATGCGTGCTCTTCGCGATCATGATCGAGTCATTGCCGAAGACGAGTATCGAGTCATGGCTTCGTATCAAGATGAATTGATGGTAGTAGAACCCGACGGCACAGTCAATCGTTATAAGAAGGTAGTATGATGAGCAAAGATATTATACGTGATGCTGTGGAGTTGTACGCTATCGCCTATAATGGTGCTAGTCTTTATAGAGCTACGAACAAGCGCGGCGAAGGTGATCAGGCAATGCGGCGGTGGATAGACATCGCCGAGCGTTATAATGAGTATAAGGAATCTCAGCGATGAACAAGTATACTATTGAACTTAATGATGAGATGATCGATCAGATTGTGGTCGATCAGTTGGCGGCGTGTCGTGAAAATTGGCTCAAAGACATTGAGTCGATCAAGAATGGCGGTCGCCCGGCTATCTTTGATTGGGCAGACGAAGAGTACGACAAGGCCGAGCTGCAGCGTCACGTTGCTGCTACAGATGCACTGCTCAATTGGTTCGCGACTCCTGAACAGTTGAAGAAGATCTACGAATAATGCGTATCAATATCGGGCCATATCGTAGCGACTTGATTCCAGTCTACAGTTGGGAACGGCGCTACGATTATATGCGCATGGCGCAGACAGACAACTACTGTTTTAATGAAGACGACTACACTTGGTATGATAAGGTAGTATATGGAATATTCTCTGGTCTATCTACTCTGTTTCGTCCTATCAATCGTTGGTCTAACAGCCGCAAGCGACGTGTAAAGGTTCACATCGACGGATACGATGTGTGGTCTATGGATCATACTCTAGGCATCGTCATCGCTCCTCTGCTGAAGAAGCTAAAGGAGATCAAGAACGGCGTTCCGTTCGTCGACAACGAAGATGTTCCTGAAGAGCTTTGTGTAATCGGTAAGACTCCAGACACTTGGACGCACGAAGACGATGCCAAAGGCGAAGCCAAGTGGGAATATGTCCTAAACGAGATGATCTGGGCATTCGACCAATATGCTTTGCAAGACGACGATGCGCAGTTCCATCACAATATCGACCAGCTCGAGATGATCTCTACACCTATAGAGGATCGTAAGGGACTGAACAGCATCAGTTTCAATCATCAAAAAGATGGATCTAAGCCGCCGTATTGGGTTGATCATGAAGGAAAGAAGAAGCACCATGAACGAAAGCAAAACGGACTTCGACTCTTCGCTAAATACTACGAAAGTCTCTGGGACTGATGCGGAAAGTTTCTCAGCTTCTATAGGATCATACACATTTAGTATGCCTAAGAAGTCTGCATGGACGGTTGAATTGATCGGCAATGTCTTCTTTACGCCAGACGAAGGTAAGGAGCCTAATTGGCTTCATCGTAAGATGCATGAACTAGTGTTCGGGTTTAAGTGGAGAAAGAAAGATGGCTAAGTATCTCGTAGAAGCTATATCGATGTTTCGCATGCGATACGTCATCGAAGCCAAGGATCCAGTTCATGCTACCGATGAAGTCGTTATGAACCATGACGGAAATCTGGCAGAGTTTTCTCAGAAGCACCTAGATGAGGTCATCACGTCTGTTCGAGAGATCACAGACGACGAGTACATTCGTCAGTTCGATGAAGACAACGACTATCTCAAGGATTGGGATCGTCAGCAGAAATTCAAGTTTGTGAATGTGGTCGACTATGACAAGTGAAATAATTTTATTCGGTTTTATCATGTCAATTTTAGCTCTCTTGGCGTATAGTCTAATTACCAACGACACGACAGACGAAGAGCGTGACGAGATGCTCGATGATCCGGAGACATAAAATTAATATCTTTTATCTCGATGAATCCCCAAAACAGTGCGCAGAGTGGATGGTAGACAAGCACGTAGTCAAGATGATTCTCGAGACTGCGCAACTCTTGTCCACTGCCCATCGCCTGCTCGACGGCGAGATGGTCGAGACTATTGCACAGACACACCCCACGGGTAAGACTCGACGTAAGAAAATCTGGACGCTGAAAGACGACAGAAATGATATTCTTTATAGTGCTACTCACATTAATCACCCTTCTGCTATTTGGACTCGTCAATCTGTTAGCAACTATAATTGGCTGGTTGATCATCTTTTTGCTCTTGGGGATGAGTATACTTTTCGTTATGGAAAAGTTCACGCGACCATAACCAAGCTAGGCTATCAGATCCAGTCTCCTCCATTCGGTCTCAAGGAATGGGACATGACTCGCATGCCTAGTTGCATGGATGTTCAATACATCGTCAGTCAAGATCCCATCACCAACTATCGAAACTACTACAAGTACGGCAAAGCACGAATGCACAGTTGGAAGAATCGCAATCCTCCAGACTGGATTTTGTAGTTTTATAAATACTGTAGATAATATCTGTCCTTATTCGAGGAAAATAAAATGTCAACTGACCGTTACTCAAAATTCATTTCTAATCAACAGAAAGCGTTAGTTCAGCGCGGTCTTGTAGAAAATAAGATTGTTAAAGATAAAGATTCGCCTGATGCACCACGAGTGCCCGGTACAGGAAAATAATCTGATCTATAGGTATTAGATTAACACAGCCGGCCCCACAGCGATGTGCGGGCCGGTTTTCTTTTGTCTATAAATAAGACGAAGGAGTTTATTCAATGGCAGCATCAGAAGGCGTCGACCTAGAATGGGCGATAGTTGAGTCTATTAGAGCGAGAAACGCTACGACACCAGTTCAAGCTAAGAAGACATATTCGAGCAAGATTCTCAATCAAGCCGAAAAATGTGTAGAGCACATTATCAAGAAACTAGGTGAAAATATTGAGGCATGGCACTCTGATGAAAACATTCCGGGTGTAGGATCGATCTATGCCAAACCTGAACCAAAAACTGACATCGTTCTGATCACTTCTTCAAAAAAATACTTTGTATCTGTAAAGATGGCGGGTGGTATTCAGTTGGCATCTGGTCAAGGAGCCAGCACGGCCGAGTTGTTTGAAGCTGCAGCTGGTTCACTCACAGATCAGAATGCCAAGAAAGTCTTGCTGTCGATCATCGATGAACTCAAAACTATGCCTACTCGGCTGCTCTCATCTAAAAATATCGGCAGAATCCAAGCTTCAGGAAACAAGAAGCTGATCGACGAGTTTATCAGTAACGGCAAGGTAGTTCAAGACCGTAGCTACGACCTCTGGCTGAAGAATAATAAGCCAGCTCTGGTCAACGCCATCCTTGACTTTGCTCAGAAAAATACCAATTTTATGGATGCTCTGATCTATGAGGCTATGACGGGGAAGAAGACTCTGACCAGATACAAGGGAGCTGCCGCAGACTCTATTATCTCGCCTTCAGGCTTCTATATGATCGATGATTCCTATGTCACCAAGATCAGATCCAAGGTCAAGATGGATCTCCGGGCCAAGTCCAGGGGAGGCATATCTAGCGTGGCCTTTCGTATAGAAACTAGGGGTAGTGTCTAAAATAGGCTATGTACATTTTTTCAAAACTTTGGTAGAATACTATAATGGTAAAGGTTAATCGATTCAAAGAATTTGTAGGCAAAGGGACTCTCACGATATTCGATATCGATGAGACGCTGTTCCATACCAAGGCAAAGGTTGCTGTTGTCAAGGACGGCAAAGTCGTTCGAATGCTAGACAACCAAGAGTTCAACACATATCAACGCAAGCCTGGTGAGGAATACGACTTTCGCGAGTTCAAGTCGGCAGAGGTGTTTCGTAAGACTTCTACGCCAGTAGTGAGAATGATTGAAAAGGCTAAGGCAATCGTCAAGGCAAAGAAGAACCCACACAGTCGAGCGATCATCGTAACGGCTCGATCAGATTTTGACGACAAGAAGATGTTCCTTCAGACGTTCCGTGACCACGGTCTTCCTATCGATCAGATGCACGTTGAGCGTTCAGGCAATTTGAACATAGATTCTTCTGCTGAAGCAAAGAAAGTAGTTTTTCGTAGATACCTAAATACAAAAAACTATACAAAAACACGACTCTACGACGATGCCATGAGCAATCTTAGGGCATTTCTGGATCTTCAGAAAGAATATCCAAATGTAACCTTTGAGGCGTGGTTCGTCAACAGCGACGGTTCTATCAAGAGGATACGATGAAGACGTTTAATCAATACATCACTGAGTCGACTCGCATGACGACTCATGAAGAGATTGTCAGGGCTATCGCTGCCTATAAGAAGGCTGGCGAGATCCTGAACCCTCAGTACATCGACCTCGTCAGTCAAGCTAAGCGAGTCATGGGTAGCGGTAAGTGGTCTGCTAAGCCAGACTCTATTCTCGATCTGGTTCGTAACCACCGCGATGACGAAGATCTTACTGAGCTCTACTATACCAACTTCGACGGATTCACCAGTCATAATAAGATCGAGAAGCTGCTCGGTAAGTTGGAAAAGAAGAAGGTACCTGCATACTCTAACATGCTTAAAGATGTTCGTGAATATATCAAGGCATGGAAGCCGGTCGGTGAAGACCTCAAAGCTCTAAAGAGCAAGGTCGTAAAAGTGAGTCAGAAGCGTGCTGAAGTCAAGGCTGCTTCGAATGCAGTTATGGCTCGTAAGTTTGCAGATTCTTCTTCGCTGATCAAGATCTTCGAAAGCCACCTGAACGAGTACAAAGAGATGGCTCGCAAGCAAGCAACCAAGTTTATTGAAGATCGTCTCGACTTCCTCAAGAAGCATGACTGGGATCTCGATAAGGCAGTACCTAGGACCAAGAGCTATAATGAATATAAGATGGTGGAGCAGAAGCGCTCGCTGTATCGCTCCATCACCAAGGCAAAGAATACCATGTCTAGGCCAGGTGAAGGCGATATTCGTGTTCCTAATCAAGAGATGATCGATCGCTACATCAAGATGAATGTTCAGGGTGCAGAAGATGCATACCGCAACTTCATGCAGAAGATGATCGAGAAGATCGGTAAGCCCGTGATCGATGCCAAGATGACTGGCAATATCTGGACCAATGCCACTCTTCACGTCACCACAGACGACGGAGATGAGCAGATCTGGAACACCAAGATGATCCTCAACTTCTCGAAGTATCAGAAGATGTTTAACCAGTTTCCGACTCGCAGAAAGAAATAAATAGTCCGAGACTGAAGGAAAAATAATGAAGACGTTCTTAGACTATCTAACAGAAGCAACTGCTGCAGCAGGTATTCAACATCTCGAGCATCCATCAGACAGAACGTTTGATGGACCTAAGGCTACTGCGCATGCAGTTCGTACGCTACGTGCTTCATTGCGTGGAGCTGCACCTATCACTCGCAAGATCGACGACAAGATGTCGTATCAGGCCATTCGCACTGCCGATGGCAAGGTCGGAGTGAAGTACAAAGGCCCAGGCGCCACATATAACTTCTCTGAAAAGGATATCGACAAGCAACACGGCCATAAGCCATATCTTGCTGGTCCGCTAAAAGCTCTACATAAGCATCTAAGCAAAGTGCTGCCTAACAGAGCTGGCGAGTATCAAGGTGGGTTCATGTCGACTCCTGAGACTCGCGAGACCAAAGACGGCCAGATATCTCATACTCCAAACACGATCGAGTACAAGACTCCTGCCAACTCTGCAGAAGGTAAGAAGCTTGCCAAGTCTAAGGTCAGCACCGTCATTCATACTGAATTGAAGGGCAAAGACAAGAAGCCTCATCCTATCACAGACGACTCAGAGTTCGGTGAACATCCAGACGTACATAGAGTATCGCACGTCGTCAGCGGCGCTGAAAGAAACATTGCGCCTGAACATAAGAAGCTAGTAGATCAGCATCTCAGAGCTGCCACTAAACTCATGAAAGGCCACTCGTATCAGCACCTCGCTGGTCATGAGATTACCATGAGAACGTACATCAACTCGACCGTCTCTTCAGGAGAGAAGCCTTCAACACGCGGCTATGCGACATGGTTGGCTGCACATCATGACAAGAAGATTGATTCTGTCAAGACACAGAAAGCGAAAGATGAGAAGCGCGCGACCAAAGAAGCTGCTCTACAGCATGTCAAGAAGAATGCATCGGCATTCAACAGATCTCTGCAGATCCATCATCACGTACAGCAAGCCACCAATCATCTGGCTCGTGCGTTGGACAGTCATGGAGCCGGAGGATTTGAAACTCATATTGGCGGTAACAAGGCAGGCGGCGAAGGCTACGTGGCAGGAGGAACTAGCCCGATCAAGATCGTTGATCGCGAAGGTTTCTCGAAAGCCAACAGAGCCCGCAGCGAAATGCTCAGAGCATCAAGAGTAACAAAGAAATGAAAGCCATCCATATAACTCAAGGCAGATTCAATCCAGTCCACGCTGGACATGCTATGGTAGTCAAGCAAGTTATGGATGCTGCTAAGAAGGAAGGCGCAGATCACAAGATCCTGACGACTGGCTCACACGATGCCAAGAAGAATCCTCTGACTCCGCAACAGAAGGTCAAACATCTCAAGCGTGCAGTTCCTGGTGCCAACGTAGAGGCCATGGGTAAAGATCATCCTACTCTGCTGGCTCAGATGTCTAAGCTACACAAAGCCGGTTACACTCACGTGACTATGCATGTCGGTTCAGATCGTGTCAAGGAATTCCATGATCTTCTACACAAGTACAACGGCAAAGAAGGTAGACATGGCGGATACAACTTCAAGAGTATCAAAGTCAAGTCAGTCGGGGCCGAGAGATCAGAAGGCGGCGAAGGTCTAGCTGCAGCCTCTGGCACTGCGATGCGTAGACACGCTGCAGCAGGAAATAGAGAAGAGTTTCATAAGATGGCTCCGAGCGGCATGAGCAAAGCTCATAAAGACGAGTTGTATCATGACGTTCGTAAGGGCATCGGTATCTCAGAGATGTTCATCGCCACATTCAAGAACTGGATTAGTTAATGGCGCAGTGGAGATCAGATCAAAAGATACTGCATAGGTCTCATAACAAGACTCTATACGAAGTAAACATGTTAGACAACAGACTTACTCCGTCAGGAACTGTAACAGATGCGTTTGGTAGACTTCGCACCTCTACAGGGTACACTCTTTTCGATTCTTCTCATCGTTATCAAGACAACGACAAGTGGTCGACAAATACTGCTGGCACTTCTAATACCGAGCACATGACCAACGAATCGGTCATAAATATGAACGTAGATACTGCCAATAACTCTCACGTCTATAGAGAAACCAAGCGTGTATTCTCTTATCAGCCTGGCAAATCTCTACTCATCTTAAATACTTTCTGTATGAATACTCCTAAAGCTGGATTAACTCAGCGAGTAGGATACTTCAATACAGAGAACGGGATCTTTTTAGAAAATGATGGTAGCGGAAACTATCTGGTCCTTCGGAGCAACGTCACAGGAACTCCTACAGATAATAGAATAGCTCAATCAAACTGGAACGTCGATAGCTTCGATGGAACAGGTTTTTCTGGTCAGAGCACATCAGCTGAACATTCAGGCGGACTAAACATCACCAAGTCTAATATCTTCTGGATAGACGTCGAATGGCTCGGTGTTGGTGACGTTAGATGTGGATTTGTTGTAGATGGCATAATGCTACCTGCTCATATATTTCATAACGACAACGTAAACACCACGACATATATGACCACTGCCACGTTGCCTTGTAGATATGAGATTAAAAATACCGCCAACACTGCCAGCAACTCTACGCTTAAGCAGATATGCTCTACAGTCATATCAGAAGGCGGATATGAACTAAACGGTAGAGCTAGAAGCGTTAGTATACCCATCACCTCACCAAAAGATCTTCCCACGGCTGGAACATTTACTCCTATCGTTTCATTGAGATTAAGAGATTCTTTTAAAGATGCTGTTGCTGTTTTAAAAGATGTCGAGTTCTTTGGTGTTACAAACAATACCAGCTACAGGTATAAGATCATTATTGGTGGAACTCTAACTGGAGCTAACTTTGCTAATACGTCTAATGATTCTGCAATAGAATATGACACTACAGCTACAGCTATCACCGGTGGTAGAGATGCACAGATCGGTTATGTAAATGTGGCTGCAGGTTCTGGCGGCGCAGCAGTTAACTTATCTAGATCCGATCTCTTTGCGTATCAATTTGAAAGAGATCCTTTTGCTGCTAACAACATTGGTGTTACCATTACTCTTGCTGCTACTGGTGCAGCCAATGGCAACGACGCGGTCGGAGCCATGACATGGGAAGAAGTCACATGATCAAGTTCAAAGAATTCATAACAGAACGCGGAGAAGACACAAAAGGCCACAAGAGACCGACCGAAGACGGCGCTGGCTTGACTCGTAAGGGAGCTAAGGCGGCTGGCGTCAAGATGGCAGTCACTACTCCGCCTAGCAAACTAGATCCAGACGGCGAGGCAGCCAAAAGACGTAAGTCTTTCTGCGCTCGCATGAGCGGCATGCCCGGTCCTATGAAGGACGAGAAGGGCAGACCGACCCGTAAGGCCGCTTCCCTTAAGCGTTGGAACTGCTAAACTGATTTATTATAAATAGGTATACGGTCAAGGCTACGGCAAACCCGTTTAACAGATAAGCCTTAGGGAAACTCTGATGGAAAAGAATGATAAGACTAAGAAACCTAAACTACTAAAACCTGATCCGAAGCGTACTGGCAACTCGGTCACAGGCAAACCGCTCGATAAAGTCGTCGTCAATCCTCAGCTAGACGTAAAAGAGCAGAACGTGGATGACGTAGTCTTGACCTACATCATCGAGCTGAGAAAACAAATGAATGAAGAGCTAGAGGCAGAAGGCCTCATGGTAGAAGCTCTGAATATACAGCAACGACAGAAGCGTGCTATGATCATACGTCGTTGGGAAGGTAAGATTCAGAGAGCCAAAAAAATAGCTCAAAGAAAAATGGCTCCGCCACAAATCATCAAAAAGAGAGCATTTCAACTAGCCCGTCAGCGCGTGCGCATGAGAGTCGCCGGCCGCCGAGGCGCAGAGTATGCTACTCTTGGTCCTACAGAAAAAGAAGCGATAGATCGTCAGGTCGACAAGCGCGTTAAGCTGATCAAGAAGATCGCTCAGCGCTTGATTCCACGTGTCAAGGCAGCAGAGCAACGTAGGCTGCAGTCGTTCTTACACGGCACAAAGATGACAGGACCACAATCCGGATCGACGTCAATAACTTCAGAGTCATTTGACTTCTTGAACGATTTAGATCTGACCAACAACGATCAGCTCCTACCTCTCATTCATGATCTGGTAGCAGAGAGCGTAGATCCCAAGATTCGTGCACTCAAGCACAACTTCTCGGTTCACAGACTCGCAGAAAGCCTGTTGACGCCAGAAGACGACAAGATTCAAATCAGCGAAGCTGCCTATCGTTCGCTTCTCAAGAAAAGCGACAAGAGCGGTATCGACATGGATACCATCCTTCAAGTGTTCGAGCGTGGCTATCGTACAGAAGAAAATGAGACGTACGCTTTACAGAAAGCTTTTGCTCGTGTAAACTCTTTCTTAAATAAAGGTCGCACTTACTACACAGAAGATGCAGACCTACAACCTTCAGCCAAGCCAATGGTCGAGATGAGAAAGATCGACGGCAAGTGGCAGAAGGTCATTGTAGAAGGCAAGATCGAGACGCTTCCTGACAATCGGTCAGAAGTCGACAAGCTGTTCGAAAAGAATGGTCTGTGGGCAAACATCCATGCCAAGCGAGCGCGTGGAGAAAAGCCTCGTAAGCCAGGTTCGAAGGGTGCTCCTACCAAACAAGCTTTTAAAGACGCTTCGATGAAAGAGATGAATCTCGATCCGTATAAGCGTGAAGTCGGCACAGTAGACCTGACCAACACATATAAAGACGACACTCCTGGAGAACCAACCAAAGTTCGCCAAACGATCTATAACGTCCCGAGAAACGACAAAGGTAAGCGTTCGCCTACCAAGCAGCAAGAGATAGAGAAGAAGGTCACTTCTGAAAGCATCAACGAGTCTTTCAACATCGTGGCTGCTGCAGGCATCGGAACGACGTTGACCGCCGACGACATCGGTATTAAGTTTAAGCCGGCTTTCGAACATCATCCTGCGGTAATCAAAGAGATGAACAAGAGAAAGCAACTAGAAATTCAAGACGAAGAAGATGAGGGTGAAGAGTGATGGATGAATTAGTTCAACTGATGAAGAAGACTCTCGCAGAGTCTTTTGCCCTTTATCTGAAGGCGCACTATTTCCACTGGAACGTGGAAGGTCCGGACTTTCAACAGTTTCATGACTTCTTTGGTAACTTTTACGAGGAAGTTTACGGCGCCATCGATCCTATGGCTGAACAGATTCGTGCGCTAGATGCCTATGCACCGGGTTCATTAGAACGTTTCGGCGAGTTGTCGGGGATTACTGGTGAAAACACTGTCCCGTCTCCGCTGATGATGGTCTCTATTCTTAGAGCCGATAACGATACGCTGCGCAACACTCTTAAGCAGACACGCGACCTTGCTGACAGTATGGGTCTAAACGGTCTAGTCAACTTTCTAGAAGATCGTATGGATCAACACGCCAAGCATGCATGGATGCTTCGTTCTTACGGGAAGATCGTGTAATGGGATATCTCTCGGTCGAAAGCTCAATTAGACGCGTTATGGCTCGCATCGACGAGCGTACGCTGCGTCCTGAGCAAGAGACTGATCAGAACGACCAAGTAACGGTTGGCACATACACCACCAAGTCGTTTGAGATGTGCCCCATGGCACAGAAGCTGTACGCTGACTTGCCGCCTGACACAGACTTTGTCCCTGCAGAGATTACTGCCATTAACCTCGACAAGCTGTTTGATCTAGAAAGATCAGTACTGAATACGAAGATGGCTTCTCAGGACAACGTCAACAGAGCAGAGCAACTCGCATCTATCATCTTGCACAACGCAGAGCAGATGGGTCCAGGCATGTTGGAAAAGCATGGCTTTGTTAAGAACCATCTAGACGCTATTCGTGCTCAGCTTACTGACACGGGTCAACATCATCATCACATAGATCCTGAGGATCACTTGCATCCTTCAGACGATCCCAGATTTCGTGGCCCTCCCAAGACGTCTCATCCAGATCCTGCGAATGTACAGGGTGCAGGAGACAGGGACATAGATAATATCAAACGTTACTTGATCAGAAGATCACAGAAAGCTCAACGAAAAATTAAAATCATAGATGCGGACTAACGGAGAAAAACATGTTCAGCAAGAAATTAACAGATCAGTTTTCTAAGGGTCTTCTAGACGAAGTCAAGAAAACTTTGCAAAAGAAAGAAAAGGATGCGGCGGAATCGCTGAATACCTGCGAAGACTATCAGACTCCTGTCAAGGTCGCAGGAGATACTCGTCAGCGTCAGGCTACCATTCATGGAGCAAAGACGATCGGGACTCTAAAGAACAAAGTTGCATCGAAGTATAAGAAGGACGGTACTCTTTATAAGGAAGAGGAAGATCTACCTTGGAAAGAAGATCCAAAGAATCCTACACGTACAACCGGCACGCGTAAAGATGAGTATGGAAACACCATCAAGAACGTTGCCAAGCACCTTGCCAAAAAGGCTATGAAAGCCAACGAAGAGGTGGATCTTGACGAAGCTTCATCAAAGATCAAGTCGGGCAATCTTACATATGGTTATCACGGCTCAGTAGAAGCTTCTGGCGATGAAGATCGTGAGAAGAAGTACTCTGCCATGCATGCCAAGGTTAAGAAGCTTGTGAGTTCAAAAGGTCATCTGCAAGATGCCAAGAAGCCCAACGTAATGGTCAAGCACTTCCTCGACTCAGCTCACGGTCGTCACATTGCTGGCGAGCCGACAGACAGCAACATCACGTCCCGTTTCGCCCACTTCAAGAAGACTTATAAGTCCGAAAACTTCAAAGAAGAAGTAGAGCACAACAACTGCGGCACTCCTGAGTGTTGCGGCGAGTGCAATGATGTGGTAGAAGTAGCTCCTCCCGGTAAAAAGTTTGAGCGTATGGTCAAGCACATCAAGAAGGGTTACTCGAAGGGCGGACTGACCGATCAAGAAAGATCGATCGCCTACGCCACTGCTTGGAAAGCCAAAAAGGCTAATGAAGACATTGAGATCATCGAAGGCATCATGCATAATAGATATGAACGCAATCACGGCAAGAAGGCACGCGGCACTGGATCATGGGCTTTTACTACAAAGCTCTACGGTTCACCGAAAGAACACGAGATGCATTTTTCCTCAGGCGAAAAAACTTTAAGGGATGCACATGCCGAGGCAGCTAAAAAGCTAGGTACAAAACATCTTTATGTTATGGAAGAAGTCGAGCAGATCGACGAGCTCTCAAAGACAACCTTACGTAATGCTGGCGGTAGAATGCTGCGTAAAGGACTAGAAGGCGGTAAAGACGCAGACAGGCACATGAAGTCTGCAAATCTTGCTTCTGCAAAACTCTATCCCGATCAATATAAGAATTCACCGCTAAAAGCAAAAGTCAATGCCACTGAAGAAGTTGAAGAGCTAGACGAGATCTCAGCCGTAGCAAAGGATGCATATGTCAAGAAGGCAGTACCGCAAGTACACAAATATTGGCACAAGAGCAATGTAGATGCTGATGCAGCACGCAAGTACTATAACCGTAAGAACACCATTTGTAAGATTGCCAATGAAGAAGTCGAGCAGATCGACGAGCTCTCAAAGAACAAACAGTATATTGAAATAACCCATCTTCTCGGCCATAAAAAGAAAGTACCTGTACACCCAACCAATGCATATAAAGCATTAAATCACTATCGTGGATTAGTTTCTACTAAGAGTGCACGTATTGTTTCAGAAGAGCTTGATGAATCGTTCCTTACTCCTCAGGCACATGCTGAACTTAAGAACATGCCAAAAGATGCAGTCAAGCGTCATCTTGATACATACATGACCACACACAAGATGTTCAAGAAGAATGGTAGTCACGCTCTTGCAGCTGCAGCCATGGGCGCAGCCAATGAAATCAAGCGCAAGTATATGAGTGAAGAAGCTGAGCAGATCGACGAGATCTCTGCAAAGACGAAAACTGAGTACGCTAAGAAAGCTTCATCATACATCATGAACAAAGCTCACAGCATGAATCCTGACGAAGTAAAGAAATGGAATCGCCGTCAGAAGGGCATGAGCATGCTGAAGAAAGAAGAAGCTGAGCAGATCGACGAGATTTCAGACAAATTGCGCAAGAGCTATCACGCTATGGCCCGCGGCGATGAGGAAGAAGCTCGTGGCGAACTAAAGCACGATCTTGGAAACAAAGAAGATAACAAGCAGTTCCATGCGCAGGCAGCTGAACGCGTTCGTAAGCGCTCTGTTGGTCTAAAGCTTGCTTCTAAGGGAATGAATCAACCTTACAAGGAAGAGTTCGAGCAGTTTGAGCAGGATGCCGTGAACCTTTCAGCTGAAGAGTTCGAAGCCAAGTGGCTTACTCCTCAGGTCAATGAGCTGGACGAGGCATTCGAAGAGTTGGTCGAAGGTCGGCCGAAGATCATGATCCAGCATCCATGGAACAAGGATCGTAAGCTCCATCCTGTCAAAGACAAAGAGCTGATCTCGAAGCTTCGTGCTAAAGGATACACCAATCTCGGTGATCGCCCTTCTAGCGAGAATCCTATCAATCAGCTACGTAAGGCTTCTACTAGCATGACAGGTGGTCATCATGTAACTCTTCATACTGGAGAGAAGCATCATGTCACAGGAGTTCAAGCAGCCCGCATCCTCGACAAGCACGCTGGTATGAAGACAGCCAAAGAAAAGCTGGACTATCAAGACAAGCTGCGCGAAAAAGAATTCTTGCAGAAAGAGGCAGGACAGTAATGGCTATCAATGCATCTAAGATAATAGTCAAAGGTCGAGAAGTCGAAGAAAAGACTTCTGGTCTCGAATCTATTCATCAAAAGATCGCAAAAGAAAAGCTTAGAATTGAAAGAGAGAAGCGCGCGCAAGAGATAGAAGCTCGAATAGCTGCTCGTAATGCTCCTCAAGAAAACTTAAAAATGTTTAAGAATTCTTCAGAAGAAACTAAAACTACCTTCATTATAGACCGAGATTCTGATTACTTGACTGATATTATTAAATAAATAAATAAGAACATCGAGCCTTAACAGGAGAAAACTAATGGCCCAGTGGGGAAAAACAGACGATGCTGCGAATTCGGTCCTTTGGGCCACTACAGCAGTGAACTTAACACCTAATACGACCAACCAGACTAATCTGTTTGGTAACACGACCGTGCAAGCGTTCAAGAACAACAATGTTGCAATGAACAAAGGCGTCGGTCAATTTGGTCTTGATGCTACAGAAATTCGTGTCAGCGGCAACGCGGCGGTTCAACAGTACATCATCACCTTCGCAGGTTCTGGCTATGCGGCAAACGCAGCTGTCACAGTAGCCAATACATCTGGTGGTGCTAACACGGTTCTTGCAAACTCGACAGTCGCTACTGGTCGTGTCACAGCTGTGACAGCAAACGTAACGGTGGGCGGATACACGTCTGTTCCATCTGTAACGATAGCTGCTCCTGCTGCGATCAACATCACAGCCAACTCGACTGGTTTCAGCAACACGGCGGACACACTTCTCATCTCGACAGCCAACTCGAAGTTGCTGGTGGGTGATAAGGTATACTACACTGTGCCGACAAATAACACAGCTATCGCTCCGCTGACAGGCAACTCTTACTACTACGTAGTAGCTGCCAACACTACGTCGGTCAAGATCTCAGCTACCAAGGGTGGTACAGCTATCGATCTTACAGACGCTCGTGTTACAAACCCAGGCGAAACTCATACCTTGACTGGAGAGACAGCTACAGCTGTGGCTATTCTCACAGAGCGTGGCTATACCAAGGGCGCTGCTCACACTGGCTGGCTACTTCGCACAGTCGGTACTGGCGGTCGCGCTGGTCGTGTACAGTATGAGACGCTCGTTGCATTCGGCGGCAACTTCACAAACGACGCGACTGACGATAAGACTCTACCAGACGCGTAAGGATATAACATATGTCAGATCGTGCCAAGAAAATATCTGAACTGACATCTATTGGAACCGCCAACAACTCGATTGCTAGCGGAGACCTCTTCCCATTGGTGGATGTCTCCGCTAACTCGACCAAGTCTGCCACTCTGGCGACTATTCGTAAAGCAGTCGTTCAAGGCCCATTTGCTGATGATGCTGCCGCAAACACAGCAGGCGTTCTATTAGGTCAACTATACTACACAGCGGCAGGAGTCGTCAAAGTACGAATTACATAATGATAGATGATAAAGTAGATGAGACCAACTTTGTATTGTATGCTGCAAAACACTATGATAATCCAGAGTGCTTTGACACGCTAGAGTTTTACGAAGATTTAAAACGTATAAAGTATATCAAGAGACACTTTAACAAGTATGTAGAGACTGGTGAATTAAAAGAGAGACTAATCCTCAATCACTTGATTATCTTGTATAACGTGTTCGGCAATTCTGCTACAAAGTTATTGTTATTTAGACTTAAGAACTATCATCAATACTTAAAACCATTCTTGGTATTTTTAGGTCGAATGCCAGAAACTGTTACAGGAATTGGGTTTCAAAACGAGACGATTATCAGTAGTGAAATACCTCTAGACCAATATATCGTAGACGTTCTTAGGAAGATCTGATGGACAAAGTAGACAAGCACAAGGAGTCTGGATTACCGAAGCCATATGTCGGTAAGCTCAGCGCTTCTACTGCAAAAGCTAGAAAAGCCCATTGGAAGAAGATGAGTAAGTACTCTGATCGCGATCCTCGTGCATATGAACCTGCGCCAGGGGATGCTAGAGCAAAAACTAGACCAAGCAAGGCTACCATAGAAGTTAGAAAAATGATGAAAGAGCAAGAAGTAGAGATTCCTGATGCTGTCAACAAGAAACTGAAAAAATTTGTTGGTCAGCTCGACAAGTCTGTCAAGACTCACGCCAAGCAAAGAGACGTGTTGAAAAGTCTTTCTAAAAAAGATAAGAAAGACGAAGTCAATGAGGCAGACTCTTCTTTATCCGCAAAGGCCAAGAAGACAGGCATCTCGCTATCTACACTCAAGACGGTGTATAAGCGAGGAGTTGCAGCATGGAATTCTGGTCACAGACCAGGAACTACGCCTCAGCAATGGGGTCACGCTCGTGTAAATGCTTACATTCGTAAAGGCAAAGGTACGTATCATGGTGCCGACAAGGACTTAAGAGAGATGGCTGAAGCAAAAGATTCAAGAGAATATGGATACGAAGGCGAGATGGTCATGTCTCAGCTCAAGGGCATCATGATGCATGCGGACAAGATGCATGGTATGCTTAAGCCCGACACAGACCTTCCTGAATGGGTCCAATCGAAGATCACTCTAGCTTACGACTATCTTCAGACGGCTACAGATTATATGAGCACAGAGCTGAGCGAAGCTCGTGCACCTGGAAAACCCAGCATAAAGCGCTATACACGTTCAGATGGAACCACTGCGCTCAAGTCTCTGAGCAAGTGGGGTCAAAGAAAAGATTGGCGAGACACTGAAGGTGGGCTGGCCAAGGCCAAAGCTCATGCCAAGGTAGACAAGGTAGACGAAGAAATGGGCGCTGCTGGTGGGGTTCCTACCAACAACATGTCTTCGGGAGCTGTTGCAGATCCAAAGAACAAGAAGCTATTTGGCAAACCAATCAAGAGATTCAAGCCATTTACGACTGGAAAATAATATGCTCGGTATGATCCCACTCCCATATAAATTATTAGCGGCTGCCGCAATCATTGTGGGTGTATTCGTGTTTGGGTACATGAAGGGATCTGCATACGCTGAAGCAGAGCTGGCTAGATTTGCAGCTGAAAAGTCTGAACAGATCGCCGAGCTCGAAAAGAAGAACGCAGAGATCAGTAACAACGTAGTCACAGAATACGTTGATAGAGTCAACACTATTAGGGAAAAAGAATATGTCTATCGTGACATCGCTCAAAACAGTGTGCCTAGTCAGTCTGTTATGTCTAACGGCTGGGTGTACACGCACGACATTAGTGCCACATCCAGTGATGCCGACGCCTCCAGAGCTTCTGATGCGTCCCCCTCAGGAGTTACGGACACTCAAGCCCTCCTCGGAATCATCGGCAACTACAACAGATGCCTGCAAAACAGTCAACAACTTACAAGTTTGCAACAATGGATCAATGACAATAAGCGCGCCGTAGATGAGATGGCAGAAGAAAAGAAAAACAAATGACACCGAGAGAAGACGACAACGAGTATAGCCTTACTCAGGTCGGAGACCTAAATAGCAAGAAAGCCTATGCTAGCATGGCAGCTATGGCTCTGCAGAGGTTCTCGAGCGCCAAAGATCCAAACAAGACAGGAGTCTTGATGGTTCTGGCCGCTTTGGTGATAATGAACATGAGTAACGGGAATGATTTGCTCATGCAAACTGCGCGTAGATTGATTTCTAACGCACTATCGAGAGGAACGGGGAAGGTATAACATGTTAAAGAATCTATGGGAAAAGATCAAAGCGATTTTTGATTTAAACAATGACGGTCGCATTACAGCAGAAGACGCAGCTGTAGCTCAAGCAGTTGCAGAAGCTAAGATCAAAGATGCTAATAGGATCATCAACGAAGCTAAAGCAGAAACCAAGCGTCGTGCTAAGCGTGTTAAAGAAGAGCTAGTAGATATCAAGGAAGCTGCAGCAGAAGTAGTTGATCAGGCAGCAGACGTAGTCGACGCAGTCAAAGGCAAGAATCGGCCGGGTCGTAAAAAGAAATAAATAAAAATGTTATTTGATGGTTGATTCATTATGATAACAGAAATCGGAGTCAATCATGAACTACTTAGCTAAAATGCTAGGCGATGCAGCAGGCGTCCCATCCACCAAGAGAGTGGTTACCGTCCTGTGCGCCTTTCTTGTCATGGTGGGTTATGTCGCCAATCTATTTTGGGACTACAACGTCGACGACAATCTAATCGATGCTGTCATGATGATCGTCATCGCAGGGTTTGGTTTTACTGGTGTAGAGAAGTTTGCTCCTAGAAAACCAGTGGATCCAATCGAATAAAATGGTCGCTGACGTTCAGAAAATCAAAGAAGACGTTACTGACTTGCAACAAGATATGGCTAAGGTCGGTCTACTCGTAGACCGCCTCGACTCTACTCTTGAAAAGTTGACAGACATTTCTACTGGAGTTTCGAAACTTCTGGCCGTCCATGAAGCCAAACTAACGAGTCAAGAGATTCTAACAAAGAGCACCATTGATCTAGTTGAAAGTAGAAGGGTGGAAAACGATAATAAGATACAGCAGCTTCATGGTCGCATCTCTTCAGGTGAAAAACAAATGTCAGAAAAGATAGACAAGCAATACGACGATATCATGAAAGAGATCAAAGAGCTCCGTGTAGAGTCTACCAAGCAACACGAGAGCCTGAGTACTCGCATAACTACTTTGGAAAAGCTGATCTGGATCGCCGTGGGCGGGGCAGCAATTATCAGCTACGTGATCGGTCAAATTAATTTCTCAAGTCTCTTCTAAAAACATTTACATCTTCAGCTCCTAGGCGTATAATGAGTTATCGTCATTGGAGTAGATATGAATTGGCTCGATACAAAATACAGTAATCTTCTCTCGGCCCGCCTCGACAGATTTAAGAGGGTGGGCGGCAACTTCAACTTCCGTTGCCCTATCTGCGGAGATTCAAAGAAAAACCAGTCCAAGGCTCGCGGTTGGATCCTATCTAACGGCGACAAGACTCGGTTCTACTGTCACAACTGCAACGCATCGATGCGGTTCTCTAAGTTTCTCTATACACTCGACCCGATCCTTCATAAGGAGTATACGCTCGAGTTTATGGCAGAAAATGGAGGGACGCGGCACGTCTCTGTGCCTCCGCCGAAGAAGACTCCTATCAAGTATGCAGACATCAAGATCCTCAAGTCGCTGCGTAAGGTATCTCAGCTCGAAGTCGGGCATCCTGTCAAGGCATACGTCGAGAAGCGAGCGATCCCTTCTAACATGCACTACAAGCTCTACTTCGCTCCTAAGTTTAAGAAGTGGGTCAACTCGGTTCGTTCTGACAAGTATGTGGACATTACAAAGGATGAGCCTCGTCTGGTGATCCCTATGCTGGACAAGGACGGAGAGATCATCGGGTTTCAGGGCAGATCGTTCAAGAAAGACGATCCACTCAAGTACATTACCATAATCGTCGACGAGAGTAAACCTAAATTGTTTGGTCTCGATGCCGTGGATCCTGACAAGACTGTATACGTGTTCGAAGGTCCCATCGACGCCATGTTTATTCCAAACAGCCTGGCCTCGTGCGGCGGTAAGATAGAAAATGAGATAAAAAGATGTACTTTTATCGATACTGGTAATACAGTAGTGGTATACGACAACGAACCTCGCAGCAAAGACACCGTCAAGAAGATCGAAGCGGCCATAGCAAATAAGTATAATGTGTGTATTTGGCCTGACGGCCTAGTGTACAAGGACATCAACGACATGGTAATGGCGGGAATGAGTCCTGACACTATCAGACAGATGATCGATCAGAATACCTACAAAGATTTGCAGGCCAAGATGCGCTTGGCCGTATGGAGAAAAGATTCATGAGCGAAGCCATCACCAATGCCATCATGAAAATACCTGAGACGATTCAAGATGAGATCTATTGGGTATGTTATAACTACGACATGATTGAAAAGAACCGAGCAATGATCGTCGAACTTCGAGGAGAAGAGTTTGCTTCTCGCGTCACAGTCATTGCAGCAAACAGTGTCAACTCGCTACACCAAGAAAGCCTCAATCCGAGGAAGGTGTATTACAGTCCTGACTTCTTTGCGCATCGTGGAAATGGAGCAAACTAATGACAGAGCCAGTAACAAATGAATACGGCGTGGAGTTTGATCAGATCGAAATTACCAAACTCCGCATCTTTAGAACAGACGGTCAATGGTTGGTAGAGTATCGCCGCAAGCCTCGTTGGATCTTGGGCCTCGATCGCTGGTGGTGGTTCAACGACGGCAAGTACGTCGACTACACGGATGCTCGCGAACGTGTAGAGTTTCTGCGCACTGCCAAGTTCGTGTCCAAGACTCGGTTCCAGACAGTAAAGACTTTTGAGGTAGAGTAATGAAGGTCATCATTGCAGGTTCTCGTAACATCGAAGACTATGCTCTCGTCGTAAAAACCATTCAAAGTTCTGGATACGACATCACAGAAGTCGTCACAGGTTGTGCTGTCGGAGTAGATAGACTCGGCGAACAGTGGGCAAGAACTAATAATATTCCTATCAAGGAGATGCCTGCTAACTGGAACAGCCACGGCAACAGCGCAGGTCCAATTCGTAATCGAGACATGGCGATCTATGCAGACGCAGCCATCATTATCTGGGATGGAGAATCTCGCGGCACTCGTAACATGATCGAGAACATGATTCGACGTAAGAAGCCCTATCACATCGGCATGACATCAGCAACTCTAGAGGATTTTATTTAATGCCTGAGGAATATTTTGATCTAGTTAATTTGTTTTGGTCTGATGAAGTTATCATGAATGGTCGTCTAGCAGGAGGCAAAATTGTCAAGCAAACATTGACTAAGTCCCAACTCTCTGAAGTAGAGAGTCTACAAGCTGCACATGATATTGAACTACAGCGTCTTTTGAGGAGTTTTGTAAGTGACTGAAAATCAGAAGAAAATGCTATTTTATATTGAAATTATTCGACGTCGGGAAAAAACTCTACTTGAAACTACCGAATCTGATAAAAAGCCGGTGGGTGATCAGCTGATGAAATTATTTTTCGACGAGATCGGTGAGCCAGAGTTATTTGAGCCTCTTATGTATGGAGTTATTAAGTGAGTGAAGTAAATCTAATCGGTCTTACTAAGCCTAGCGCCTATACTGGTTGTGCTACTGCAAATGAACTGGTGGCATGGAGTGCTCGTGTATCCAACCCATCAAATCAAAACAATACCGCCACTGCATCTAAGCTTGTGCAGTATCTCATCAAGAACCAGCACTGGTCACCTTTGGAGATGGTTCATGTCTCAATGGAAATCAAGACCACCCGAGATATCGCCCGCCAGATCTTGCGGCATCGTTCTTTCTCATTCCAAGAGTACAGTCAGCGTTACGCTGATCCAACCAAGGATCTTGGATTTGTTAGACGGGAAGCCAGACTGCAAGATGCCAAGAATCGACAGAATTCGGTCGAACTGACTCCAGATGAAAACCGACTGGCCGAAGAGTGGAATGTAGTCCAGCAGCAAGCTATCAATGCAGCGCAGTTTGCATATCAGTGGGCCACAGAGCGCGGCATCGCCAAGGAGCAAGCTCGAGCTGTTCTTCCTGAGGGTAACACTGAGTCGGTCATGATCATGAGCGGATCGCTTCGATCGTGGGTTCACTACTGTCAGCTTCGTACGGATAAGGCCACACAGAAGGAACATCGCATCGTAGCCGAGCAGTGCTGGAAAATTATCATGCAACATTTCCCAGATATCCGTGATGCAGTTGCAGAGATTGCAATGTGGAAAGACTTCGAAAGTAAACTTCCATGAAATCATGGAAACGAATTTGGTTCAAAGCGCTAGGAGAGAAGGCATCGGACTGTGACAATGAATCTGATCGAGTTGCCTGGGTTCGAACATTTTTAATTATACAAGCAGTAATCACGAACATTTTTATTGTCGCAAACGCTATAAGGCACTGGTGAAATATGAAACTGATAGTCAAAGAAAATGAAGACGGAGAGTTATATATAGAATTACCTCCTGAACTTCTAGAAAAAATGGGATGGGATGAAGGCACCAACATGGTCTTTATCGTTGAAACTGACGGAACTATTATTTTAAGAGAGAGCAGAGAGAATGATTCAAGTAACCAAGCGTGATGGAACTAAAGAACCACTAGACATCAATAAGTTCCATAAGGTTGCTTCTCATGCTTGCGAAGGCCTGACTGGTGTATCAGTATCAGATCTAGAAATAAAGACTCACATTCAGTTTTATAACGGCATCAAGTCTTCTGACATTCAGGAGACTCTGATCAAGGCTGCTGCTGACTTGATTTCCGAAGAGAACCCCAACTATCAGTACGTTGCTGGTCGTCTGATCAACTACCACCTTCGTAAAGAAGTGTATGGTCAGTATGAACCAATGTCTCTGATCACACACTACTTTGAAGTAGCTACTGCTGGTTACTATGACTGGGCGATCTATGATGCATATTCTCCCGAAGAGTGGCAGGAACTCGATCGGTACATCGACCATGACCGCGATAACCTGTTAACTTATGCTGCCATGGAACAGTTTCGTGGCAAGTATCTCATCAAAAATCGCGTCACAGGTAAATACTATGAGACGCCTCAGATGGCGTTCATGCTCATTGCTATGACGTTGTTTCAGAACTATAAGAAAGATCGTATTAAGTGGGTAAAGGATTTGTATGATGCTATCAGTACATTTGATATTAGCCTTCCTACTCCTATCATGGCAGGAGTTCGGTCCCCTCAACGTCAGTTTAGCTCGTGTGTACTTATCGAGACTGACGACTCATTGGATTCCATAAATGCAACATCCTCCTCGATCGTCAAGTACGTTAGTCAGAAAGCTGGAATTGGGATTGGTGCTGGTCGTATTAGGGCTATTGGATCTCCTATTCGCTATGGTGATGCTAGTCACACTGGCGTTATTCCTTTTTGGAAGCATTTTCAATCTGCTGTTAAGAGCTGTAGCCAAGGCGGTGTCCGAGGTGGAGCGGCGACACTCTATTATCCCATCTGGCATTACGAAGTGGAAGATCTTCTTGTCCTGAAGAACAACAAAGGCACTGAAGACAATCGCATACGTCATCTAGACTATGGCGTTCAGTTCAATAAGGTGATGTATGAAAGACTTTTGGCTGGAGGTAATATCACCCTCTTCTCACCTCATGATTGCCCGGATCTCTACGAAGCGTTCTTTCGAGATGTTGATGCGTTCCGTACACTCTATGAGAAGTATGAGAGAAGCACAAAGATCAGAAAGAAAGTCGTCCCAGCCATCGATCTATTTAGTGCATTCGTCACCGAACGTAAGGATACTGGACGAATCTATCTGATGAATGTTGATCATGCCAACGATCATGGCTCGTTTGATAAGGACAAGGCGCTTATCAAGATGTCTAATCTCTGTTGCGAGATCACACTGCCTACAACTCCACTAAAGGATGTTCATGATGAAGATGGAGAGATTTCACTCTGTACACTTGCAGCCATCAACTGGGGCAAAATCAAGAAGCCTAGTGACTTTGAGAAGCCGTGTACGATTGCCGTTAGAGCACTCGACGCGCTCCTCGATTACCAAAGTTACCCGATTCGAGCTGCCCAATTGGGTACTATGGCTCGCCGCCCTCTTGGAATTGGCATTATTAATTTCGCCTATTGGTTGGCTAAGAATGATAGCACTTATTCCAATCCTAACCTTGATCTGGTTCATGAATACGCCGAGGCTTGGTCCTATTACTTGATCAAAGCTTCAGTAGATCTGGCAGAAGAGACGAAGCCGTGTCCTAAGTTCGTCGACACTAAGTATGGCTCTGGCATTATGCCGATTGATACTTACAAGAAAGAAGTAGACGAGCTAGTCGCTCCAGAATATAAGATGGATTGGGATGCTCTGGCGTTTCGAGCTAATCAATGGGGTATTCGCAACTCCACGTTGATGGCTCTGATGCCTTCAGAAACTTCTGCCCAGATCAGTAACTCGACCAACGGCATCGAACCTCCTCGTGCACTCGTCTCGATCAAGCAATCGAAGGACGGAGTCATGAAGCAGGTGGTGCCTGAGCTCAAGCGTCTTAAGAACAAGTACGAGTTGCTTTGGGATCAACCTTCTCCCGAAGGGTATCTCAAGATCATGGCAGTCTTGCAGAAGTTTATCGACCAGGCTATCTCGGTCAACACGTCATATAATCCTCGTCACTATGAAGACGAGAAGATCCCGATGTCTGAGATGCTTAAGCACATTCTGATGCACTATAAGTATGGAGGCAAGACTCTGTACTACTTCAACACGTTCGATGGTTCTGGTGAGATGAAGATCGAAGAACCTCTTGCTGTTGGGCAAATTAGTCAAGATGACTGCGATTCATGCACGATCTAGTTACCGATAAGATTCGTATCAACAACGATTCTTGGGACGACATCGGAAAGATATATAGAGTTCTGCAGTACTCGCGAAGAGAAGATAGTACGGCTGTAGAGTTAGTATTAGAATATCGGGGCAATCGTTTTAGACGCACTGTCGCTTATCACTCTATCGAATGGGTCTATTAATTAAATGCTTTACACCGGTTCTGGTAATATTCCACACCACATATACTGTTATGTAGACTCTTCTTTTATTAGAAAAAACGCTAAACCAAATACATTTGAATCGTGTATTTGGTTTGCTTTACATGCAAAAGCAGGACATTCGTGGGGATGTCATGTAATGTTAGAATGTGGAGCAGTCTATCGGGGAGTTCCTCCGCATGCCATAGCTTTCTCTGAGAATCCTGAACCCGAATGGTCTCTACTCGACTGTCAGATTTGGGATTGTTACGGCGATCAGTTTTCTGTAGTCAAGTACGACTACTTAAACGGACAGAGGGCAGAGGTAAAAAATGGTAATCATATGGGCAGATACTTGTTTACAGTAGTGCCCATGTATGATGGATTCACTCAAGATCCATCTCAGTCTAAAGAGTTTATGTTTTTACAGCTAGACAATGGACGACTATCGATAATGCCGACCAATGAGATGAGATTCCACGACAAGTCATATACAGAAGGCGATTGGCCAAAGGATCTTAAATTGAATACAAGTATCTGGAGAGTTGAATGACCGTATTCAATACAAATAAGTTTGATGCAACTGAGCAAAAGTGTTTCTTTGGAGAATCCGTCAATATAGCTCGCTATGACAAGCAGCGTCACTCTATTTTTGAAAAACTTACTGAGAAACAACTCGGCTTCTTCTGGCGTCCAGAAGAGGTCGATCTGTCTCGCGACAGTAAGGACTTTAAGGCATTAACAGACCATGAAAAACACATCTTCACATCGAATCTCAAACGTCAGATCCTTCTTGATAGCGTGCAGGGTCGAGCCCCTTCTATGGCTTTTCTTCCTGTGTGTTCGATACCTGAGCTTGAAACCTGGATCCAGACGTGGGCATTTTTTGAGACGATACATTCTCGGTCCTACACTCACATCATTCGTAACGTCTACAACGACCCGTCGAAAGTCTTCGACGAGATGCTCGATCTTCCGGAAATCGTAGACTGCGCACAGGACATTAGCAAGTATTACGATCGTCTGATCACACATAACAATCAGCGCTCGTTGTTTGGTGGAAACAAGAAAGATACGTATCATCATAAGCGGGCTCTTTGGCTCTGTCTCAATGCGGTGAATGCGCTCGAAGGAGTACGGTTCTATGTCTCGTTTGCATGCTCATGGGCTTTCGCCGAAGTCAAGAAGATGGAGGGAAATGCTAAGATCATCAAACTCATTGCACGGGACGAGAACGTTCACCTTGCCTCAACTCAGCAGCTCCTCAAGATTCTTCCAAAAGAAGATCCAGACTTTGAACAGATTCGGGAAGATACACGGGATGAGTGTATTGATATGTTTTACAAAGTGGTCGACCAAGAAAAGGCTTGGGCGAGTTATCTATTCAAGGACGGATCGATGATCGGTCTGAACGAACAGCTGCTCGCTGAATACGTAGATCATATCGCTGCCAAGAGAATGGGAGCAGTAGGCTTGAACGGTAAGCCAGGTGCAAATCCGTTGCCGTGGACACAGAAGTGGATCAGCGGCTCTGATGTTCAAGTGGCACCACAGGAAACCGAGATCACTAGCTATGTCATCGGCGGTGTCAAAAAAGATGTCGATGCAGATACATTCAGGGGATTCTCGCTATGAGAAACAAAAAGATTAGGAGAACCTAACAATGGATTGGATCACGTGTTCAAGCTGTGAAGAAGAGTTCAGAGTGATCTCTGATGCAGATCTACCCACTTCTTTTTGTCCATTCTGCGGTGAAGAGATGCTTATTGAAGAAGAAGCAGTTTACGATTGGGAGTCTGTAGATAACACCAGACTATAATAAATAGATCTTTCTACCGGAAAGATACTATGACTTGGTTGATAGAAGATAAAGAATTTGAAAATGTTGACGACTATTACGGCTTTGTTTACGAAATAACGTGTACAGTCAACGGAAAAAAGTATATAGGTAGAAAATACCTAACCAAAGCCGGATACAAACAAGTACGAGGCAAACGTAAAAAAATCCGTGTTGAATCGGATTGGAAAGACTATTACGGTTCGTCGCCTTCTCTGAGAGAAGATGTCGAAAAGTACGGTACAGACAAGTTCGTGAGGCGTATTCTTAGACTATGTAAAACAAGAGGCGAATGCAACTACTACGAGATGAAGTATATGTTCGAAGTAGATGCGATCCTTGATGAGGACTACTATAACAGTTGGGCAGCTGTAAAAGTACAGACGAGTCACGTGAAAGCCCTTTGTTTTAAAAAGAATATCGATAACAATACGGAGATTTTATGAAGTGTCTAAGATTCTTGAGCACAAACATCTTATAGTCCGGGCGACTCTAAACAATCCTCCCAAAAGCCCAGAGATGATTCAGGACTGGATGAGTAATCTTGTCAAGACCATCGGAATGAAGATTTTGATGGGGCCATACGCCGTCTACTCTGCGATGCCGGGAAATCAAGGACTCACAGCAGTCACTATCATCGAGACATCACACATCGCGTTGCATATCTGGGACGAAGAAGATCCTGGCCTGATGCAACTGGACGTGTACACATGCTCGACTCTCAACATCCAAGATGTATTTTCTGCTATAATGCAGTTCGAGCCAGTCCGGGTCGAGTATAAGTATATAGACAGAGAACATGATCTGACTCTTATCAACAAAGGCATATTAACGTGAAGGAGATATATTATGCCATGGCCATCAAAAAATAGACCGCGCAAAGGGCGCCGCAAGATCGGCTCTACAAAGCGTAAGGCTCGTGCAGCTCGTAAGAAGTGAGGACTTAATTAATGGGTAAGAAGAGAACACGTACGTCGCAGACATCCAAAGGTGAACGTCGTTCTATCGTGAACGGAGTTAAAGAGGTTCGTCAGAGTCGTACAGAGCTAGATAAGTATCTAACCAAGCTTGAAGCATGGCGCCGGGGTAAGAACCCATGGTTATCCATTCCCAATCCCTCAAGAGGCACTAATCAACCTTTTATCAGAGTGAGATCAAATGCCTATTGGGGCGATCCTAACAAATCTTATAGCATTTACAAGAGTAAAGAGAGTGAGTAAGATCATTGTCTATACCAAAGAAAACTGTCCGTATTGTGATGCGGCCAAGAATCTTTTGACACAAAAGGGTTTACAATACACTCAAGTTGGTATAGGATCAGATATTACGCGAGAAGATTTCGTGAGTATCTTTCCTAACGTGCGTAGTGTCCCATTTATTATTATTGACGGAGTGAACATCGGTGGATTTGACAAACTTACAGAATGGTTCGAACCAAGCGTCGAGCGAGACATCGTGGAGGAATACTTTTCTCCGAGACCAGCTGAAGACTAAGGTCCTCAAGGTCAACTTTATCAAGAAAGACGGGACTGTGCGAGATATGCTCTGCACCCTCAATCCCGATCTCCTGCCTGCACAGATAGATATAGAAGAGTCGGTGCAGAAGAAGACTCAAAATCCTGACATCTTGGCCGTATACGACCTCGAGAAGGAGGGTTGGCGCTCATTTCGCTACGACTCTGTAATCGGGTTTTCGGAGACTGATAGATGATCTATGTGGTCGACATCGACGACACCATCTGCACTTCGTTTACTGGCGAAGATGGATCTCGTCAGTACGACAAGGCAGAACCTTTGCCCGGTCGCATCGAAGCAATCAACAAGCTACACGATGCAGGAGAGACCATCATCTATTGGACTGCACGTGGCTCTTCGACTGGCCTCGATTGGGCTGAGTTGACAAAAAATCAACTTGACTCATGGGGATGCAAGTATAAAGAGCTGTGGATGGGCAAGCCATCTTATGATATTTGGATCGACGATAAAGCCATCAATTCTGATATGTATTTTACTGGAGCATTGCAATGAAAGACCTTAAGAACCAAGACTTGATCGAGTTCAATGAACTTAATCAAGACTCGCAAGGTGGCACTGAGCTGACCACACGAGCCCTCTTCAACCGTCTTACGCGTGAAGAACTAGAAGGCGTACAGATCATCTCGTCTCGCGTACGCGAGCTACACGATGACAAGATTAAGATCTACCATCTTCATGATCTGGCCATGGATCCTGAGTGCAAGCATCTCAAGGAAAAGGACAGTCGGGCCCGCTTCGATAAGCTGGTATTCTCTTCTAACTGGCAGTATCAGCACTATCGCGATTTCCTCGGAGTCCCGTACAGTGCACAGAGTTGCGTGATCGAGACTGGCATCGATCCTATTCCGTTCGATCCTGTCGAGAAGAACAAGAAGGACACCATTCGTCTTATCTACACTTCGACGCCGCATCGCGGCCTTGAGATCTTGGTGCCAGTGTTTATGTCTCTCTGTAAGAAGTATGACAACATCGAGCTGGATGTTTATTCCTCATTCGGCATCTATGGTCCTAAGTGGGAGCAGCGTGATGCCCAGTTTGAGTCGCTCTTCAAGGCATGCCGCGATCATCCTAAGATCAACTACTACGGATGGCAGCCTAACGAAGTGGTTCGTGAAGCTTATCAGAAGGCACACATCTTTGCATATCCATGTATTTGGCCTGAGACTTCGTGTCGTTCACTGATTGAAGCCATGAGTGCTGGTTGCGTTGCGGTCCATCCTAACTTCTCAGCTCTGACCGATACTTCTGCTGGTCTGACTGTGCAGTATGATGGCGATCATACGGATCCCAACATGCACGCCAACATCTTTGCTCATAACCTGATGTACACCATCGAGAACGTCATGAACAACGACATGACCAACATGCTCGGGTTCATCAAAGCATACACCGACAATCGCTTCGGTTGGGACAAGATCTCGCTTCGCTGGAAGGCGCTGATCAACTCGCTCAAGGCAGATAAGGCACGCAGGGAAGCAACGAATGATTCTGTCAAAAGCGCCGCTTAGAATTAGTTTCTTCGGAGGTGGGTCGGACATTCCGGCCCACTTCATGCAATGGGGTGGAGCTACCATTTCCATGGCCATTGATCGCTACGTCTATGTAGCTGTCATGTACACTCCTCAGAATCATATCAAAGTCTCTTATTCAAAACAAGAGTGCGTGACTGACGTAGAAGATCTCCAGAACGAGATCGTCAAGAACGTTCTGAAGTACTTCAACATTCGATCTAACATCGAGATCACATCTTTCGCAGACATTCCCACGATCGGTACAGGTCTTGGTGGATCGTCTGCCTTTACTTGTGCACTGATCAGGGCCATTACAGAATACATTGGAATGGGAGATGTGTACAATCAACTCGACGTAGCCGAACTAGCATGTCATATTGAATTAGACATGTGTGAATGGAAGATCGGTAAGCAAGATCAGTATGCGTCTGCTCTTGGTGGAATGAACTATATCAAGTATAGTAATGAAGGCAACATTAGAGTAAGTCGCATGAATCCCGCATTCATTGAACCCTACATTACTCTGATCCCTACTAACATCGAGAGACATGCATCTGAGATACTCGGCAACATCAACTTCGACGCTAAACAGTTCGTAATTCGTTCTCTGGCCGATATGGCAGACATGACATATGGTCAACCGCCTATGACTGCCAAAGAATACGGAGCTCTGTTGGTGTCTGCGTGGCAACTAAAGAAGCAGATGGATGACAGCATCTCAAACAGTACCATCGACGAGATGTACGATCGTTGCATGAAGGCAGGAGCATGGGGTGCCAAGCTTCTCGGTGCCGGCGGCGGAGGATACATGCTAGCCCTGTCAGAAGACGATCCTGCTCTGCATGAAGAGTTTAGTGATCGCGAGTGTCTAATCATTCAATGCGCACACGAAGGAGCACGCGTTGTCTACCGTGATTAAGAGCTTATTCGAGTACTCTGACCATCTATCAAAGGCTTTGGATAACGTTGAAGCCAATAAGGTTGAACGTGCGATAGAGCTGATCGTAGAAGCCTACGTTACCAGTGGCACGATCTACTCATGTGGTAACGGCGGCTCTGCTGCCATCTCAAACCATCTGGTATGTGACTGCGTCAAAGGCGTGGCATGCGATACAAACTTCTTTCCGAAGATCGTGTCTCTGAACTGCAACGATTCTATGATGACTGCTGTGGCCAACGACATCGGCTTTGAGCATGTGTTTTCTAAGCAGCTATCTTGGTCAGCAGCTCAAGACGACCTGCTGATTGCCATCAGCTCGAGCGGCAACAGTCCTAATATCATCAATGCTCTCAAGATGGCCAAAGAGATCGGCATGAAGTCGATCGCCATCCTCGGGTTCGATGGAGGAAAGGCCAAAGAATTGGCAGACGTGGCCATTCACATCCCATCAGGAAACTACGGTATCGTAGAGGACGTGAGTCAAGCCATCATGCACTTCATAGCTCAAAACATCAGGGCTCGCCATACCTACCTAGATCCTGAAGACCTAAAGTATTGATAACATTTAATAAAAATAAACATGTACATTTTTTGAAATCTATGGTAGATTTAATCATAGATTGGAGAAAAACGTGGCTAAAAAGAGCATCACACAGAAGATCAAGAAGAAGCCTATCTCGAACCGTCGCAACGCTTCGCTCGATAGCAAGTACATGGGCGACGAGCCCATCCTCGAGGAACTGACTGGTCGGCGAGATCCTCGTCTGACGGAAGTCCTCAACTGGTACAACTACATGTACGATGCCTCCAAGGCAAAGCAGTGGTTGCTTCAGTATCTCAAGATCGAAGGTCGTGCAGACCTCAGCAAGATCGTTCGCGATATCCCTGATAAACTCGTCAGCACCACCCCTGGCTGGATCGCCAAGATGGCGCTGAACGGTACTAAGCTTGCTGCAGAGAACAAGGAATGGATCGTCACTCGCATCGAGGAGATGGGAGCAGCTCGCATCCGTCTCGATGAAGAGACTGAAGAGCAGCCTCAGGTTCCTAAGGCAAAGCCGATCGTCGACATTCAGGCTCGCACAAAGGCCAGGAACAATCAGCTTCTGTCTGACGCCGAAGGCAAAGTCATCGATGAGCGTGGATCGATGTATGAGTTTCTGCAGAAGTACACAGCCACTCCTGCTGCAGCTCGCTTCATGCTGGCTTATTACCAGCCGATCTATGACGAGGTCATGAGCGACGATGAGCAGGTCAAAGAAGCTTTTGGTAAGAAGCTAAAGGATGAACGTGCTTTCATGCAGGCGGTCATCGATGATCTGAATCGGTACATCGGCAACAAGAAGGTCACCAAGGTTCGCAAGCCAAAGACGATTCGCGAGAAGCCTCTGGCCAAGCAGGTCGAGAAGCTCAAGTTCCAGAAGGAGTTCGCTCCTCTCAAGATCGTATCTGTTAACCCCGTCGAGATCGTGGGATGTCAGCAACTATGGACCTACAATACAAAGTACAAGAGGCTGACGAGGTACGACGCTGTTGGCCCAACTGGGATCCAAGTGAAGGGTACCACGCTTATTGGCTACGATGTCGACAAGTCATCGACCAAAAGCTTGCGCAAGCCAGATATCACCATACAGCAGTTGCTTGGAGCAGGGCGTGTGGCACTAAGAAAGATAATGGATGATCTCAAGACTGTCGAGTCCAAGCCTAACGGACGTATAAATACAGATACCATCCTGTTGCGGATCATTAAATGACAAATAATGTTATCATATTTCCTAAAGCCAAGGGCGAGAGTCCACCGCAATCGCTTGAAGAGTTGCATGAATCTATAGCAACTCTTCGCAAAGCTCGCGCAGATTACATGATGACTATGGCCTTTCCGCATATTATTCAGATCATCCTCGAAGGAGGATTGGATATCGACAGTGAAAAGTGCGGCAAGGATCTAGCTTTATTTTGCGAGAGCTTCAAGGCGCTGGTCTATAAGTCACTAGACCTAGAACACGCGCTGCACGACTTCACTGAATCTTCGTTCTCTCTGTTCGAACACGAAGATGGAAATCTAGAATATAAGTATGACCTAGATATCGTTGTAGATAAAACTGGAGAAGAGTAATACTCTTATATAGCTATGATTATTGTTGACTTGAACCAAGTGATGATCTCGAACTTTATGTCGCAGATCGGTAATCACACTAACATCGAAGTGGACGAGGATCTCCTTCGCCACATGATCCTCAACTCACTGCGCTCATACAATGCCAAGTTCCGTTCGGAATACGGAGAGATGGTCATTGCAGCAGACGCTGGCAACAACTGGCGCAAGCAAATCTTTCCTTACTACAAGGCCAATCGCAAGAAGTCTCGTGATGCCAGCGAGCTGGACTGGAACAAGATCTTTACGATCTTGAACGGCGTGCGCGAAGACATCAAGAACAACTTCCCGTACAGGGTCATTCACGTAGACGGCGCAGAAGCTGACGACGTCATCGGAGTGTTGGTCGAAAAGTATGCCAACACCAGCGAAAAGATCTTGATCGTGTCAGGCGACAAGGACTTCATGCAGCTGCAGAAGTACTTCAACGTCAAGCAGTACGACCCGGTCCAGAAGAAGTGGCGTATTACGAACGATCCTACTCGCTTCCTCAACGAGCACATCATGCGCGGCGACGTAGGCGACGGTGTGCCTAACTTCTTGTCTGCTGACAACACCTTTGTGGTTGGTCAGCGTCAGCGTCCTCTAGGACAGAAGAAGCTTGATCACTGGGTTACTCAGCAACCTGAACAGTTCTGTGACGAGCAGATGTTGCGTAACTATAAGCGCAACCAACAGCTAGTCGACCTGTCTTTTACTCCTCCCCAGATCAGGGAGAAAATCTTGGATGAATATATAAACCAGGAAGGCAAGTCTAGGAAGAACCTTCTCAACTACTTTATTCAAAAGAGAATGAAGAATCTCATTGAGAGCATTGGAGACTTTTAAGTGAAGTTAGCTATATTCGAAATCGTGGCTCAAGCTGCAGCTCAAAAGAAGGAAGAGGATAAGATTGCTTTCCTTCAAAAAAACGAGAGCGAGCCGCTGAAGATGATCCTACAGTTTGCTTTGGATCCACGAGTCAAGTGGCTATTGCCAGAAGGCGAGCCTCCTTATAACGAAGCTCCTGAGCCTGAGACACACGGCATGATGTACACTGAAGCTCGTCGTCTCTACCTATTCTTAGAACATGCTAATGTAAATATGCGACCGGTCAGGCGTGAACAGCTCTTCATTGAAATGTTGGAGACTATACATCCTGGCGACGCCAAACTCCTTCTGTCTGCTAAAGACAAGAAACTCCCTGTCAAGGGACTTACAGTAAAGCACATCAACAAAGCATTTCCGGGTCTGATCCATGAAGAAAAAGCAGAACATCAAGAAGCTTAAAGAGTTTCTTGAAGACGATTACACTCCCAATCGCCGTGATCTTCAAAATCATCGTAAAGAAAAACACCTGATCAGTGCTCTTCGAGCGAAAGACATCGACACTCTTCTAAAGATCGACGAAGAATAGTGCCTCTCTATGAATTTCATGACACTACCACTGACGAGAAGTGGGACGAATTCATGTCATATGACAGCATGAAGGAGTTTCTCGCTGAAAACCCAGACATTCGGCTGGTCTATAAGGTGAATGTGGTAGGTGGTGTAGGTGGCATCAAGACCGACTCCGGTTTCAATGACATGTTGAGAAGAGTCGCAGATGCAAACCCCGGCTCTCCTCTTGCAGAAAAACACGGTGCAAAAGATACCAAGTCTGTCAAAGTCAGAGAAGCTGTAAACAAGTATAAGAATAGGACATAAAGTGAATCAGCCGAGACTTACTAAAAGACAAAAGCGTATTCTTAGGCAGACTGGTGACGAAGTTCTCCTGAATAGACCAAACTTCAAGTCAGAAAACTTTAATCTCAGATACATTGAGCCGTTGACAGAGAATCAGCGTCTGACGTTCGAGGCTTTTGAACGTGGTAAGCATCTGATGCTTCACGGCATGGCTGGTACAGGCAAGACGTTCTTGTCTCTGTATCTGACACTGCGCGAGTTGATCGATGGCTCTGGTCTGCAGAACAAGATCTATGTGGTTCGGTCTGTAGTGCCCACGAGAGACATGGGTTTCTTGCCCGGCAGTCAGAAAGAAAAGATGAAGGTCTACGAGGCTCCGTACTACTCCATCTCAACTGAGTTGTTTGGTCGCGGAGATGCATACGACATTCTAAAGCAGAAAGCTGCTATCGACTTTGTGTCTACGTCGTTCGTTCGTGGCATTACAATGAACGACTGCTACGTGATCGTAGACGAGATGCAGAACATGACCTATCAGGAACTAGACTCGGTCATCACTCGCATCGGCAGCAACTGCAAAGTCATCTTCTGCGGAGACTTCCGTCAGTCAGACCTTACGAGAGAACAAGAGCGTAACGGTCTAAAAGACTTCATGAAAATCATTTACAAGCTGTCAGATTTTGAGTATATTGAATTTGATCAGAACGACATTGTTAGGAGCAAATTGGTTCGTGAATACATTATCACCCGCGAGAAGCTTGGTCTTGGATCGAAAGCCATTTAACATTGACTTGCTCAATTTTGAGCCGCTTAGTCGTGTAGAAGAAGACGGTACTAGATACTATGTAACAGAGGATGGAAGGAAGTATCCTTCTGTCACCACCGTCCTAGGAGCCATGACTGACAAGTCTGCACTAGACCAATGGCGCAAGAGAGTAGGCGACGCAGAAGCAGACAGAGTCTCTAGCTTTGCTTCCACTCGAGGCACTAACGTCCATAGCATGTGTGAAGACTATGTGTTAGGAAACATGGTAGACACCAGCAGACTGACCAACCTGGTCGCCTTCAAGCAGCTCAAGTCAGTCATTGATCGTAGGGTAGACAACATCAGAGGCATCGAGTCGATGCTCGTCAGCCACTACCTCAAGGTGGCAGGAACGTGTGACCTGATCGCTGACTTTGACGGCGAGCTAGCCATCATCGACTACAAGACCTCGTCCAAGCTCAAGCGCAAGGAATGGATCGAGGGCTACTTCCTACAGGCCAGCCTGTACTCCTACATGCTCTGGGAAATGACTGGCCTGATGGCCAAGAAGGTAGCTGTCCTGATAGCTGTGGATGACAACCCAGAGCCTCAGGTGTTCGTAGAGTATCCTAAGAACTACGCTCAGAAGGCCACAGAACTGGTCAAAAGGTATCACTCCAGATAAACCTTTGATTCTAAAGCAAAATAAAAAACGCACTTGGACAGGCTCTGGGTGCGTTTTTTTGTGTACTTATTTTGAAAACTAGTGTAAGGTAGGACCATGATGAAGAAAGGAACATACATGATCAAGGTCTACCAGATCCAGTTGAGCGACTACGAGATCAACCTCGTGAACAACTCGGGCGAAATGCCTGAGAACGATCGCATCAAGGCGTACTTCAACCGCTCGTTCGAGAAGACCTTCAAGGCCGAAACGTTCAAGCACTACGATCACGTCGCGAACGTTGACGCAGATAACCTCGAAGAAGCTTTCAGCCTCATGAATCTCTGGAACGATGAGTCGAAGATCGAGCGTCTGAAGCGCTGCAGCTCGATGTCGGTCGGCGACATTGTCGAACACGACGGTCAGCTCTATCGCTGCGCTTCGTTTGGCTTCAACCCTCTGGAGCAGTACTAATGACTTACGACAAGCGTCACGGAGGTCCATACGATCGGGGGTCGGCTGATGCCTACTATCGGCGTCCTTATGATCCGCACTACTACAAGTCCGGCACATACTCGTCTGAGCGAGTCGAGGATCTGACTCAAGAAGAACTCGCCGCATATGCGGCCGGTTTCAACGATCAGTGTGATTCTGGCGACTTTAAGGAATGGTAATGAACGATAAAGATAAAGAGATCCTGCTGATCGCAGCAGAGGAATGTGCTGAGGTGACTCAAGCCATCAGTAAAGTCTTGCGCTTTGGCCTAGAGTCTGAGTGGAAAGGTGTAATCAACAAGAAGCACCTATCCGCCGAGGTAGGCGATCTGCTGTGCATGGTAGCTCTGATGGTTGACCATGATCTGATCGATGAGAACATAATGAACACGTCAAGATACAACAAAAGAGAGCGTCTTGAGACATGGTCCAGTATCTTTGGAGTAGCCAATGGACAGACGTAATCCTGCTCCTAAGCGGCGTAACAAGTATGACCGTAAGGCTCTGGCTCTGCCTGGAATCAACTACAGGGGCCACTTCTACGCTGGCTTTCAGTGGCCGTATACCAACTGTATGGGTACGACCTACCTGACTACCCTGACTGAGTCTGGGTGGAAGTGCGAGTGTATGGGATTTACCCATCATGGTAAGTGTAAGCACATCACCATGGCTCACCAGAAGCTGACGTCATAATTGGAGTAGTTGTAATGAGACTATGTGAATCGTGTAGATATTATGTCTATTTAAAGCAGGACGAGTTCGCGGGCCAGATCGGTCAATGCAGAATCAGTCCTCCTGTGTATGATGTTAAAGGATGGAATGTTTTCCTGAGGTAAAGCCTAGCGCATTCTGTGGTCAATGGAAGGATAAGAACTAGACCATTGATATTGTTAGATAAAATATTTTATCCTTTTTTCGAAATAGGCATGTACTTATTTTGAAAACTAGAGTAAGGTAGACCTATAATCAGTTAAGAGGTTACTTGATCAGAACGTCCCGAATGGCTTTTCGTAAATTGCTAGATATTGCTAAGTGAGCCGGCGTTCTGATCCTTTTTATTTGGAGATAATGATGAAGACTCTTGGTTACATTATGGTCCTCGGCGGCTTCTTCCTGATCATCGGCACTGCCGGTAGCTCGGACTTCTACGAAGAATGTCGTGCTGCAGCAGACTGCGTCGCTGGTGAGCCTATGAGTGGCTTGCAGATGACTCTGCAGTCTATCGGCGGTCTGATCTTGATGGCAGCTGGGGCTAAGATCATGATCGACTAATTTTTTTAAAAAACTAGTGTACTTATTTTCAAAAGCGTAGTAGATTAAGAATATCAACACTAAGAGGTAATTTTGTTATGGCACATATGATTGAAATGGTAAATGGTCAGGCTTCTATGGCTTACGCTGGTGATCTTCCGTGGCACGGTCTCGGCACCAAGGTTCCTAACGACCTGACTCCTGAGCAGATGCTGCAGGCAGCTGGCCTCGACTGGACAGTAGATCCGGTGGATCTCTTCGCTGAGGTTGGTGGTCAGAAGTTGGCTACTGGTCACCGCGCGCTGGTTCGCTCGCTCGACCAGAAGGTGATCGACGTCATCACTGACGACTGGAATCCGATGCAGAACCACGAAGCTTTCGAGTTCTTCAACGACTTCGTTGGTGCTGGTGACATGGAGATGCACACCGCTGGTTCGCTTCGCGACGGCAAGATCGTCTGGGCCTTGGCTAAGGTCAACGAGTCGTTCGAGCTCTTCGGTGGCAAGGACCAGGTAGACAGCTACCTGCTCTTCACCAACCCGCACTCCTACGGTCAGTCGATCGACGTTCGCTTCACTCCTATTCGCGTGGTCTGCAACAACACGCTGACTCTCTCGCTGAATCAGACTGCCAAGCAGATGGTCAAGGTCAGCCATCGTCGTGAGTTCGACGCTGACATGGTCAAGGAAACGCTGGGAGTTGCCAAGCACAAGCTCGAGCAGTACAAGGAAATGGCTCAGCACCTCAGCCAGAAGCGCTACAAGAACGAAGACGTCGTAGACTACTTCAAGCGTGTTTTCCCGGTCCTGACCAGCAAGGAAGATTCGCAGAAGGATCTCTCGAAGTCGGCCACCGCTGCTCTCGACCTGATGCACACTCAGCCTGGTGCTGAGTTCGGCGAAGGTTCTTTCTGGCAGTTGTTCAACACTGTTACCTATATGACTGATCACATCATCGGTCGTTCGGCTGATACTCGCCTTCAGTCGGCTTGGTACGGTCAGAACAAGACGCTCAAGACCAAGGCGCTGGAAACTGCCGTGGAAATGGCAGATGCAGCGTAACTATACTAATGAAGATGTGCGCCGCTACATGGATGAGCATGAATGCGGCGCCATCGAAGCCAGCAAAGTCTTGGAGCGTGAACACTTTCTTGAAGCTGTTCATATCGCGCATGCGAACAAAGACTTTGATCTGCTCTGTGATGTTGTCAGAGAGTTAGTTATTAAGTGTACGAGATTTTAAGATAAATTTGGAGAATAAGAATGTTGATTGAAACTCCCTACAAGAACGGAGATACCATCACTATCAAGCTCGTCGGTGGAGACGAGGTTGTAGCTCGCTTCGATGACTCTGCTGGACCTGACGAGATTAAACTTATCAAGCCTATGGTAGTTATGATGGCTCAGCAAGGCTTCGGCTTTATGCCGTATGTTCTCACAGCAGATCCTGACACCAAGATCACCATCCCGCGCAGTCAGATCTTGGCCATCGTCAAGACTCATAAGCCTGTGGCAGACGCTTACATTAAGCAGACTACGGGATTGACAATCTAATAAATAGATGTATGGGAAATAGTGCTCCTGTACAGTATGCAGTAAGTTGTCTTACTTTTGATCAAAATGACCTTCCGAGTATCTTTTTCGTGCGCTTTAATACGCGCTCCGAGAAGGAAGCTCAGACTCTGGCCAGATGTATTGGCGCACCGTCTGAACAATCTGTATTGATTCTTGATGAAAATGGCTTTATATATTAAAGACTTAGGGCCTAAAAATAAGCATGTACTTATTATCAAAAACAGAGTAATATAGGCCTATAATGAAGAAGGAAGCAAACATGATTAAGAAGATTCTTGCAGCTACAGTAGCCTGTACCCTGATCGCCTCGCCTGCCCTGGCGCGCGATCGTCATCACGATCGCGGAGGCCATTCTGAACACCATCGTCATGGCGGTGGAGGTAAGTGGGTAGCTCCTCTGATCGGCGGCATCATCATCGGTGCTTTGATCTCAGGATCTGACAATGACCGCCGTGACGATCGTTACTATGATCGTGAACCGAACTATCCGCCTCAGAATCGGCGCGATATTCCTACCTACTACAACTATCAGTACAACCCTGACGCTCGTAACTATTACGACCACTATTGCGTAACTAGTCAGCAGGTAGATCGTTGGGGAAATATCTACGTCACTCGCACCTGCCAATAATAGAGAGAAAAAACCAATAATGAAGAAACTTGCATTTCTTGCGCTGTTGGCGCTGGCGACTCCAGCGTTTGCGCAAAAAACACCTACAGGCGTCACGTATGATGCCAACATTCTACGAGCTACAGACGGTGATACTGTCGTCGTAGAAGCACTGTGGATCCAAGCTCCTCTTAAGAAGGAGATTGCGATTCGCATATTCGGCGTGGACACGCCTGAGAAGGGGTTTCGTGCCAAGTGCTCAGCTGAAGATGCCAAAGGTCAGGCAGCAAGTGCCTTCACTAAGGATCTGATTGCTCGAGCTGCCAAGAAACAGTACGTGCTGTATGATTGGGACAAGTTTGGTGGTCGTGTACTCGGCGACGTGGTTCTTGATGGCAAGAGCCTTCGCGAACAGCTGATCTCCAACGGCTATGCGCGTCCATATTTTGGTGATGCCAAGCAATCTTGGTGCAACTAAGCATTTACATATTTGAAGTATTTTGGTATAAATAAATCTATCAGTTGATGACAATCAACAATAAAGGTTCCGAGGACGCGGGGGCAGTACCCGCCACCTCCACCATAAGCGTTGCAACAGGAGTGGTATGTAGGATGGTTGCACATCCGAGGACCGGGATTCTCCTCTCAGCAACACTGAGCGCTTATGATGGGGGTGAACTAGGATCGACTGGGACGGAATAGGAAGATTCGAGACTGATTCGCTGACCGAGCGGTCACAACGTATAGATGCCAACGATAACGGTGTCCTTGAATCTCGCCTAGCGGCGTGATCTCACGGGTATGGGCTCCACCTTGGAACAGAACGGGCCCAATATCATAGGAGTAAATAGTATGCTTGAATGTTTGATTATTGGCGATAGTATCGCCGTCGGCACCAAGATGTTTGCTCCCAAAGAATGCGTATCTTATTCTAAGGGCGGCTACAACACTTGGCAGTGGAACAAACGCTGGGGCAATGTAAAGCTCGAAGCCAATAAGGTCGTGATCAGCCTAGGTACTAATGATCACAGGTACATCAACACTTACAGAGAACTGAATAAGGTTCGTCACCGAATTCGTTCTGTGAATGTGGTATGGATCATGCCTCCCTGTAACAGAGGTTTCTGTAAGTCTAACGTCAACAACACAGTTAGACAGATCGCTGCAGCACACAATGATACCATCATCTCTACTTCTTACGTCCAGCCAGATAATATCCATCCGTCATGGCGAGGATACAAAGATTTAGTTCGTAAAGCAGATCTATGAGGTGTTATATGGGTGCTACGAGTCGCCATAAAAGGATGTACTTCTGAGCACCCATATAGTATAAATAAATTATCAATAGGGGGTGTTGCCACTCCATTGACTCTTACAAAGCTTCAAGTCAAAGTTGGCTAGAAAGCGGATATGATCGAGATTATATCCACCGACGAAAACAATAATGATTTTGCATTCCTAGTAAGAGAGGGATGGATGGAAGATACCTTTACCATGATGTCTTGTATCTTCTATAGCGGTATTGACTGACGGAGTGCTGCGATGCACTCGTATCGTCGTCTCTACATGCCAAAGTCATTGACTTAAGAGGTTACAATGACTTCTCTAATTCAAAAAATAAATAATCTAACTACAAGAGAAAAGCTTTTAGGCGTCGTTACTACGATTTTTGTAGCTCTGACACTTTCGGTTGCAGCAAAAGCATATGCTAATATACCAGAAACAGAAGTTCAAATCATTGAACGCGTAGAAAAAGTGCCCGTATATCTAAATGCTGCCGATCGTAGACAGATCGCGTGTATGGCAGAAAACACATACTTCGAAGCAGCATACGAATCGCGAGACGGCAAGATCGCTGTCAATAACGTGGTCATGAACAGAGTGTCTGATCCACGTTTTCCTAAGACTCCTTGTGCAGTTATATCACAACGAACAAGTAGAGTGTGCCAATTTTCATGGGTCTGCGAACGTGGTAAGCGTGTGACTGATCACGATGCTTACGCTGAAGCCAAGAAAATCGCCGAGCAGGTCTATATTGGAAACATCGGTGACGTGACAGGTGGAGCTCAATTCTATCATGCCGACTATGTCAATCCCGGCTGGCGTATGAGGCGACTAATCAAGATCGACACACACATCTTTTATCAAGGATAATTATGGATCATTTGGAAAAAGTAATGAGTACAGAGAAGTTTAGCATTGAGATCGATAAGATCGTGGCTAATCATAACATTGACTATATCGACGCTGTCATTCATTACTGTGAAAAGAATGGATTGGAAATAGAAGCCGCAGCCTCACTTATTCGCAACAACCAGCGGATCAAGGCGAGGCTGCGGAACGAAGCAGAAGATCTTAACTTCCTTCCTAAGCGAGCTAAACTACCTATATGACGGAGGCACAGCGTGTCACCATTCGAAACATACCAGCTTTTTCAAGCTCTGAAGATGCATTTCACGAAACCTGCCTACGACTACTTTAAGTACAACGGCAAGGTCAACGCCAACGCGGCGTCTTTCGATACTCGTAAAGACAAGTATCAGTATTACAAGCTCTCCAAACATAAAGATCCTTTAAAGTATCTGGTCTCCAATCTAATAGCCTCAAAGGTTACTTGGATCGGAGACCTCTTTACGAATGAGGCTGAAGACAACTACGTTGCATGGCAGAAGAGACAGCAGTCTCTGACCTATATCTTTACGCAAGATTTAGAAAAACTATGTACAAACTTCAACGATAACTTTAAGGTAGACAATGGACAGCATCCATTGCTGCTCAAGCTTTATAGACAAGGCGAGGTGTCTATAGAGACCGTCATTATCCTCAACGATATTGTCGGTTTTTTCCCGCACTGGAACAAGCACATACAAGACAACGTGCTTTGGCCAGACCTATATACCAAGCTCGTCAAGTACAAGCCTTTCTTCAACTACGATGCATTCAAGTGTCGCGAAATATTGAAGAACAAGTTTGTGGAGTGAGATATATAGAATATCATTATGTCAAAGTGGATAACTCGCAATACAACGCAATATAAGGAAACACACATATGTCATTTGCAGACCTCAAGCGCCAGTCGGCGAACAGCTTCGATAAGCTTAATCAAGCCCTTAGCAAGCTGAATACCACCACTCAGAGCAACAGCAACGACGACGATCGTTTTTGGAAGCCTAGCGTAGACAAGGCTGGCAACGGCTACGCTGTCATTCGCTTTCTTCCTGCTCCTGACGGTGAAGATCTGCCGTTCATTCGTATCTGGGATCATGGATTCCAGGGCCCCGCCGGTTGGTACATTGAGAACTCACTGACCACCATCGGTGAGAAGGATCCTGTCGGCGAGTACAATTCCAAGCTCTGGAATTCAGGCAACGACAAGGACAAGGAACAGGCTCGCAAGCAGAAGCGTCGTCTGACCTACATCTCGAACATCTATGTCGTCTCTGATCCGGCAAACCCGGAAAACGAAGGCAAGGTTTTCTTGTACAAGTATGGCAAGAAGATCTTCGACAAGATCAATGACCTCATGAATCCTCAGTTTCCTGACGACGCTCCGATCAATCCGTTTGATCTTTGGAACGGCGCCAACTTCAAGCTGAAGATTCGCCAGGTAGAAGGCTATCGCAACTACGACAAGTCTGAGTTCGATGCCGAACGTCCGCTGGCTGGTGACGACGAGCTGGAAGCGATCTACAAGAGCGAGCACAAGCTGCAGCCCTTCCTCGATCGTTCTAACTTCAAGTCGTTCGCTGAGCTGGAAGCCAAGCTTAATCGTGTTCTCGGTCTGACTGGCACTGCTACCACTGCAGCTGCTCGTGCTACGGTCGATGAGGACGATGTTCCTTGGCACACTGAAGCTCCTGCGCCTCAGCTGAAGGAAGCGGCCGCTCCTGCACTGGCAGGTTCCTCTGATGAAGATGAGGATCTAGACGACTTCTTCAAGAAGTTGCAGGATGACTAAGAGAAAGAGGGAGCTTCGGCTCCCTCTTTTTTTATCCGAACAATGATTTCCACAGACCACCTGAAGATTCTACCGGTCGCCTGTTTCCTCCCCCAGTGCCTCCACGATTGGTAGTATTTCCACCCGCTCGGGTATTACCGCCTCTCGTCTGAGTATTTCCTCCATTTACTGCGGCGTTTCTTCTTCTGCGATCCGCTGCCTGCTGAATGGCTACCTGCTGAATAGCTTGATCCGCGGCTGGTCTATCAGATCTAGGAGCTGGTACATTTCCTCTCGGTGGTTGACCAGCTGGCGCGCTCCTTTCTTGTGGAGGTGGAGTGGTAGGAGTATTGGAATTGCCAGTTCCTCCTCCTCGATATTCCCAGTGCCACAATTCATATGGACTTGCGAGTGGACCAAAGATGCCGAAGCGCGGAGCATTCTGACGCAGCCAATTGGCAGCTCTACTGCCTTCGCGAAGACCACTTCCATTGTCACTAAGGTCAAATGCCAAACCCCAACCGTGATTAGATCTGCCTGGTGTGGCTGCCATTCTACCTTTACGTCTCTTTAGATCTACCTGAGTAGCATAGTTTCTATAGGCATCTGTTACACCGATCCTAACGCCATCTCGCTCAGCTGCCGTACGTAGAGCTCTTATGGCCTGAGCAGCTGGAGGTGCAGCTTTGAGAGATCCTACGCCGATAGGAGCCAACTGACTAGTCTCGAGGTTACCGTTCGTTCCTCGAATGCCCATGGCAGAGATGGCAGCTCTAGAGGCCTCGTATGCCATACCTCTAACGCCTCTACCAGCTGCAGTAATAGCTCCACCTATACGTTGACCTGTAGAAACTACTGCGCTGCCTACAGCTGCAGCTCCTTCTGTCGCTCCTGTAGCTAATTGTGATAGAGTGCCAGCGCTCGTATAGTTTCGTGAAAAGCCTTCAACTTTTGCTAAGTTTTCTTGACCGAATCTCGTGTTACTAAATCCTTCACGCCCGCCGGTGGCATCAGTGACTAATCTGTTCGCTTCTGATTGACTTCTTGCGGTCTTTCTACCTCTGAGAACACGATTTGTTTCATAAAAAGCAAAGAAGGCTTCCACAGCTGTTCTTGGATCTGCCAATGCATCTGGATTTCTGACCAGATTGATATTAGATCCGGTTCGTGCGAGCTTAGAAGTGATGTCGGCGTAGTTAGCTTTACCAGTTAGCTGGTTGAATCCACGACCTCTATACGTCCATCCATCGTTTGGACCGGTATTTCCTAAGCTCCTGCCGACTCTGTCTCCAGGTCCATATACCTTGTTTGCAAGAGCTTGAGGATTTCTGAGATATGCCGATGGGTTTGGTTGAACGCGATTACCGAAAACCTGAACCAGTCTCTGCTGAGACGTATAGTTCATGACTTCGCCTCGAGCGGGATTTAGACCAGACTCTTTTTGTGCCACGGAAACAAACGCCACGGCCATTCTGTCGTCATATCCCTTACGCTTGGCAGTCTGAAATATAAGAGCGGCGTTACCAGAAGTCGGAGCATTGACAGTTTCACCCATACCTGCAGCAGTCTCAGTGACTGCAGTCACAGCACCAGACACTGCTTCTGATACTGCAGAACCAGCCCTTTGAATAGCACCAGCTCCGCTTCTAATAGCACTTGCTATAGATTTTTTGATATCCGTTAAAGCTTTACCGATGTCGGCGAATGCTTTTGCCCAAGAAACTTTAGGAGCTGCAGGCTCTTTTCTAGACGATGTAGCTTGCGCAGGTCCCTTCGCTCCACCTGGAGGAGTCCCAGTAGATACTCTTCGAGCTGATTGTCCAGATGGGGGCTTCGAAGTAGCCTCTTTCTTCTCTTCTTTTTTGGGAGCTACTTTAAACGACGTCTTAGATTTGCGTTGAGGCTCTTCTAGTTTACCGCGCTCTTCAGGAGTTTGCACCTGAACCTTAATGTTCTTGGAGCCTCCACCACGATCTCCTCCAGATTCACTCTCTTCTCTAGTAGGTATTCCGGCTGCAGCTTTAGAAGCTGCAGCAACAGGAACCGCAGCGCCTCCGCTAGAAGTCGTCGAAGCAGGCTCTTCCTCTTCTCCTTGACCTTCTTCAGGAGTCTGAGCTTGTTGATTATCTACTCGCGTTGCCGCAGGAGATTCGATAGGCGCTACACCAGGACGTTCGTCATCCTCAGTGGCTTTTTTGCCTATTGCTAATCCAGTACCGACGACGCCTACAGCAGCTATGGCTCCACCGACTATGTTAGTAAACATAGAAGATCCGCCTTCGACGACGTCATTGACTACGCCTCCTAGACCACCTCCGCCGAAACCACCCCTTTGTTTGGTGTCTTTGAGCACAGCGACAAACTCATTCATGCTGTCTGTAACAGAAGAGACGAGGACAGCCATGACTGACATAGACTGCGCGGCCGTACCATCTGTCTGTGTGGCTCCAGAACTTCCGCCTTCTCGAGCCTTTTCTCTAGAGATTCTGGATTCTTCTTTGTATTTAAATCGATTAGCCGATATTAAGTTTTCGGTGTGACCGTTTATGCGTTGAATAGAAGCCAGCCCATCTCCTAATCTATCAGAGATCTTTTTATAAGCTGCGCTATCTTTTGGCTTTACTATAGAGCCTACGCCGCTGATAGCTTTTTCGGCTACGTCTTTTTTGATTTCGGTTACGGCTTTCTTCTTCACACCGACAGCCGCGTCTAACATAGAAGCGAACTTAGGATCTGCTGGGACTTTGGACTTCTCGTCTATCCAACCCAAGTTTTTATCATAGACAAACTTAGTAGTTCCCATTGACACAGGAGCTACAGCAGGATCTATGTTCAGTCTTTTCGGTTTGACATTTGTTTCTTTCGAAACAGAGTTTAAGATAGCCAGCAAACCTTTATCTGCAGGTTGTTTAGACTTGGAGTCTATCCATCCTCCACGCTTCTCGTCGTATATAAACTTCTGATTGCCTATCGTAACTGGTTCTTTTGCCATTATGACCTCGAACCAGCAGCGTCAGCTGGATATGTAATGGGTGAAAAGTATATGGACTTGGAGATATCGCCAGGATTATAGTATGGAGAAAGAACGAGACCAGTGCCGGCTCTACCTGCAGAGCCTGATGGAAGTATCGCCGGCTTACGCGAGCTAGCTTCTGTGTTAGGCTCACTGTTGACCTGAGACGTCGGAGTGTTTAATTCTTTTTCAATTTCTTTAGACGCAGCAGAGACTTTAGCCGCCATATCTTTTGCAGGAGGAACTCCAGGTGTAGGAATTGCCGCGGCCGGAGCACCGTTAAGAGCTGCTTCTTTCTGGCCCTTTTCTTCTATTTCCTTGATTTTTTTAGGATCGACTGGAGCTGCTGGAGCACCTTCTGTCTCAGCTTTTGCCGCCTTGTTTATTTCTGAACCAGGAGTCGGAGAAGATCCTCCTGCAGGAACTGCTCCTGGAGAAGTTGCACTTGGAGCACCGGGCGTTGGAGCTTTATCGCCCGGCAATTCTACTTTAGCCATTCCTCCAGGTGTAGTTGTAGCGCCTGGTGTTGGAGGAGTTCCAGCTGCCGGAACTGCAGAGGGAGAAGAGGCTGTAGGAGTTGCGGAAGCATTTCCGCCAGTACTCGCAGCAGGAGCAGCTGCAGCGGCTGGAGAAGCAGTTTCTCCGCCAGTGGAGCTTGCGCCTGGAGAAGATGAACTAGCTGCCGGTGCCGGAGTGGCAGCGGCAGGAGAAGCAGCAGGTGTTGCCCCCTCGGGCGAAGTATTTCCTCCGCCGCTTGGGCTTGAAGATGAACCTCCGTTAGTTTCACCGGGAGCTCGCTTACTCTTTTTGCCGCCTGCTTCTTTCTTTGTTCTGACGGTGGTGTCATACAAAGCTTTGACTAATTCTTGAGATGTTACGTCTTGACCAGCAGAGTTTTTAAATAGTTCTGGCCTTCTTCCTGCGGCTTCAGGAAGAAGCTTCGATGCCACGTCGTCAGGTTTTGATGTAAGTAACTTATAAGCACCGTCTTGACCGAACAGCCATGATGCATAGAGCGCAGGCGCAGTCGTAGGCAATTTATTTGTAGCCAAGAAATCTTGAGCGTCTTTGAGAAGAAGCGCTGATGCTATAGATGCCGCACGAGGATCATTGATACCAGCTTTAAGCTGAGGAAATGCCGAGCCGTATTTTCCTGTAATTTGTTTCCATTGTTCTTGAGTCAGCGGAAACAACTCTTTGCCTGTGACGTTTTCCATCTTCTTGCGAGGATCAAACCCGGCATTTTCACTAGCAATTGCCATCAGAGCTACAGGATCGATCCCTGCCTTTTGCGCAGCGTCGTTGATGATGTCTGCTACTGTTAGGTTCTTGATAACTCCGAGATTGGATTTAGCTCCACCTCCGCGAGGAACTGTACCGCTGCCGCTTATTTTTTGCGTATTTTGTGCAGCTCCACCTCTAGTCTGCGGTCTAGTCTGAGCCGGAGTAGTTCTGCTGGCAGACTCTCGTTTGTTTCCTCTAATCTTATAGGCAGCTTCGATGATAAGACCGACTAGTTTTTGTATGACGCCTTCGACAGCTTCTTCTGCTGTCTTTCCATAGATAAAGCTGATGATAGCGTAGGCGAAACCACCTACGATCAGACCTAAGATGAAACCAATGACTGTACCGATACCCGGAACGACTGAACCTATTGTTGCTAGAACAAACGCAGATACGATTTCGGTGGCTACAAGAACACCCGCCTCAGAGATAAGATCTGCGACGTGTTGCGACATCTGCTGCTTAAACTCATTGTCAGAAAGCTTGTCTTTATTTTTAAAAGTATTAAAGATTCCCGAGATAGGCTCCCATAAAGCCCAGACGTAGAGCGCGACACGACCAAGAGTCATGGCATTTACTCTGCCACCGGCTTTCTTGATAGCTTCTAATACTTTACTGACTCTTGGATCTTTGAGGATCTTCTCTAGTACTTGTCCAGCCCGCCCGCCGACTTTTCCCATGGCATTCTTGGCGGCTTGTCCCCATTCTCCAAGCTTGGCCATAGCAGCATCTTTTACACGAGTGAATGCTTTAGTCAATCGCCTCTTTTGTGTGCGATAAAACTTCATGAATGGGTTACGAATTTTTTGGCGAAAAGCTTTTACTCCAGCCTGTCTTAAGGCTTTGACGTCACGTGTAATCTGTCTACGCTGTCGCTCGATGAATCCAGGCTTCTTTCTATAACCTACTACTCTGCCGTTCTTGTCTGTTACGGCTTCGAAACCCTTTTTAACTGCTCCGTCAGCATCTAGCGCCTGAGCTTTAGGAACAAATTGATATGATTTATGAGGAGGCTTTCTAGCAGTCTTAGGAGCTTTGTCTGGAACACCAAGCGGCATTCCAGGTCCTCCGGCGCCGCCCCCGTTTTCATTGATGTCATTGAGTAGAGCCGTCGCTTCTTTCAAAGCAAGATCAAAGGCCGAGAATGATTCAGCCATGCTCTTGATGGCATCCATCGGCAAAGCGCCAGATCCTCCGATGGCCATGGCTCCGGACTCTGCGTTCTTTTCACGCGTAGCTCGAGCCATTTCCTTGTAACCAAATTGTAGATCTTGGCTCTGTCTCTCTAATAGCTTTTCTTGAATAACGAGGCCACGAACCATCATACCGATCTGGTCGGATATGTTGCTCAGCGTAGGATTAGAGTAACGTTTGACTTGAGCCGTAGGCTTATTAAAAGAAGGTAAAGGCTTGTATTCTGCCTCGCCGCCGCCTCCGCGACCACCTGCTCCGCCTGGACCACCTTTCTTGCCCTTTACACCAGAAGCAAGTCCGCCTCCGCCGAAGAGTGCAGACAGAGCTGCTGCCGCGGCCAAACTCTTTCCGCCGCCACCACTCGCTCTTCTCTTTCCTCCAGCTCCACCGCGACGACCGCCACGTGATCCTCCGCCGCCGGAGCCAGGTGCTCTTACTTTTGGGCCTCTTGCCATTATCTGTTAAACTCTGCCTTTTGTTCTTCTAGATAATCAAGCAGCATGTCAACGTAGATGTCTCTTTCAAAAGGCATCAGATTTTCAATATCACTAATAGAGTATTTATGGTGCTGAATCAAAGAGAACATCAGGGAGAAGTAATGATTCAGTGAGGTATGATTCAGCCCCACGTAAAAAAATCACGAATTCCTTGTAGCTCGATGACTCTCTCAGTGCCGTTGCTATTAGTATACTTCAACGTATGCTTCAGCTTCGGCAGACTCTCGAAAAACTTGCCTATCTTCTCGTAAGTATTGACGTCGAGGTTATCGATGAAGTCCACGATTTCGTCTTCAGAGTATTCTTTGACGTCGTATACGGTCTCTGCATCGTAGATCTTATCGATACAGTTGCGAATAAGATGATCGGTGATGTCGATCTCTGTAGCTTCTTCAGGTGTATCGTTGACCACGTTCACTGACGGCCACTTCATGATGATGCCGACTTCATCGTTAATAGCGATCTTGTTGTTATGATCTTCGGTGAATGTCAGTTCGATCTCATCGAGATTGACGTCGAAGTCGTAGATCTTCTCGTCGTCTACATCCTGGTAAGACAGAGACACTACGTTGCTGACTGACTTAGAGCGCAGTTTAAGGAACATGTATTCTAAGTCGAACGTCGTCAGATCATCGACATTGAATTTCTCATCAAGCACACAGTTCTTGAGAATCTGCTTGATGGCTTGTACAATGTCTTTATCTACACCGCCCTGTTGAGCGATCAGCAGAATCTTTTCTTCTTTGACCAGAAACGGTCTAAACTTGATTTCTCTCTTTTGAGAAGGATACATCATGGTAAAGATCGGTTTGTCAATTTTAGGTAGTGACATATTATATCTCCATTATATTAGGCATTAGGATTGAATGATACTTGCGCGATTGAAGGTTGAGGAGCGGGCGAAGCTTCAGGTTTCAGTCGAATCATGTTTCTCGCGAGATAGTGTTCTACTGGAGTACGAGCTGCCACGCGTGTTCGACCTTGATTCCTTAGATCATCAGCCACAATAGGTTTAAACTGCTGAGCTGTAGGAACTGTCGGATCGGGTTCCAGCACGCTGTTTTCTGGACTCTGCACCAGCGCTACAGGATCCACAGTCTTGACAGAAAAGTCTTTATATTTTATAGGAACATTTATCTTCATTAGATCGTCTGTTTGTCCCCATGACAGAGCGACTTCTGACAGTGACATAGGAAACGCATCGTGTAAAGTCACTTCTACGATGTTGTCTCTCACTTCGTTGTATAGTAGGATGACCATCTTGGTCACAAAGTTGTCTTTGTATCCCACTTCATAAGCCTTAAGACTCTTTCCTCCGATGTTTGATACAGAATCAAACCCCTCAGAGACGTTAAAGTTGACTATGCAATTCATCCAGCGATAGAAGAACGTGTAAACTTCTGCTTGAGAATCTACAAGAAACGAGAAGTTGACAGGCTCGAAGTTGGTATTATAAGCGATGGATTCAGAAGATCCGTATCCTGCGCGATAGAATTCACGAGTCATGAAGCTGACTGAAGGTAAGCTAGAAGCGTCGCAGCGAATAATCATACGTCTGATAGATTGGTCGTTATACTCACCGCGTAAGATAGCTGGCGGATAGATGATTGCCAAGAAGCTGTGAGTTCTTACTACTCCGCGAGTTCTAATGTCTGTGGTAAAAGCATCGATGTCGAATCCAGGAGTAGCAGGAGCTACCGTCGTATTGCTCTGTCCTGGATTCTCTATCGCCGTCAATAGATTTGGTGTATTAATAGTTGGAGTGGTGTTTGCCATTTTATCCTCTTATCGCAGCCATGCTGTCTTGCCACACTGTGCCTGACTGACTCTTTACGAAACGTTCAGTCGGCAAGAAGAGGGCGATGTCCCATTCTGATGGATAGATGTACATGAACTTAGACTTCACGTGACCTGACAAGTAATGCTTGACACACGGAGCAAAGTACTTTAACTTGGCAGTGCTTTTCAAAAGATCGTAGCTCAGCTTGATCTTGGTAGACTCGTCGTAGCGAGTGTTGTTGGCGAAGTCATAGAGAGCGTCCATCAGTCGTGCTCTCATCGGTCTTGGCAGATAGTGAAGGTTGAGTCCCATAAATCCACCCGGTGCAGATGCATATGGGAAAACCAACGGAAACCTATCGTAGTAAGGCAGCGTATCTTTGTGTTTTGGATCGTAGAAAAACATGTACATCCCACCAGGAATTGGATTGGATGTTCTTAGCCTTTCTTTGTCACCTTTAATAAGCTGACGCTCATTGATTGTGGTAATCTTTTTGGCCGTCTGACGATACCAGTTACGCGCAGATTGTGTCCGAGCGGGGATCTGCCCAGCTCTGACGCCTTGCGTAATGATCGTATCGAATATCAGTGCCACTAAAAGTTAATCCTTAATTCGTTCTCTGTGAGGACCACAAAATTCCATCCCCTATCCTTACAGTATTTATCTGCACTTTCCCACTTTGCCGAGTTGACTCCCCACGTATAGACTTCTCGCAGATATTTCTTCGTAGGCTTGCCAGACACAGGTTCAGGAGGTTTAGACTGGGCTGCGGGTTTGATCTCAACGACAGCGACGTCCACTTTACCTTCCTTATTCTTCTTTTTGACATAGAAGTCTGGAAAGTATCGATGAACTTTTCCGTCGATAGGAGATCTGTATGGGACACAAAACTCTTCGCTGGCCCACTCTAAGATGTTGTCATGCGCATCGAGATACATCATGAACCTGAGTTCCCAGGACGAGCGATATACGATGTTCGTCGGATCCCCCTTGTATTTGCTGGGGTTCCTGGGTTTAAACATTCCCTGATATGCCATAGTTTTCGATATAAATAGATTAGCTCGCTCTATTTATAGGTAGATTTAATGGGATTACTAGACAAGGCAGTAGATTTTGTCAAAGATACTGCTCTAGATGCCGTCGACAGTCTTGTCGGGGATCTAGTCAACAGCACAGGCATAGGCTCATTCATTAACGAGATCGACTCGGTGTTCGGCGGGTTAGGAGAGCTTCTTCTCAAGTCTGGTTTAAGCTTCAGTATCACAGACTCTATAGCTGGCCAAAAGCTGGACAGCGTCATCAGTAGCGCCTTCGAAGAGTTTACAGGATTCTCTGGTAAGTGTCCTGAGCGCGCGTCTGCGGCAGACGTCTCTGCAAATAGACAGATCGCTCCGCAAGATTCACAGATGTACTACGAAAAAATTACTCCGCAAGGCAAGATAGAGAGAGCCCGACTAGACGTCAATCTCGCATCTACTATTCAGAGTGCTATTCCTTTTGACAGCAAATACTACATGTTACTAAGATTTAACATTTACGACACAAAAAATCTATTTGAAAAAACCAAGACGACCAATTTATGGAATGTCAAGTTGCCTCTCCCTCCGGAGATAATGGAAAGCACTGGAGCTAGCTACGAAACAAAAGACATGAAGACTGTCGGCGACATCGTTTCTAATCCAGGTAAGGGTGCTGGCTCTGCAGCGGCGGCTGGAATGCGCATTGCTAAAGCTACAGCTGGGACAGGTTTGGGTGCACTTACATCTAAATTAGGAAACTCTGGATTTTTAGGTCAAGCCGCTTCTAAAAGTATGGAAGAGTTGGGTGTCGATGAAGAAACATTGAATAGCGCGTTCGAACAATCTTTGGGTGTTGCACCCAACCCAAATCCGGCGGTTCTTTTCAAAGGTCCTCTCATGAGAGAGTTTACCTTTAGCTTTATGTTCCATGCCAGAAATGAAGATGAGTCAAATAGAATCAGAAAGATGATGAATAAGCTGAAAGGCTATTCACTTCCATCTATGACTTTTTCTGGAGACAGCGGTCTTTTAAACTATCCTCCTCAGGTAATGGTTAATTTCTTTCCATGGGACGGAGACTCTGAAAAACATTCTATATATGGATGGGGATCTAAGACGCCTTTAAGAATTAAGAGATGCTTCTTATCAAACGTCAACGTCAACTATGCTCCTGACGGAATTCCTGCGTTCTTCGGTGACAATGCAAGCTCTCCTGTCTATATTCAAGTTAGTTTGACTTTGAAAGAAATCGAATTCCAGACAGCAGAAACTTGGTTTGGTTCAGGATATAAAGAAGATCGCGATACAGCAGCAATTCAGGCATATGGTCAAGAAGCTCTAAATAAACCGACCGAAGCAGAACCCGGTGCAGAGCCAGCTCCAGGAGATAATCCTGCGCCAGCTCCAGCCCCGGCTCCAGCCCCGGCTCCAGCGCCATAATAGGATAGAAAATGAACTTCTTCAACGCTCTTCCAACAATCTATTACGGCGGACAACAAGTCAAGAACATCTTGGCACGTGCCAAGTTGGATCAGAATACAAAAAATTCTATCTTCTCGTTCTATCCGTATACCATTAGAGAAAACGACGGTCGAGCAGACATCATAGCCCATCGATACTATGAAGACTCAGGATACGTGTGGCTGTTATACTTTGCCAACGACGTCGTAGATCCTTACTTCGATTTAGGAATATCTGAGTTAGACTTCGATCCTTTCATTATAAAAAAGTATGGGTCTATCGAGAACGCACAAAAGAAGATCATCTTCTATAGAACCAACTGGGATACGTTCGAAGAGAACACCATCGATCCAAACGCCTACGAAGCTCTAGCTGGAGAAGAGAAGAAGTATTTTATTCATAAGGTAAACATGTTCGGAGAGATCGTAGGGTACAATCGTCGTAAAGAAGACTTGATCATGTCTACAAATCGAGTAGTTCAGATAGAACTAGAGAACGCCAACGGCACTTTCACTACTGGTGAAAAGGTCGCCGTGAATGCAAACAACTATGGATTCTGTACTTTCTCGAATACGAGCGTGGTGACACTGCAGCACCTGACCGGAACTTTTAACTATAGCACACCTTCTATCACATACACATTGACGGGAGACGAGTCGGGCTCGACAGCGGACATTAAAGAGAGCGAGTCTGCTGTTCACTGGGTAGCAAATAACATCTCTGCAAACGTAGAAGCCAAGTATTGGTCGGCGGTCAACTACTACGATTATGAATTAGAGTTAGATCGCGAAAAGAAAAATATCAATATTCTCGATGTCAGATACGCTTCGAAACTCGAAGATCAACTAAGAAATATGTTTAGGACATAATGCAAAACGCAGTAGCAGGCGACATAGAGATCAAGACTCTTAAGCTGAAGAGTAATGACGGGTGTCGCGAAGTAGACATTCGTAGACAGGTCATGAGAATAGACATATTCTTGGGCTTACATCAGCCTGTGATCTTTGCTGAGTTTGATATCATGGATGCCATCAACTTGTATGGCGGGTTTCCTATTCTCTGCCAAGGTGAATACGTAGAACTTGAATATAGAACTCCAGGAGTACCTAATACGGCCAAGTATCGCTTGTATCTGCAGTCTGTCTTGAACCAAAGGATCGAAGAAGCCCAACAGAGTCAGCGCTACATACTTAAGTGTGTCAGCGAAGAGTGGTTTATTAATGCAAATAAACTGGTCAACAAGAAGTATAAGGTCGAGTTGAGTAGCGCCGTGCGAGATGTTTATGATACACACATCGCGCCATATTCAAAAAAGAAACTACAGATAGAACCTACGAAGGGCATCGATGAGATGCTTGTAGCCCGTAAGACGCCTCTACAAGCCATCGATCAGGCCAGAAGGAATGCCATCTCCACTCGCCATCTCTCATCCTCGTTCGTGTTCTTCGAAAACCAACGTGGCTTTTTCTTCACGACTCTCGAGAGTCTGTTCGAGTCTGGTCAAAAGTTTGGCGCTGGAGACAGAGTGTTCTTCTTTGACAAGACTAACAACATCGATGCCACCGCTGTGACGATCAGAAACATCATAGCCTACAATCGTGTGGGATTTAGAGACGCGGGTTCTGCCATTCAAGAAGGCGAACAGAGCAACATCGTCTACGCTCAAGATCTATTGACGGGTGAGATCAAACAAATTAGACATGACGACGGCAAAGTTGCCGATAAGTTGGTGACAGCAGACAAGGGCGGAACTTATAACTCTGCTACGTTCTCTAAGAAATATGGCGGCACTACTTCCAAGACGATGCTGATGCCTATCACCACAGAGAAGCCTTCAGATATTCTTATTGCCGAGAAGCGAGCCATCCTACAATCTTACATGGTCAAGATCATAAGTAATACTGTAAGACTGCATCTATACGGCGACAGTGCTATTGATATTTCAGACATCATAGAATGTAAGTTTCCTGAGACTACCGCCAAGACACAGCTTCCAAAAGAAGATAAGTCTATCAGCGGCAAGTATATGGTCTCTACAATAAGACACGTAATAAAACTCGGCGATCGCCCTAATCATAGCATGTATGTGGAATGCATCAAGGGCAACCTGTTGAGTCAATGAGGATAATATGTCAGGTACTATTCAAAACATGGGTGAAGAAGGCTTTCGCTGGTTTACTGGCGTAGTCGAGAACCTAGACGATCCCCAAAAATTAGGCAGAGTAAAGGTCAGAGTCGTAAATCTACACGACGCTGAGCTGACATCTGAAGACATTCCATGGGCAGTGGTCATGATGCCATGCTCATCTGCCAGCGTAGATCAGAAGGGCAACTCTCCTACCGGTCTAGTACAAGGTTCTACTGTCATCGGCTTCTTCTTGGACGGGCAAGGCGGGCAGTTTCCTGTTGTCATGGGCACCTTTCACAAGATCCCGCGCAATGATCCTACTCAACACGACGTCAATAAGTTGGCTCGTGGGGAGAATAAGATTCGTAAGACCGTGGTTGGTCCTGAACCAACTACTGCCTATGCGGCCCAATATCCGTTCAATCAAGTATTCGAATCTCGTTCCGGTCATATCGTCGAGATCGATGACACGTCTGCTCATGAAAGACTACACGTCTATCACAAGAGCGGGTCATATGTAGAGATCAATGAGAAGGGCAGAATGGTCACCAAGGTGGTGGACGAGGACATGAACGTGGTGATCAAAGACAAGACGATCTATGTTCATGGAGGAGACATCAAGATAGTAGCTAATAAAGGCTCTATCACCATCGACGGAGCTCAGGACGTCAATATAGTTTCTAGATCCGAGATAAACCTCTTGGCGCCTAAGGTTAACATCAATCCATGACAAGTGCACTATACACGAGTGATTATGATACGACGTATAGTACGCTATACGCTGGCACATATGAGGGGACTTATGAAACCTTATATACGCTGGCGTATGAACTTGCCACGTACACAGGCACAGTATTTGTAAACTACGCTTCTCTCTATTTGGCCTCTTATGAGACAGATTTCACTAACGCATATGAAGAAGCGTACGATATTATTACTAAATATTCTGGCACTTTTATCTCAGAATACGCTATAACGACATACGAGTCAGACTTCGAAGGCCTAATATATCAAGAGTCCTACGAAATAGACTATGAGCTCACATATACTTCTGACTATCTTGTAACATATCAACGCACTTACGGCACGTTCGACGGTAGCTATGATCTAGAATATCAGACAGACTACTTGATTGACTATGTTCTTCTAAGTTATGAGAAGAGCTATGCTGGTCCTACTGTCGGATATAACGTGTCGTATGGTGGCGATTTTACCGTCTCTTATCTTTCAAGTGACTATTCAGCAAACTTTAACGTTCTTTATAACACTGAAAACTTTGATATTAGTTATGCTGGACCGACATATGATGGTACTACCAAATACATTGGAAACTATTTAGCCAGCTATACGTCTACGGATTATGAAAGAACTTACGGCACACCGCTATACGAACAAAACTATAGTCACACATATCAAAGAGACTATGATTCTGTAGTATATGACGCTGGTCCGTATATATTAACCTATGAACTTTTATATGATGAACCCGGATTTGGGTTCGGAGCTGCAGGTTCTTATACAGCAACATATTCTGGTCTATATGTTTCGCAATATCTGAGAGACTACACCGGAACGTATATCAAAGAGTTTACTGCAGCTGAATATAATCCTACAGTATTCAGCGACTACTCTGCAGAGTATGGTTCTGTATATGATATTACGTATGAAACGACCTATACTCAAGATTATATCTTACAGTTCGGTCAAGCTTATAACGCAGACACTTATACGACAGACTTCATACTGCCGTATGAACAGACTTATGAAACTTCAGGGCAATATCAAGAAACTTTTACTTCTGTATATCAAAAAGCCTTTGAAGCACCATTCATCGGTTCGTATAGTGGAAGTTATGCCGTAGAATATATCGGCACGTATGAGTCTAGCTATGAAGATGACGAGTATACTACAGAGTATACGGGCAGTGTAGAGACTCCTTATGAACTGATCTATGACGTAGATTATTCTACAAACTATTCTGGTGAATTTGATGTATTGTATGAAGGTGATTTTGTTTCTTCATACGCTAAAGACTATACTGGTGTTAAGACAGAACTCTTTGAGTCTCCATTAGCTGGACTTAGAGCGAAGCCGTCTGTCGCAGGTCTCGCTGCACTTCCAGAAAAGTTATTTACAGTGTACATGCCACGACCGTTCGAGCTTGAAATAACCAATAACGGGAACTTTAATTACAAGAATTTGATCGAGTATTTCAAGACTATCGGAACCATACCTGCGCAGCTTAAACTGCAACTGTTTGAGTATAGATCACGAATATCTGCTTTTGATCAAGAAGCTCAGCGTGCCTTTGCGGACGCCATCAAAAATATTGAAAAGACTATCGAGACTATTACAGGAATCTTTCCCAAGGTGTTTGACCGGCTAAAGAACTGGGAACACGAAATGGAATATAAAGTCAGAGAGTTTATGAAGAACATCGAGCTCTGGTTAGTCCAACGCATGATCAGAGCTCTTACTAAGATCCCGTTTGTATCTACATTCTTGAGCATCTTTAACTTCCCGATTCCTGGTCTAGGTCTAAGGATCTTGGACTACTTTATAGACAAAGAAAACTTCAAGAAAGTATTGAAAGAGAAATATAAGCAAGTAGAGAAAGCCATAGGTGCTATAGATCCAAAGATGATCGAGATCTATGCAGAGCGCGGCATCGAAGCTATCGAGTATAAGATCGAAGAGATCTATAATCGTATCGTGCAATGGATTAAAAATATCTTGAATGTGACAGTCATCGACATCGTCAACGCTATCTGGAGCTTTCTGACCAAGATCCCGATAATCGGCTCTATTATCAAGGCTCTAGGCATACTGATCGATCCTTCAATCTCTCTCAATAAGATCTTCGATGCGATCTGGGACGCAGCTGTTGCCAAGTATAAAGCCATCAAGAAACAGATAGAAGACATCTACAAGAGCTTTAAAAAGAAAGACGGCAAGGGTGGATCAGTAAAAGACAGCGACAAGAAGCTTATCGTCAAGTTAAAAGATATGGCAGATAAGCTTCTAGATGGCTTGATCGATCAAATTTTAAACATCCCGATCCCGTTATTCGGGACTGTAGGCAAAGTGATGGGCATAAACTGGAAAGAAGAAGTCAAGAAGTTTAAAGTCCACATAAAAGAGAATGTTCTGGTAAGAGTCAAAGAAGCTTGGGCCGATCTGATGGACAAGATTCGTAGGTTTTTTTCTGGTGCGTTCCTTAAGAAGTTTTATGATCTCATCCTCAGCCTACCTTCCATGATTCTGAAGATGTTCCCTATTCTAGGAACTATTCTCAAAGCCATAGAAATGGTCATAGACATATGCACAGGCAGATTCCCTGTCGGCACAGCCATGAAATTAATATTCCCCCAAGCCTTCAATCTAATGAAGCTAGTGTATAGTATACTACCAGACAATATTAGAGTGGAGTATACCAAATATGGGTATGAAGGGATACCTATACGCAAAACAAACATGTCTATGGGTGACATCATAGATAAGGCAAATATCAAGACCGACCTAGTTCCTGCAGGGGTTTCAAGACTTCCGAAAGTGGAGTTGCCATGACAAAGATATATGAATTATCTGGAATTATAAAGACAAATCCAGACGATCCTACAGAACAAGATGAGAGAACTGAAGCAGCAGAAAAGCTTTACGGGACTGCTGGGATTTCAATGGATCCCATCGCAGAAATCACAAAGTTCATAGGAAAATCTGTAATTCCAAGCTCTTCATACACATTTATCAAAGACAGCAAAGAGCGAGTCGTATACTCACAAGACAAAGACGTAGTAAATTACTACTTTCAGTATCGTAAGATAGGCGACAATACCGAGATTGTTAGGTTTAGAGAATACGACAAAAAGACCGGAAAGACTAAAGAGACTCGTTTCGTTCCCTTTAGAGCTTCAATAAAAACTGCGCAGATCACTAGTGAGATGAAATCTTTCGATAGCTTTGATGCGGTCGATAGGATGGCCGTATCAAATCAGACCATAGAAGAAAAAAATGTATCTGCTCCAGCTGGAACACCGATATTCAAAGCATTTTTGGAAGATGAAAAGGGCGTAACAATAGTTTTTAGCTCGAATACCAGCAACCAAATCACTATAAATACAATGATATGATAGGAACAACACAGATACATGTCTAGAGCGTCTTTTCAAACTGGTCGCAATAAGACTTTAGAGCTGTACAGCGACTTTAGCACAGACTTGACTCCTCATCCAAATTCTGGGGATGCCTTTCTTCTGTCTAATGAGTTTGCAGTTCGTCGCTCTATTCGTAACTTGGTGCTGACCAACAGGACCGAAAGGCTTTTCGCTCCTAATCTGGGCGGAGACATCAGAAAGATGTTGTTCGATCCCATTTCTCCAGAAACTGCACTCATGATAGAATCAAATATTCGTGAGGTATTAGGCAACTATGAGAAGAGAGCCAAGATCATCAACGTCGAAGTTACTCCGATCGAAGTAGATCAGAGCTACAGAGTTAACATATACTTTTACGTAGTCAATGTGCTGGAACCGACGGCCGTTTCAGTAGTTCTTAAAAGAGTCCGATAATGGCAAATACCAGTGTAATCCTAAGCAATCTAGACTTCGAAAGACTAAAGAATACTTTCAAACAGTATCTGCGGTCGCAAGATCGTTTCAAAGACTATGACTTTGAGGGATCAAACATCTCAGTCTTGCTAGATCTATTGGCATACAACACATACATGAACTCGTTCTATCTGAACATGGTGGGCAACGAGATGTTCTTGGACACCGCGCAGCTAAGAGATACTGTCGTCTCTCATGCCAAAGAGCTTAACTACACGCCTGCATCTTTTACTTCTGCTGTAGCCAACGTCAATATTCGAATCAGCGTTACCAATCCAGAAACGCGCGCTATCAGTATTCCTAAGGGCACTTCGTTTACTTCACGATTTAATGACAGAGTCTTTACTTTTACTACTTCAGAGAATATCGTCTGTACAAATAAGACGGGTGTTACCGGTAACATCTCGACCTTTCTAGAACAAAACGTTGATATCTATGAAGGCACATACGTCACAGACACATACACTACCGTGCCTGGAACGGTGCAGAGATTCTTGATATCTAATCGCCAAGTAGACATCTCGAGCATCAACGTCACGGTGCTAGAAGATCTGGGTGCCACGACTCAGACGTACAAACGAGCGACTTCGTTGTTTGGATATGATGAGACGTCTAAAGTATTTTTCTTACAGGGTGCAGAGAATAACACATATGAGATAGTTTTTGGAGACGACGTCATCGGCCGTAAACCAAAAGACAACTCCGTGGTGGTCATCGAATATCGCATCAGTCAAGGCGAGCTTCCTAACGGATGTAATCAATTTAGGCCAGACGCTTCTATCGGCGGATCTAGCGACATTCTCATTACTACAAATAAGAAGGCAGAAGCTGGCTCGGTCAACGAGACGATGGAGTCTATCAAGTTTAATGCTCCTCGAGCCTTTACTACTCAAGAACGCGCTGTTACCACAGAAGACTTTGAGAACCTACTCAAACTCAACTTCCCCGAAATCAATGCAGTCTCAGCATTTGGTGGTGAGACTGTAGATCCTCCGCAATATGGAAGAGTCTTTGTGGCAGTAGATCTTAAAGAGACCGACATTCTCCCTTCTGGTAAGATCGAAGAATACTACAACTTCCTTAAGCCACGCACAATGGTCTCGATCGAACCCATCTTTACAAATCCCGACTACGTGTATATCTCAGTAAGATCGTTGGTCAGATACAACGTCAACGTCTCTGCTCTTAGTACGGGAGATCTTAAGTTGCTGGTCATGGCAGCCATTCAGCGCTATGCAAATGACAATCTCAACGACTTCAATCGTACTATGAGATACTCAAAGCTCGTTCAGTCGATCGACTCTGCTGCAACGGGAATAGTGTCCAACGAGACAGATGTTCTAGCAGTCAAGTACTTTAGGCCGCAACTCAATAGAACTAAGAACTATGAGCTCAATTTTGGTATTCCTCTGAAGACTACTGTAGTTACTACAGGCAACTTCCATCCTATTGTTGAAGAACACATCATCGAGTCTACTCCGTTCAAAACTTTGAACGGACAGAGAGTGTACTTGGAAGACGATGGGATGGGCAACTTAGAATACATCTCGGTGAGCGAATCTAATCAGCAACATACGAGTCTAGGCTTCGCTGGCACAGTGGATTATGAGACTGGAAAAATATTCTTGGCAAACTTCAAGACTGAAGGATACGACGGCACAGACATCAAGATCTATGCCAAACCACGAGTCAAAGACATCTTTTCATCAAAAGATATCATTCTTAATATCTCAGCCCAAGATGTCGTTATCGATATTATTCCAATAAGAGAATAATGAATGAAGACCGTAGAACAGTTTATCTCTCCATTAATCGATAATCTTTTTCCTGACTTTTATCGGGATGAGGGACAGAACTTCGTGGCCTTTGTAAAGGCCTACTACGAGTTTTTGGAATCTCACTATCAGTTTTTGATCCTCGAAGATCTGACAGGATTTTCTGTAGGTGATACTGTCACACAAGAATTGGTCGGAGAAGACGCCTCCGGTACTATAGTATACGTCGATGACGTAGAGTCTAGCGTCTTAGTTTACACCACCACGACTGCACCCTTCCGCTGTAAACTAAGATGCAACGTGCTGTCTCCGTTTGTTAGCTCAGGCGGAGGCAGTACGTACATTGAAGAGTCGGGTTCGACGAATCCCCTATTTCATTCTCGTAAGGTCATGAAGTATAGGGACATCGACAATACTATCGATAGATTTGTCGTGCACTTCAAAGAGAAGTATCTCAAGAACATTCAGTTTGACGTAGCTACAAACAGGCCGCTGGTCGTAAAGAATTCACTGAATCTGTATAGATCAAAAGGCACAGAACGCGGCATCGATCTATTCTTCAAACTTATCTATGGGACGAAGGCAGAGATCTATGTTCCAGGTGAACACGTTCTTAAGCCATCTGACGGTCAATGGTTCAAGCCGATATATCTCAGCGTGTCTGCAACAGATCGTAGCGTAGATCTAGTAGGTAAGGTAATCAGAGGTCAAACTTCCGGTGCAGAGGCCTTTGTCGAAAAGTTTATTCGAATCAGATCGCGCGGCATCTGGGTCAACCTACTCTATATCAGCAACATGGTCGGTGAGTTTGTCAAAGACGAAGTCGTCGGCGCTGAGAAGATCTATTCAGACTCTCCAGTGGTGTTCGGCTCTCTTAAAGAGTTAAACGTAACTAACGGAGGATCTAACTTTGTAGTAGGAGATCTCGTCAATCTCAGCGCTCTACAGGGCAGCGGTGGGCAAGCACGTGTTACTTCCATCACTGACATTTCTGGTTTCGTCGACTTTTCGCTTTTTAAGACCGGCTATGGATATACGATAGATGCCCAAGAGCTTCTGTCTCTGCAGACTCTGAGAGTATCAAACGTAGCTACAACGACAACAGAATACTTCCACCTACTCGATGTAGTTTCTCAAGCAAATACCAAAGGAAGAATCGTAGGAATCAGTAGCAACGTTGCTCTCTCTGTTACCGACGCGTCGAGCCTCGTCACTGTCGGAGAAGAGTGTTATCAGGTCAATGCAAACAACGAAATCACTGCAAACGGCACAGTAGCACAAGTATCGCTAACTGCTGGTACAGGTTTCATTACATTACAAAATTATAGTGGGGTATTTACAAATTCTGTAGATCTACTCTTCAGAGCATCAAACACTTCTGCCACTTTCGTAACACTCACTACTGATATTTCTGTGGCCAATGTGGTAGGCAACAGTCAATCTTTGGCCGTTACTGCAAATTCTGGAGCTCCTCTTCAGTTTATTCTTTCGACTGGCAACACAGCAAACTTACACGTTGGAGATCTGATAAGAGACTCTAGCAATCTGGCTGTAGTCAATACGTACAACGCAGCGAAGATTTCTAGCATCGTCAACTCTACTGCCTTTATCGTCAACAACTCGCTGATCGTGGCAAACGGGTCTGCAAACATCGTCGTTACTAACACCGAGCCACGATTCGGAGCTACTCTTGCTACCGCCAACCTAACAGTTTCTTCTAACACGTCAAACACGACTCTGTTTGTCTTGACGACAGGAAATACGAGTGATATCTCCACAAATGATGTCATCAGCGGGTCGTCTAACACGCAGATAGTCAACACTTCAATTTCTAGTAAAGTTGCATCGATCGTCAACTCTACAGCATTTACTTCTAACTCTGCTCTTACTCTGGCAAATGGCTCTGTAACTCTTTCGGTTTCTAATACATCAGTGGCCCAAACCACGCTGACGAATACTTCTTTTTATATAGATTCTAGTAGCCTTGGTAAAGACGGCGAGTATAATGTTATTGACATTGATGATACAGAGGTTGCATGGTTCAATACAGATCTAGTGTTTCCTGGAAATACTAGCTATCTTAACACCGCGCTGGCTGCCGCGACTTATGGCTTTCCAAAATTCCCCAGCGCAAATGCCAATAGTTACGTCTTATCTGCGCTAGACATTCAAGCTAGAACGATAGGCAGCATAGGTCTCATTACCACTACAAATCCTGGCGAAGACTATACCGCTGATCCTGTTGCACTGCTCTATGAACCGAGGGTTGCTGGATCTGGACTTAAAGACTACTATCTGAAAGTAGAAGGCATCGACAAGACGTTCGTTAGCGGCGAAACCATTCTGCAAAGATTTGCAAATGTCAATACACTAAATGTAGTAGTGAGTAACACTAACGGCTTTACTGTCGGAGATTTGATCTATAGCGCAGCAAATAACCTGTCTAACGGCATCCTGTCATATGTCACCAGTAACACTCTGGTGCTCGTTGGAGTTTCAAATAGCGCCGGTTTTACTGCTGGAAACAACGCAGTCAGCTTCTCAAACACCACAGCGAATCAGGCTATCGTAAGTGTCACTTCTGGACAGCAAGAAAACGTTGCTCGCGGCAAAGTAATTTCGGTCGGGCTATCTGGATCTAATGACATATTCATGCAAGTCGAAAGGCTGAGTGTCAAAAACTTTATAGTCGGCAGCAACGTCGTAGGCACATCTTCAGGCGCTACGGGCAACCTGACGATATCTCAAGCAAATCTGACCACTGCGTCAATCGGCCTCGATGCAGTGGTCAACAGCACTGCGTTGATCTCTGCGGGTCTAGTTACTGGTTTAGAAGTCTTAGATTCTGGTCTAGGTTATAGTAACGGAGCTTTGATCACATTTACTAGTCTAGACGGAGAAAATAGCGGTACGGCCACAGCCTTCGTAGAAGGAACAGGTCAAGCTAGCGGGTTTTATAAAAACAATAAAGGTTTCTTGAGTGCAGATAAATATATCTATGACGGTGATTACTATCAAGAATATTCATACGACGTCATGAGCCGACTCTCTATCGATAAGTATAAAGAGATGTTCATGAAAGTAATGCACGTTGCAGGCACTAAGATGTTCGGTTCAGTACAGATCGAAGATAAGTTTAGTGTCCCTGTCACCATAGCTGAGAGTGTTGTAGAGCAAGAATAATGGCAACAGAAAAACTAGTTTCAAAGACGTTTAACGTACACAACGCTATTCAATTCGTTGAGTCTCTCAGTGAGCCTCAAAATGATCAGTACTATCTGTTCCTTGGAAAGCATACGGAATTCGTCAACGAGCCGATCGTAGAGCCAGCCTTTGACAGCCAATATGAGAAGGTGGTCAAGACATACGACAACATGATCCTCGGCAAGAAAGTTGCCAACAGCGACGTTCAGCACATGGTAGGCAAGATCATCTACAGCTACAACACTCCGTATGCAATGTATGACGATCAAGACGTAGATCTTTTTAATAAGGAATTTTATACAGCTGTTGCCAACGGTACCAACTATAGAGTGTACAAGTGCTTATATAATAACGATGGAGCTAACACTGGCTCCAACGGGACAGAACCCACTGGCACCTCGAACTCTGTAGTCTTTACGTCAGACGGCTATGCATGGAAGTATCTGTACACTATTGACTCTTCTACGTGGGCAAAGTTTACTACGACGGCACACATGCCAGCACTGGTAGATGCCAATGCCCGTGCTAGCGCAGTAGGAGGCTCGGTCGAGATCATTCTGATCAACGACGGAGGAGCAGGATACGACAATCACACAACTGGCACATTCACTGCTGCAGACATTCAACCGGGAGGCGTTTCTACAGACTACGTCTTCGGCAGCACAGCTTCTGCTTTCAACGACTACTACAAAGACTGTATCATTGAAATTACGACTGGTGCAAACACTGAGTATCGTACAGTAGTTAGCTACGTCGGAGCTACCAAGAGAGCTTCCATAGATACGCCGTTTACCAATACTCCTACGACCACTACCACGTATAAAGTCTTTCCACAAGTAAAGATCTACGGTGACGGAAGTGAGACAGTAGAAGCTCAGGCTTGGGGACTAGTCAATACTACATCTTCTAACTCGATCTATAAGATCGAGGTTCTTCCTGGAAAAGAAGGCGAAGGCTATAGAAGCGCAGTCACAAAGGTTCTTGCTTCCAACGTTGTCAGCGTAGACGTCGAAGCAAATGTTCGCTCTATCATCTCTCCCGCCATAGGACATTCTTACGATCCTGTTCAAGAACTTGGCGCAAATAAGATCTGCATCAGCGTCAGAGTATCTAATACAGAGTCGAACAACGTTATCTCGTCGAACGACTTTAGATCGATCGGAATTCTAAAGAATCCTAAGTTCGCGAACGTGTATATCACATATAGCGGCGGTGCAGAAATCTTTGACATAGGCGAGACAGTATATCAGTATAGACCTATTCAGGTAGTAGGCACTGCAGCAGTCAACACTGCGTCTAGTAATACCATTCTCAAAGGAACAGGTACACTATTTTCTGACGCTCTTCAAGTAGGGGATAAGATTCTACTCTCGAACTCTACTGTGTACTACTACAACACCGTCAACAGCATAGCCAACTCTACTCAACTGACGCTGAGCACGCAGATTACTTCAAACGTCTCCTCGATGAACGTTTCTATCATTAGAACGACAGCGTCTGCTACTGTTACCGACTATGGAAGTGGAGATCTTTGGGTCACGGACGCAGACGGCAAGTTTGCTTCTGGAGAAGCTTTAATCGGCACGGAATCTTTTACAAAGATTACTATCAACACCGTCAATAACAACGGCAGATCGACTAACGATTTCAATACGTTTATGCAGCTAGTTAAGCTTGAGGGAGCTAACAGTGTAGGTGTCTTCTCAGAAGACTCTCTTGTCTATCAAAGTGGATGGACTGGAGATGCAGAAGATAGACCAGAAGCAAACGTATTCTTTCAAAATTCATCCACACTCTGGGTAACGAACGAGAAGCACAACTTAGCCAATACAGGAAACGTGGTTTCTGGCAATGCGGTCTTCACTGTCAATAATAAATACCCAGGAGATTTGGTTAAAGACAGCGGCGAGATCCTATACTTAGAGAACATCGACGCAGTTACACGAGATTCTACTACTAACGAAAAAATAAAACTAATTCTGGAGTTTTGATTTAAATGGCTATTCAAACAGATCTTTCTGGCGCTCCCTACTACGACGACTATGATGAGAATAAGAACTACTACAAGATTCTTTTCCGTCCTGGCGTCGCTATTCAGGCGCGTGAGCTAAATCAGCTCCAAACGATTCTTCAAAATCAGATCGAGCGCTTCGGCGATCACGTCTTCAAGCAAGGCACGATCATCGACGGATGCAACATTACGTATCACTCATACTTCCCATATGTCAAGATTCGTGACATTCAGTCTGACGGCATCTCGTCTATCAACGTTTCTGACCTGCAAGGCTATCGCATTCGTCATGAGTCTAGCAACCTGCAGGCTGTCATCATTCAGACGGCTCCAGGATTCGAGTCGCGCGAAGACAAGAAGACTCTGTACGTTCGTTATCAGAATTCAGGAACTAGTGGAAACACTTCTGCCTTCTCTGCTAATCAGGTCCTGACAGTATACGACGTCAATACTCCCATCGAAAGTATTCGTATCCTCAACGGCAGCGCGGGCTTCTCGAACAATGACACTGTCGTGTTTGTTCCTGCTATCGCCGTACAGAACACAACAGGCGGAAACACTTTCGCCAACGTATTCTCTGTGGACGATCAGATCTATACTGCTTCGGCGAATCTGATCATTACAGACATCGACACTACGACCAACTCAGAAGTAGTTATTCTTAAAGTCAAGCCGGTGTCGGCTGACCTTGCCAACACCGAACTTACGGCTATCAAGTGGACCGTGGCTTCTAACGACACCTTCGTCTCAGCTGCAAATAACCAAGTCAACGGCACTATCGTAACAGTCTTTGGTTCTAATGCAGAAGCCACTCTGGCTACGACTGCTGGTGCTGGTGGAGGTACTATTACCTCGATCAACATCTCTGAGAAAGGTCTAGACTACAACATCGCTCCGCACGTTACAGTTCAAACTTCTACTGGCGGCGTTGCAGAGATCGATACGTTGCAACTAGAGCCGCAGACTTATAAGGCTCGGTTGACAGTTCTAGGAGCTCTTGATAACCCAGTCGGCTCTGGCTATGCGGTGTCAGTAGGCGAAGGCATCGTCTATCAGAAGGGCTACTTCACAAAGGTTCTTCCACAGACAGTTATCGTTGATCGCTACAGCGCTCTTCCAGACCAAGTAGTCGTAGGTTTCGACACCAAAGAAGAGATCATCAACAGCAATCAAGACACGTCGCTGCTCGACAACTCTCTCGGAACTCCAAACGCTACTGCTCCTGGCGCCAATCGTCTCAAGTTGTCTCCGACACTGGTGACTCTGACAAAGGAAGAGGCCGAAGCCAATACTCGCTTCCTTCCGATTATCGAGTTTTCAGAAGGCTATCCAGCAAAGCGCTTCACACAGACTCAATACAACGGCATCGCCGAAGAGTTTGCTCGTAGAACCTATGAAGAGTCTGGAAACTACGTCCTCGACCAGTTCTTGACGACCACAAAGTCACGCACAACGTTCGCTGAAGAAGCAAACTCTTTCAGCGTTGTCGTGGATCCCGGTCTCGCATATATCGAAGGCAAGCGAGTACAGACATACTACAACTACAGCGTCAAGACTGATAAGGCAATCAACACTGCCACTACGACCGTTTCTAAGCAGATCAATTACGGAAACTTCATTCGTGTCAAGGAACTAGGCGGCAAGTTTAACTTCACCACGGGTGACGTGATCTCGTTGAGAAGCGAGTTTGCGCAGTTCCTCACAAACGGCGGAGGAAACATCACGGCGGCTGGTTCTGAGGTCGGTACAGCCAGAGTGCGTTCTGTCTTGCATGAGCGCGGTGTTGCTGGTACACCTGAAGCAGTCTATCGCGTTTACCTCTTTGACATTGTGATGAATGCCGGCGAAAACTTTGCCGATATTCGCTCTATCTATCAAGACAACGACTACGACGGCATCGCTGACGTAGTGGTAGATACTATCGTCGTAGAAACTCCCATTCAGATCTTAGCCAATACAGGCGCAAACACTACCATCGTCCTAGTGTCAGGTAATACTACTGATCCGGTCACTGACACGACTGAGCCTTCTCGCGGCATCGGCACACCATTTTTCATGCCGCTGTTTAAGGAACAGTACGAAGATAGAGACAACGACTTTGACGTCGACCAAAACTTTAAGTATCGTTCTGGCATACAACGTCCTAGATGGGGTCGGAAGCGTAGAATTAGAATCGGCGACAAGCTGACACGAAGCGGCGATCTTGCCAAGGTCAACACTGACATCGTATGCGAAGTCACGTCGATCATCAACGCCACAGCATTTACAGTAAACACAGCTGTCGCGACAGGTAACGGCACGGCCACAGTTTCGTTCGTTAATACTTACATCACTACTGCTTCTCTATATGACAGTGAGAATTCAACTCTGATATTCTCTATCGATAAGCCCGCTCTTAAGTCAGTCAATGCCACTTCTTATACTTCTAGACAAACTTCAGAAGTTACGCTAGACGTCAACGGCAACACCACCATCACGCTGACTGGTAACAACACGTATTCTTCTATCAACGCTCGTCTGATCGATCTGATCCCTGTAGCCAACTTGACTTCGAACGTGATCTCCACAGGAAATACTACGACCACCACCACTTCGAATGTGGTTACTGGTTCCGATACAGTATTTCATACCACGTTCTATGCTGGAGACAATATCAAGATCGTCGGTGGTGCAAATACAGTATACGGCAGAATCACTAACGTCATCAATGCCACAGCTATTCAACTTGCCACGACTCCTTCGTCTGTAGTGACCAGCGGCAACGTATACTTGCACTTCCCCAAGAACGTTCCAGTAGATCTATTGAGAACAGATAGAATTGCAAATGCCACTTCAAATACGAATCTTGTCCTAGGCCTCGGTACTTCGCTCGCCGCCTCTGGAAACGCTGTGGCTTCGTACAACTATGTGATCACAAACGCAGATGCTCCCGTAACAAAGAACTCTCTACGTAGCATCTATGTAAGACTTAAACTAGCAAACAACGAGGCTGCTCAGAGCGCCATCGCCAGCCTGGGATTTGGTGGTGAATATGACTATGGTCGTGGACCGTGGGCATTAGGTTTCTCTGACGTCTTCAGACTCAGAGGAGTCTATGCAGCCAACGGCGCTGCGAACACGACTATTACCTTCAATTCAAACAGCGACGTGTCGGCAAACGTATTTACAGTAGAGTCTCTTCCATTCGCCAACGGCGATTCAGTAGTCTATACTGTTCCAAGCGTTGTTACCAATACGAGCATATCTGTAACAGCAAACAGCGCTGCACCTACAGTCTTCGTTATAGGCAGCAATACTGGCATCAATGTCAATGACCTCGTAGTCGGTTCTTCCAACACTCAAGTGGTCAACACAAACATTTCTGCCAAAGTCGCCACGGTCAATTCCACACACTTTACGACCAACACGGCAATCGGCCTGACGAATGCCACCGCAACTGTCACAGTCTCTAACACTGTCGCTGGCACTCCTATTACCGGCCTTACAGGCGGCAACACATACTATATAGCCAATACTACTAGCACGACGTTTAAGATTGCTAACTCGTCCGGGGGAGTCATCTCTGTAGCAGCGATATCGAGTAGTCAAGAACACCAATTCGTCGGAGCTCCTCTGTATTTTGGTCCTGATACATATGGTGTCTACGACGTCACAGATCAATTCTACGTCGACAGCAATCAGACTGAAGACTCATACAATACTTCGTATCTATACAGAAATGCAAACATTACTTCGAATACTTATTCCAACAATGATGTTCTTCTGATTAAGATCGACGTATTCACCAGAACTGGCGAAGGACTTAAGACTATTAAGTCATATCAAGTCAATGACGCAGTATCGTTTGCGAACGCCACAAATACATACATCAATACTGCCGAAATTCCTGAACTCTATGGCAATCGTAAGGGAGAATACTATGATCTTCGCGACAGCCTAGACTTTAGACCGTTTGCAAACAACACTGCGTCTGCAAACGGAAACTTCAGATATGCGCCTATCAATCCGACAGAGCCTACAGGAACTTCGAAGTATAATACTTCAAATAAGAACTTCCCAGTCCCCGGTTCTGCTATCAGCGCGACGATAGAATATTACCTGCCTCGCATAGATCGCGTGGTAGTCGACTCAGATAACAAGATTAGAGTGCTTAGCGGAGACACTTCTCCTAACGGACCGAGCGTACCTCCACAGCCGGCCCATAGCATGACGCTGAACTTGCTAAACATTCCTCCTTATCCTTCGTATCCTTATGCTCTGTCTGAAGACACCATCAAGTACATCGATACGAACATGGGCAACGAGAAGTTGCTAGCTCAGAGGTTGAAGAAGTATCAGGTAACACAGAATGTTACAGTAGATCAAAGACAGGCACTTCAGCCGAGAGCCTACAAGATGACCGACATCGGTCAACTCGAACGCCGTATTCGTGACCTCGAATACTACGTATCGTTCACTCTAGCTGAGACTGCTGTCAACTCGCGTTACATCGCCAGCTCATCGAGCGCGGCGTTGAATCGCTACAAGTTTGGCTTCTACGTAGATAATTTTAATGATGACAAGCTATCAGATCTGGATAATCCAGAGTACAGCTGCAGCATCTACGACAACAAGCTTGTGCCTAAAGTCGAACAGCTCATAATTCCTGTCCAGCCAAAAGATCCTGAGGATGGCGGCACTGAAGAGCCTGTGATCGAGCCAGAACCCTGCACGGAAGCAAATGCTATTCCGACAGATACTACGCTGATCTTACAAAGAACGCAGATCTTTGTCGGATACGCTACGACAGACTACGGCACAGTGGCTACAGACCTTTCGAAGTTTAGAACACAGGGTCCTATAGAGTTTAGCTCTTCTGCCGGTCAAGCAAAAGTATATGTCGACGTGCCATATGCATCTTATCGTGTAGAAGTTTATCAAGGTACCTCAAGAACATTTGTTCCTGGTGTAGACGTGCTGACTCCGTTGATAACTTCAGAGTCTGCAGTCGCATTGACCAATCAAGAAAAGAGACAAAGATCTCTTCGATTGGTCAAGTATCAAACATTCTCTTCTACCACAGTTTCTGGCGTCAACGTTGTCAGAGGCTCATCAGTGATCACATGGAATCATAACCCATCTGGCGGTAGGTTCTACAAGATAGTGGTCTATCGCGTAGAAGATAGACCTTTACCAGCAGGTCGCGCCGAGAGGTTTGTTCCAGAAGCATTAACTTTCGTAGACGAAGGAAAGATTGTCGTTCTTTATCCTGAAGATTACTTCTCCAAGAAGTTAGAAAGAACGATCGTTATCGATAAGATCATTCATCGCGGCGCAGTGAACAGAAAATCGCCAATTCGTATCTTGAGACCTTTCAGAGATACAAGAAGAATTAGCAGGATTCCTACGAAGCCGTGGGTAGAAGCAGACCAAGCTATTCGCATTGAGCTGTGCGGTCTGAAACCAAATACCAAACATGAGTTTATCCTCGACGGCTATAAGATATCACAGTTCGTTCGTCAGGTAGGGAAAGATATAACTGAAGACTTAGTCGCAGACAAGTACGGAAAGATTGTGGCTACCGTATATCTAAACGAATTAAAAACGACTAGTCAGACTCAGTTGAGTGAAACTCTGAGAGATCAGAGATCCACTAATAGAGGCGATAGAATGTTAGTGGTTGTATCAGAAGATCAAACTTCTAGCGCAGTAACAACCATTTCTCAACCCTCGTTTACTACAGACTATGTGAATAGCACGAATGAGTCAGAGGCGGTTGTTCAGCCTACTACGACGCCATCTGTTGTACCAGTCACTAGTGTTGCTACTGCAGATTCAACGTCTACAGACAACTTAGATGGATCATCGGCGTCTGGTGCAGATATTGGTACTAGGCTTATGTTTGCTACTAAGGGCACAGAAACTGAACAAGTTGATAAAGTTTAATTTATGGACGTCTCTATAAATAGTCAAAACAAATAGGCATTTTAAACATGAAGCTGATAGATTTTACAAGTTACAACAAACAAGAAGGTCTTCTAGAGTATTTGGGCGGAGGCAGTACTGCTCCGAATCCGACCTCTGCTGCTGGCACTAACACATTTATTGCCTCCAACGTTCTTCTTGTCGGTGATACTCCTGAAACCAAATCAGCGTCTACTCACGAAGACTTCGCAGACTTTGATGAAGCTCAGACATTTATCATAACAGACGATAAAGTCTTCGGCATTCAAGAGACTACTATCAGTTCTATAGACATATTCTTTGATATGAAGCCAGATCCTGTCAAGAACGCTTCTGGTATTGAAGAGCCAGGAGTAGTCGTTGCTCTAGCTGAAGTCGAAGACGAAAAGCCACGAGTAGATAGGATTATTCCACACACGATTAGACGCCTACGTTATCATGACATCAACGTCGGCAGCGGCAAAGACATCTATACCAAGGTTCTCTTAGGTAAGATAAGACTTAAAGTCAATAAGCACTATGCTATCATTATCAAGCACGAAGATCCAGGCTATGTGACTTGTAAGAATCAGATCGGTGTTCCTGAGGTGGGCGTCGGTGCTACGACAGACGTGACTTTCGATCTTCCAGGAATTAAATCTTCTGGCCTCTATAAACATCGTCATGGAGGTAAGTATTACAGAAGGACAAACGACGAAGCGGGTGGAATAAAGCCTATCATAGATCGTGACCTCAAGTTTCGTGTCAATGCATTAAAGTTGTCTGCCAACTCTGACGTCAGAGAACAAGTTTTCGTCAACAAACCGTACGAATTCTTGAAAGTCAAGTCTTCTCAAAATTCCAGTCTTCCCACCTTTGCATACAAAAGCATCACTACAAACGGTCGCGAATTTCTGGGAGGAGAATACGTCTATCAACAGACCGATCCCATTGCTGGCAACGTATCCTTTACGAAAGGAAATACGACTATCCTCGGCGTAGGGACTTCTTTTGATAACTTAAAGTCTGACGTTCTAATTTTTAGAGACGATACAGGCCCTAGAGCTGGAGCAAACGCAGAGTTCGATGCGCTGACTATAGACTATGTCATCAACTCTACTGCCATGGTCCTAGTTGAGCCTCCTTCATTTACTTCAGCAAATGCCAAGATCTTAGACACCGTCGTTGGCACTGTAGAGGATTTCAATAAAGCTCGTCGTAGGCTTGTTCTAAGCAACAGTAACGCTGCCAACTCGACGTTTAGATTTTCTGTCAACTCTCAAATCATAGGTGTGATGACAGGAGCCAGCGTCTATATCGACAACTTTGAAGAGCTTCCCGTGTCTGAGCATATTCCTATGTTTAACATTCGTCCTGGACACGGAGACGTCGACGTCGTAACCGAACACCTGTTTGTCAACAGACAATCTAACGGTGCATACAACTTAGATACGTCTAACGTAGAAGGTCATAAGGCTGCGCTTAGAAATAAAGAGCGCAACGCGATGAGAAAGTACAGAGCTCGCGTCCTTTCTAGATCTGTTGAGTGTCAGCACGATTTTCTCGGAGAAGGTGCCGAGAAGAGCAGATCAGTCAGAAAGATCATTAGATTTAAGAAGAGAAATATTCCTGGAGTTAACACTACTGTTACTTCTAACACCTTCGTTTTTCCAGACACTCGGTGCCCAAGCCCAGTAGATGGAGGAGACGATGCAGGAATCCCTGATCCCAATATCGTCATTAACCAATACATCATTGACAATACGTACAAACTAACTGTCAATGACGCTACTCAGCGCAATAACAACCTTTCTGTCGATACTGAAGTCGGAAATAAAGGTATTGCAAAGAGCAAGCACATTGCCAAGAAACTGACTTTTGCCAACAATCGGTTTGCAGAAGATCTCAAGGTATATGTTACAGGATATAGACCAAAGGTCAATGAAGCTATTTGTTGGGATCCAGAATTAGAGGTAGTCCCTAGCGCCAGAGCTACTGATATTCGTGTGTATGCCAAGCTCTACAATAGTCAAGATCCTGAAACCTTTGATGACAAAGCTTGGACTCCTCTTGTAATTACTGAGAACGCCAACATCTACGGCAACCCAGAAGTAGAGTCATACACCGAATATACTTACTCGCTGCCTAAGTATTCCGAGACAGCAAACACTCTCGCTGGATCCTTCGTAACACAGGTTTCTAATAGTGTCGTGGCTGCAGTAGACGTAAATCCAACAACGTATCTAGTCAACAACGACGTGATTCGTATCTACAGCGATCTGTTTCCTGATAACTATCAAGTCGCTGTTGCCGCATCAGTTAACTCTACAGCCATCGTGTTGTCTCAACCTATCAGCAACAATAGCATGGCTGGTTCTGGATTTAAAATCGATCGTGTCCTCTATCCTGAAATCGCTTTCACAAACGTTCAGAACGACGGCATCGTTCGTTACTACTCTGCCTCTAGACAAGAGTATGATACGTACGACTCTGTACAGCTTAAGATCGTGCTGCTGTCTCCTTCTGTGCAAGTCGTTCCCAAGGTAGACACAGTTCAAGTCGTAGGAGTCTCTGCATAATGTTAGTAAAGACCGACATCCCTGGCTATTTTAAAACGCCTGAAGGTGCAGTCATAAATACTAATGATGCTGACTATCAGAGAATTCTGAATGAAAGAAGACTCGCCAAAGAGAAACAGAGCTTCGAACAAAAGGTTGAAGATCTGGAATCAGAGATTAAAGACATCAAGAATCTTTTGATGGAATTTTTAAACGGAAGAAACAATGGCCGTAGCTAATGTAGACATCGCGACAGCGACATTTAAAGACTACTTCGATAAAGTAAATGAAGTCGCGACTTATGTTTCCAATAACATCGTCACGGCCAACTCTACTTTAGCGACGACTACTGGTAATGCCAGAGTATTTGGTATATTTTCCGCCAATACTTTGGTGGCCGAAGATGCGCTGCGTGGAGGTAACAATACCACCTCCAACACATTGAACATTACTTCTCGTGTAGGTGTCAGTAATACAGTCAACGTGGCGACTCTAAACGCCAACGTTCAGATCAATACCGCTGCTTTCAACGTATCTACCACTGCTAATTTGGTAGGTCTAGTAGCGGTTAATACTTCGTTAGTAGATGTTACAGGCAACTTAGCTCTGTCAGGAGCTAACAGCACTGTCAACAATGTCAAGATCGGCTACAGAAATATTCCGCAGCGAGTCAAGAACACAGACTATACTCTGGCGGCAAACGACGTAGCTCATCACGTATACGGAACAAATACCTCAGGAACTTGGACGTTGACTGTCGCAAATAATGCCACAGTAAACATTCCGCTCCATGAAGCTATCATGATTATCAACGCTGGCAACACGATGTATCTCGCTAATGCAGCTGGCGTCGAGTTTAGATTGGGCGGTCAATCTACAACTACAGGTTCTACTCGCACTATCTCTAACAATGCTATAGTGACACTCATTCAGACAGAGACTAATATTTGGTATATCTCAGGCGCCGGAGTACTGTAATATGAGCGGCGCTATGCTGGCAATGCTGGCATCATCATCTCAAACCACCATTGCTTTCGAGTTAGTCGTTGCAGGAAAGACTACGGATGGAAAAGCTGCCATCTATAGAAGTAACGACGGCGTCACGTGGAACGAAAGAATCACAAACGTTGCAGTAGATTTTAATAAGATCTTTGCTGTATCAGACTTGCTCGTCGCGACTACTACAGAGACGCCCAACAGAAATATCTATTATAGTAGAACTAGTGGAGAGTTGTGGCTCGACGCTGCAGGTAGTTATAACTACGATCTCAATGATATCGTCGTCAACGAGAATGCCGACGGTACCACTAAAGCCAAGTGGATCGTTGTAGGCGGCAAGTATTTAGATGCTTTTGTAGTCGACTCAGAGACTGGTGTAAGTAGTTGGAACGATACCAATCTTACTCCGGGAGATAAACTAAACGCAGCATACTACTCTACCACTCGTGATCTCTATCTCGCGGCAGGCGATGCTGGTACTATGTTTGTCTCTAGTACAGGCATCCCCGGGTCATGGACCAAAGTCGACATGCCCACAAACGTCGACATCAAAGATATCACTTTCGACTCATCCAGTAACACGTTTGTGGCTGCATGCAGCGGGGGTGGACTTCTCTATGCTAGAAATCCATTGAGTATGTGGGATTTGGGATATATCCCCTCTGTCACTAACTATGATAACACAGTATATGATATTGTATACGAAGCAAATTATTCAAATGATACCGCGTATGTAGCTGGCGTGCCGTCCTACCTTGGTGCTTTAAGCTACGCCGGGCCTAATATATCGTATGATTCGTATAGTGCAAGTGAGTATGAAATAGCAGAAACAATCTATAACATAGACTACTCTACATTCTATGATGGTCCAGCAACTACTTACGTTGGACCTGGAGCAGTCGCAGATCTAGATAATTTTGGTGGAACTTCGTACGACGCATATGTCACTGGAGGCTATCAGGATCTTGTATATGGAGGAACGGCCTTTACAGGATATGGTCTAGCGCAGTACGGTCAAGAATTTGCTACCTCTTATGACGGCACCATTTTTGCTGACATCAACGAGTATCAATCTACTACATTTGACACCAACTATGATGCAGCCTTTGATCTCACGTATCTCGGATCTTTCAATGCTAATTTTGATGGATCAACTCCATTTACTCAACAGTATGCTGGACCTACTTTCGGTGGTATTACGTATGAGAACGAGTACATTGGAGCAACATTTACGACGACTTATATAGCAACATACTCGCATGATTATGGTACTGACTACACTGACGATTTGTATGCAGGTGCTTATGAACCCGTCTATAATAGCGGAATCATTTACGACTCAGGAAGTAGTATTTCATATATAATGACTTATTCTGGAACAGGATTTGATTTTTTCCAAGGAGTAGTGTTCTTTAATGGTACTAAAGATGTAGGAGAGTTTCAGGGTCCTGCGAACTTTACGGCCACTTATACGCAGGGGGCTGGAGTCGGATATGACAGTAGCACAGACTATCTTGGCCCAGCATTCATAACTCCAGCGTTATATGCCACACTCTACACAAATAGCTTTGCCGATCCGATACCATATGAAACAGCGTACGATCTAACTTATATCGGAACTTTTGTTAGCCCCACTACGAGCGGCCTATATGAAACAAGTTACGCTGGTACGTATGTCAATACATATGAAGGAGACTATACTTCTACATATGATACAGTTTACACTACTTCGTATGAAGTTACATATACCGGTGGATATACTGGAACGTATAGCACGTCTTATGAGGGTGCATATACAGGCACTGCTCTAGACTCGTTTAACTTTAATGCAGTAGAGTATAGCCCCACTGCAAGTATTTTGGTGGCAGTAGGAGAATCGCGCGGTCTAGTAACCAGCACAGACGGCGGAGCTACGTGGTCAAATACTGGAGAATCATCCGGAGCAATTCAAGCTCTAGATCCTTCTACAAACATCGTGGACATCACATTCTCTACAACCCTCAATCGTTTCTATATCATTACAGACGACATTCTTTATCCTATTTTGGCTTCTACAAACGGAACTACTTGGGAAGCCATCGAATTGGGCGACCTTGAAACTTCTGAGTTGAAATCAATCTCCTCAAAGAGCAAGGTTCTTTTATAAATAAGAAGAACTAGCGAGAGGCATCATGGCAATTAAAGGCAATCTGGTAATAGATCAAGGCGCGAGCTTCGAGACTACCATCAACGTAACAGACGACGACGATGAGCCTGTAAACCTTGCTGGGTATACAGGTGCAGCTCAGCTACGCAAACACTACACTTCTCTGACATCTACCGCCTTTACTGTCGCGGTCAATGGGGCAGCCGGCGAAGTCACGCTCTCTATGACAGCCAACACTACAGCCAATATCGCTGCTGGCAGATACGTATACGACTGTGAGATCACGAACGGTTCAGTCGTCACGAGAATCATCGAAGGTTTGGTCACTGTAACTCCACAAGTTACGAGGTAAGCCATGAAAGCCCAGATAGCCAGAACTACGACGCAGAAGGTTAAAGTCGTTGGTACTGGCGCTGCCATGACTCCTTCTGCGCCTATCACACTCAAGAATCAAGTCACAGAGATCAGAAGCATAGAAGATATTACAGACGTTGACGAGATCGACGTCTCCAATGGTGCAACTCTGGTGTATAATACTTCCAGAGATAAATATGAGGTAAGAAAATTAGATGTCGGTGACTTAACCACCGAAAACCTACAACTAGACGGCGGAGAATTCTAAAGTGGCCAATAAGATTCAAATCAAAAGGTCTACCGCCAACGGTACAGTCACAGGACTTGCCAACGGCGAGCTAGCTTATACCTCGGCGAGTGAAGTACTCTTTATTGGTGCGCCTAACGGAAACGGAACATCGGTCGCTATCGGCGGTCTGAGAAATCCTGGTGTACTTACGGCCAATCAGGCCCTAGTCGCCAACTCGACCTCTGGTATCGATAAGATCATCGTTGCCAACCTTCAACCATCCTATATCTATGCCAACGGAGCTTCTGGTACAGGTGGACAGGTTCTATCATCAAACTCTACTGGCGGTGTATATTGGGCTACTCCCACATCTGGCGTTGCAGGTTCTGACACACAAGTTCAGTTTAACGATGGCGGTTCTCTGGCGGGTGACGCTGGATTTACCTATAATAAGACGACCGACAAAGTCTCTGTAGGAAATGCTGCTATCACTGGCACTACGACCAGTTCCAATACCACAACAGGCGCTCTCACAGTCGCGGGTGGAGTCGGTGTTTCTGGTCGTATCAATACTACAGATCTTGCTGCTGGCAATGACTCTGTATATTCGTCTTTGACCGGCACAACCCTTACTACAGCTAACGTCTTTGCTACATCGACTGTCAACGCTGCCATAATTAGTGTAGGCAGCTCGATAATCGCCAACAGCACTCAACTTACTATCGGAACTACTACTGGCATCTCAGCCAACGGTGGCCTTGGTACAGCTGGTCAAGTTCTGACATCCAACGGATCTACAGTTTACTGGACTACGCCTACTACAGGCGACGTCACTGGTGTAACGGCCGGCAACGGTCTGACGGGTGGTGGCAGTTCAGGAGACGTGACTCTCGACGTCGGTGCTGGAAACGGTATCACGGTAGCTACAGACACTGTCTCGGTAGATGGAGCAAACGGTATCAGCGTAACGGCTGACGGAGTTAACGTCCTTGCCAACTCTGGTCTTGTAGCGAATTCTACAGGCGTCTTCATCAACGTATCTGGCGACTCCACACTGATCGCCAATGCCACTGGCCTATACGTCAACGATGCGACGCTCTCTATCGCCACCTCACAATTGTCAGGCGACGTCGCTCTAGGCACACAGACGTCTGGCAACTATGTAGCTACAATCTCTGCCGGTGTAGGTATTTCTGGATCTTCTACTACAGAAGGCGGAACACCTACGATCGCAGTCGTAGCCAACAACGGTATCATTGCCAACTCGACAGGCGTATTTGCGGACGGTGCCAACGGCATCTCAGTCGATGCATCTGGCATCAATGTAGTAGGTGGCGACGGCCTAGTATCTAATGCCACGGGCGTACATGTGGGTGCGGCTAACGGTATCAGTGTACTTGCCGACGCTGTCACTCTGACCACTGGTTCTACACTGACTCTGAACAGCACCGGTGTGCACGTCAACTCGGCTCTGTCGATCACTGACTTATCATTGTCAGGAAACCTAAACGTTCTAGGTACTCTGACGACGGTCGACACCACAAACCTGACAGTAAAAGATTCTCTGATCGAACTTGCCAACGGCAACTCGTCCACAGACATCCTTGACATCGGTCTATACGGACAGTATGGAGCCACTGGAGCCAAGTTTACCGGTCTTTTCAGAGATGCCACCGACGGTGTCTATAAACTCTTCACAGGTTCGGCCGAAGAACCCTCGACTACAGTCAATACTGCTGCTACAGGTTACACTCTAGCCACACTTGAAGCATATCTAACCACTGGTGCTTTTGTCGCTAATGCCACAAACGTCTCGATAACAGCCAACTCAACGGTAGCAGTGTCTATCACTGCCAACTCGCTTACATTGGCAACAGCTTTGGCGCCGACTTCTGGCGGTACAGGCTTGAATACGTACGCCACTGGCGACTTGATCTATGCTTCAGCTACAAATACGCTGGCCAAGTTGGCAGCCAATACTGAGGGCACGGTCCTTCAGATGGCTTCAGGAATTCCTGTTTGGAATTCTCTGGATGGCGGAACGTTCTAATTATTAGGGGATAATCCCATTATACACAATTGTACGGGAATGTAAACAGTGAATGACGTAGAATTCGTAAATATTTACATCGAGACCATGAAGAATAAGTTAGTCGATGTTACATTAAGAGAGATCATGGCCGAGAGCAAGATTGCTCTTCTTGAAAAACAGAACGCCGATCTTCAAGCTGAGCTGAAGAAGCTTCAGAATAAAGCAGACAAGAAAGCTAAGCTTGCAGACGGCGAATTCTAAGACTACATAGTCTTCTGAGTACTCTATATAGAGGATAATATGGCCAATACTAAGATTCAGATCAAGCGTACGTCTGTGTCAGGCAGAACGCCTAATACCACGAACAGCTCCAACGGAGCGTACATCGATGCAGGCGAATTCGCGGTCAACCTAGCTGACAAGAAGCTCTTCTCATCTAACGGCTCTGCGTCGTTTGAGGTGGGCTCAAATCTTACAAACTTATCAATCACTTCATCCATTACTCTTAATAACGAAGTTGGCTTAAGCTTTAAAGCTTTAAGCGGCAATTCTGTCGGAATGAGACAACAGAGCGATGATAACTTTGTGTTTTATACCACAAACACTGCCGGCGGTCAACGCGCTGTATTTAACATCTATGCAAATACGTTAAGTTCTTCTCAATCGGGAGCTTTTAGGTTTAATACACCTATCGATATGTCCATCTTCGGCATATACGCCAACAATAGCTTAGGTGGTAGTGGACAATTACTTACTTCTGATGGGTCTAGTGTATATTGGTCAAGTCCAGGCGCGGCGTCGATCAATACAGCTGCGCAGTATACCTGGACTAATACACACACTTTTCAAGCCAACGTGGCGTTTACTGGCACTAACATCTATGTCGGCAACTCTTCTGTAAACACCACTATCAATTCTACATCCATAACTGCAGATCAAGTATTGTCGACCAATAATGGCAATGGTCAAAACTACAAAGTCGGCGACGATGCCTGGATAGGCGACATCAATACTGCAGATACGATCGGTATTAGAGGACAACAAAGCGCCAATAACGGCTACATAGTGTTTGGTAACGCTGACACTACTTCTAAACTAGGTAGAACAGGTTCCGGCGCACTGACGTATTCTGTCAATGCATTCACAGTCGGCACATCTGCATACTTCGTAACAAACGGCAACATCGGTTTTGGCAACTCTATTCCTGCAGATAAGTTGAGTGTCAGCGGAAACGTCTATGTTTCTGGAGAGCTGCTAGCCAACATGGCAATGCTCGACATCGGCAACACCACGGCCAACGTGGTGATCTCCAACAACGGAATCACACTATACGGTGCGACAACCATAACTGCTCAAACGATCTACAACACGACAGTAGGCGTCACAAATCGTGACCTGTTCATCGATGACACTGGCTTGATGGGCTACGTGTCTTCTATTCAAGCTGCCAAGACTAACATCGAAACCATGACCAATACGGCGTGGTTACACGATCTACGACCAGTCTCTTTCAACTATCGAAAGAAGGATGTAGTAGGCAACTATACTGAAGAGGCAGAATCTCCTATAGAGTATGGTCTGATCGCAGAAGAGACAGAGCTGGTCAATCCCAGTCTGGTATTCTACGACGTGGTGGACGGTCAACCACAACTCCGCGGTGTTAGCTATAATAAATTAATAGTGCCTATGTTGAATGAGATCAGGTCGCTCAAACAACGGATAGAGTATCTAGAATCTATGCTTGTAAAGTGACGTAACATGGTCGTAAGGTTCAAGACTGTAAGATTAAGCCCAATTATAGCAGACTCGGGCCCGAGCTATGAGAGCTCTTACGTCGGTTCTTATGGTGTGCCTTATCTTGGAACTTATGACACGACATATCTTGGCGCGTATGATTCTGCCTTCTCAGACACTTACACTGGAACTTTCGACAACCAATTTGTGGGTGTGTATGAAGGTTCATTCCAAGACTCTTATCTTGCCACTTTCGAATCTAACTACGATATAGTATATCAAGGCGACTTTACCGCTTTATATCTTGCTACATACGACACAGCATATGCTGGGACGTATACTGCGCACTACGCTTTGAGTTATGTGTTAGATGAATATCTTACAGAATATCAGTCAGACTACCTATTAGACTTCGTAGGAGACTATATAACTCTTGAGACGGGCTATGCTCTAAGTTATTCTGGAGGTAACACAGACTATGACGATTTGTTGTATGCCAATGCCGGCGCCGGCAACAGCTACGGAGGCAGTGATTATTTAGCAGACTTCAACGCTATATATTCAACAGAAGTAACACCAGCTCTAGAGTATGATACTCTTGTTGCGATATACGCTGGGCCCAGCGGCGGCTATCAGCTGTCTTACGTCCTGTCATATGCTGGCACAGACTTTTCTGGTTTATATGGATCAACTGCCACTTATACTAATACCTACAACCCCTCATATCTCCGGACATATGAAGGCGACTTCGAAGGCGCTCCGTACGTATTAACATACGTAGGACCAACAGTATCATATCTTGCAACATATAGCGGGCCAGCTGCCCAAAACTATGACGGAGCAAGCTTCACTACAACATCGTATGAATCTATAACTTATACAGGTCCATATCTTGGAACTTATGATGGAACTAACTATGTAGCTGCCGGGTTTAATCAGAACTACATTGGTCCATTCGTCAGCCCACCTTATGCCGCTGAAGACTATGACGCTAGCTTTATCGATGACTATACCGACGAATACGGCGGCGTCTATATTAGAAACTTTGTCGGTCCAACATACTCTGCAGACTATGCTACGTTGTACGACATTGTTTATGTGGGACCAGCGACACTATACACGGTCAGCGCAGATTACTCTGGCTTCATAGACTTTACTTCTGCGCTATCTTATGCTGCAGAATATAATCTGGGATTCGATACGAATTATCAGAACAGCTATACCACAGACTATTCTGATGTAGGCTTTAATACCGACTTCAACGTAAACTTTTCCGCTACGTATACCGGAGATTTTGCGGGGTCATACACCACTGACTACACTGGCAGCACCACTTATGTTGGAACTTATGCTGGGTTCATAGGCTACACCGGCGCATATCAATCAGACTTTGCCTCTTTACAATATACGCTGAGCTATACCGGGACAGGAGAATTCCAGGGCGTAGTATTCTTCAACGGTGTCAAAAATATTGATTTCTTTCTCGGTCCTGAAGATTATGATGCAGCATCTTTTGGTGGAGGCGCTACCTACACCGGAGACTTTGGTTCAATTCAATATCAGAGTGCTGCAAACTATGAAGCAGACTTTACTACAACGGCAGCTTTCTCTGATACATACGTCGGTCCAGCGTATGCCTCTGACTATACTACAGACTATACTCTAGGTTACACCGCCACGTTCACAACACTCTATGCGATAGACTATCTGACAGACTACACGACGACTTATGATCTTACGTATGAAAACGTCTACGGCGGTGTATATTCGGCTGCAACAAACTATGAGTTGGTGACAGAGTATGACGTGTCATTCGAATCTTCATACGATGTTTCTTTCGAAACAGAAGTATACGACACGACATATCTTTCGGACACCAATGTCGTGACTTATGTGGGCACGTTCGAAACGTCTCTGTATGATACAGACTATACAGGAAACTTCGAAGTTACATACACTTCTCTATATGAATCTCCATATGCAACAGACTATGACAATACGTTCGATGAGTCATATGATGCGCAGTATGATCTATCTTATGGAGAAGCATACGATAATGTGTACGACAAGACATACACGGCTGACCTCCCATAATTAGGAATGATATGAAACTATCTGATTTGAAATGCTACATGATCGTGGTCAAAGGAAACAAAGCTTCAGAGTACTACGCCGACTACTGTACACCGTCGTGGGAAGCGGTCGGCATTAAAGTAGAACGCTTCGACGCAGTAACTCCTGACGATCTGCACAGACTAAAAGAGCTGAAGTTTGTCAAGTATCGGACAGACAAGAAGTATCTGATGCATGGCCTTAAGGCAGACATCACTCCCACAGAACGTGCCTGTTGGTACAGTCATTTTCAACTGTGGCAAGAATCCGTATTTTTAAACGAACCCATCATGGTGTTAGAACACGATACATACCTCGAACATCCGGAAAAGCTTTGGTATGATCCTTCATATGGAATGATCTTCTACGACAAAGCTGCAATGGGTAGCTACGTTATTCAACCACAGTTTGCAAAAGAGCTCGTGACAAGGTGTATAGATAGTATTATAGGTTGCGGACCTTACGGACACATCGCTGCATACTCTGACTGGAAAAATACGGTGGTCAGTGAGCGTCATAAGAAGTACGTTGCATGTAGTAACCAGGTAATGAACGATGAAGTCGGTAATACTGTAGATCATTTTTGCAATAAGCATCCAGAGCATTGGCCTCCGGAGAAGTTTCATGAGTTTAAAAAGATATGATGATATTTGATCATGCTATACCATATACGTACTTGCCTGAGAGTGATCCAACTCTCAGAGAGTATTTAAACTATAATCCACACCACAATCGATACACTGCCAAACAGGTGGCTTCTAACCCAGCGCTGATCAAAGTCGGTCGTAAGGCAGATGAGACTGATCGAGCCGGATGGAGAGGATACGACAGAGTCTATAGCAAGTATCTCTCTTCTAAGCGAGATGAAGCTTTAGACATATTAGAGATAGGTATCTTCTTCGGATGGAGTCTTTTGGCTTGGCAGAGATACTTCAAGAATGCCAAGCTCACCGGCATCGACAACGTCATCGATCCATCGAGAACTGCAGAGATGCAAGAGATTTCTCGCAGATTTCCTGTGTACAATACTATCAAAAAGTGTTACTTTGATACAAGGCAGGAGACAGATTGGTATGAACTGTGGGGTAAAGAATTTGACGTCATTATAGACGATGGCGGACACCATCCTTCTAACGAACAGCTCCCTACGTTGACAAATGGCTGGGAATATCTAAAGCCAGGAGGTCTATATTTTATTGAAGACGTCAGCCATCGCTACGGCGAACTAGAGCTGTTGGCTTTGAATAATAAATTGGTAGAGCTTGAAAAAGAAGGTCACGAGATAAACGTGTATTCACACGACAATCTAGGTGCCAAGATGGTCACCAAAGGAAAATATGATAACACCACCGAGTATATCGTCGTATTAAGAAAGAAAGAGCATGACCAAATATCCGATAATTAAGAGACCTGAATTCATCGATCTTGAAAAGAGTCGAGTGCGCATGATCTTGGTCGCCGAGAACGGCGTCGAGACCAATGCTGAGATCGAAGTTCCTAAGAATCGAGTTCGTGGAGTGAGCGATCTTTGGGATCGAATCATGGACGAACACGACGTAGAGGCTATGCGTAAGGCGCGTAATGATCTAGAAACCAAGCGCCGTAGAGACGCAGAGTTTCATGATAAGAAGCGCAAGGCTGCTGTTCAGAACGACATTCTAAAGCAACTGTTTGATGCCAAGACACGAGCATTCGAGTTACCTTTTGTTCAAAACGCAGCTCCTCAAAATAAGGCTGCAGTGCGCAGAGCACCAAGCATTCATTTGCTAAACTTAGTCCTATCTGTATTATGCACAGAATATATGAAGGAAACTGGAAAGTCCTTCATCGACATCTTCGATGAGATCGAAGACATGCAGTTCGAAAAAGAAAAGAAGAAGAATGAGCCTCAAGATCCGGTATGATAACGGCAGAGAGAAAGACGTAGGATTCATCTACGTAGCTTCTCGCGACGTTCTATATTATGAGCTAGCTCTAATATCTTGTCAAACTCTCAGAGACTACTATCCTGATGCTCACGTCACGTTGTTTACTCATGAGAACTTCGTCGACGAGGAAGGCAGAGCAGAAGAGTTATTTGACACTATTATTACAGACATTCCTATTCACTATAGGACAAAGATGTGGTGCATGGCCCGCACTCCTTACACAAAACGGACGATCTACATCGACGCAGATTCTATGATTCGACACAGAGACATCAAGAAGATGCATGATTTTCTAGACGAGTGTGATCTGTTCTGTGGAAGTAATTTGCTCTATACTGTAGGAAATCCAAAGTGGGCGCATATAGATAAAGCTAGGAAATATGAGCCGATCTATCATGGATCTATGTGGGGATATCATACCACTGACTTGAACCTAGACTTTATGCAGACTTGGTTTGATGAGTATGTCAAACAGCGACGAACGAAGTGGCCACATGAAAAGTTTGCATATCGTGAGTGGCAGCAGTTTGATATGTTTACTCTATGGACCATGACGGTTGGAAGTAGAATCGGCATGTTTCCTCAGTACAGTAAATTCAATCCTTTGGACATCAAGATCTTGTCACGTAGGTGGAATTCCACAGGACAAGACCTTCCAGAAGATCTTGACGGTCCACCAGTGATTACTCAGGTCGATAAGTCGACTTGGAGTAAGATGCCAGCCACGTGGCAAAATATACAGGACAAGATTAATGAAAAACGTACCGTTAAAAAACGATCGGCTGCTGACTCTATTATCGAATATAATTGAAGATTTCTATACTGGTGAAGTAGACAAGATCATCAAGTCGAGCAAACCTATCGTAGACAAAAGAATCCCTGATCTGCATCCGACTAGCCGCGAATATCTTAACGAGGCGATGAAACATGATTGGCGCCACTATGGATATCCGCAAGGAGTCTGGGGATTCGGTATGACTCAGGTGCATCACAGAGATCCAGAGCCAGTAGAGCGCCTGAGGGATAAGATCAGCCTAGTCATTCGTCGTCTCGGTGTTCAGAGAAATGCTCTGATCATGGGCTATCCAGACGACGGATATATCGGATGGCACCACAACGGTAACGCTCCTGGTTACAACATTCTATTCACGTATTCTCAGGACGGAGACGGCAACTTCTCATTTTGGGATCATGACAAGAAAGATATAGTCAAGCTTCAAGATCAGCCTGGTTGGAACGTACGTGTAGGATACTATCCAAATGAAAAGACTGAAAAGGGCAAAGAGTTTTGGCACATGGCCGAGACCAAGAAGCAGCGAGTTACTATCGCATTTGTCATCGATCACAAAGAGATGTGGAAAGACATGATCACTGACATCTCGGGCGGTGAGTTTGACGTAGAGATTCTATGAAGGTAGAGTGGAGGACTGGAGTCGGGTACGGTGACTTTGTCACCGGTCTAGGATACGCCTATACCGCCAGTCTAAAGTATCAGCGTTCGGTCGAAATAAAGTTTCATTGGTCGGAGTCGCGAGATCATCTGTTTCATGAGACAGACGTAGAAACTCTACACGACAGATGCGAATACATAAAGAGTATCATGAGAGACGGCGATGTCACAGTGTCTCATGAGTTCAACAGTACGCCGAAGTTTAGGTTCTACAATCAGTTAGACGAGTGGAATCCTTTGCATGGGTTGTGGTACTCTACGTTGCAGAACGAGATAGTTCCTCAGAGAGTTGTCATGTGGACGAGCGAACACAACGTCAGTTTTCCAGGAATGGGAAAAGATCCGGCTATCAAACACTGGCCTGCCATTCGAGACAAGCTTGCTGATATGGGATACGACGTGCGAGAGGTCACATATCGTACACCCGTGGCCGAAGTCGTGGAGCTGATTCGAACGTGTGAGTGGGGCATCGGGTACGATGGCTTGGCACATCAGCTGTTCAAGTTTATGTGGAAGCCTCTAGTGGTGTTGTGCAGGCGTAGAAAACTCAACAGCGTATTGATACCGCAAGCTGTACTCGAGAAAGATCCACAGAGATACTTAGATGCAGATCCGCGGGTGTATGCGCGTAAAGCCAAAGTGAGAGTGAACGAAGTGCGAAGAATGTACGAGAAGTACTTAACAGATTATAAGAAGGCAGAAGATCATGAGCTATTCAATACCTTTGTCTATTGACAGAGCAGTCATCGAGATCAACGGAGGATGTAACTACTCTTGTCAGATGTGCCCGCAGACAAATCCTGGTCGTGGCAAAGACTGGCTCAAGAAAATGTCTCTTGAAGACTTCGAACGTATCGTAGCAGAGGCAGCTGCAGCAGGATTAAACGTCGTTAATCTTGAAGGATCTGGCGAACCTACACTGAATCGTAATCTGCCCGAATACATCGCCATCGTTCGTAAGTATGGCGCAAAGCCTTTCATCTACACGAATGGATTCAACCTACGTGGAGACTTAATGCGCGAATGTGTCGATGCCGGTCTAGCACTCGCGAGATTCTCAGTCATCGGTTACGATCGCGAGACGTATAAGCAGTGGATGGATCGTGACGCTTTCGAGCACGTAATTTCCAATGCGCAAAACATGATAAATTATATAGCTCTTAAAGAGGCTGACTGTACTGTGGCCTCGTATCACTTGATCTTGGACAACGATAAAGTAGATTGGGAAGTAGAACAGTATCAGAAAAACTTTATCGACAGAGTCGGCACGAAAGCTGAGATCTGGAAGATGCACAACTGGTCTGGCGTCTATGATGTGGACTATAAGCGCAGAGGCGAGCGTAAGACTTGTGGCCGACCGTTTAGTCCTGACCTGACAGTTCGGGCAGGCGGAGTCAACGGCGGCAAGTTGACTGTAGCTCCATGTTGTCAGACACTTGGACGAGACGCAGAAGCAGACCTCGGTACACTCGAAGGCAAGTCACTTGAGGAAGTATGGAACGGTGAACGCTACCAGTGGCTTCGTCAGATGCATGCCGAGAAGAGATTCGACGAGGTATCATTCTGTAAGGACTGCGACTTTCTCTATGAGGACAACGAAGTGTTGGTCTGGAAGAACAACGACATGGTCGCCATCAATAAGATGAAGGGCACCAAGTTCGATCTAGGCGATTTCAAGCATGAAGATTAAGGAAGTCTTTGAAACCTGTCTGACAGACAAAGCTGGCTCACACAACTATCACGAAGTATATGAGAAGGTTTTTGTAGATCCGCCTAAATCCATCTTGGAAGTGGGCGTTCTAAAGGGACACTCGCTGCTCGCTTGGGCCACTCTTTTCCCTTACTGTGATTTGACTGGCGTGGATATTACTGATGCAAAGTTTGATGCCTCGATAGAAGCATCTGGCGCGAAGATCGTGTTACACGATTCTACTGATCCAGCAATCAAAGATATTTTAGGAAACTACGACGTCATTATAGACGACGGTTCACACTTCTATAAGCACATCATTCAGACGTTCGAAAATCTATGTGACGTGTTTGAACATGCCTACGTCATCGAAGATGTCATGGGAAAAGAATGTCTAGACATCATCGTAGACAGAATAAAGAACGTCGGCGACTATCGTATAGAAGTATATCCTAGTAAGACCAAGAATGTAAGAGTCAATACAAACTGGATCTGGCACAATGTCAGGAAGGATAAAGAGACCACCATCATAGATCTATACGTAATCGTAGTCTATAAGAGCTGAGTCCATTCAAAGGTCAAGATGGGTTTGTTCGGATCAGGTCTCTTCATTCTTCTCCTGATCTTTCCATATATGTAAGCGCTCCCCTTCTTATCTTTTGGGGAGCGTTCTTTTTTGCCGCGAGACGGCTTCCGCATCAAGTACATATGAATCTGAGGCAACAACTCTTCAGTACCAAAGTGCTTAAGCTGTTCGAAATACTGTCTATCACCGTCTCTGACGCCAATAAGTTCTTCGTCGTATCCTCCTGCGCTGAAGAAGTGTGATCGATGGATCATAAAGTCATTGACAGATTCATGTGCCCCTTTGTTTAGATTCCATATCGTGTTGGCCATGAATCTATAGAGCGTGTCTTCTTTCAGAGGCCGGCGCTTGAGATATGGAATGTCATGGTCTGCATGAGGAAAGTTTCTGTCTACATCTAACAAGATTACCCAGTCGTTCGAACTCTCTTTCATAATAAGATTGCGACAGCCGTGTGAATTGAAACCATAGTCCTTGGTCACACGATACAGCTTGATCTTTGGATCTTGAGGTAGATGATCTATCGCAGGATCAGGAGACGCGTCGTCGACCACGATAAGCTCGTCGACGTAAGGCAAATGATTTTTTACAAACCTAACTAGATGCTCGGGATTGTTATAGTACGTAGTCCCGAGAGTTAGCTTGCGTTCTTCTCTATCCATTTAATATCTTGCTTGTTAAAATGTGTCCAAAGCACTAGAGACTCTCTGACTCCAGACTTTACCTCACATGCCATGTGTCTTAATATGGAAGGAAAGATGATGAACGATCCAGGACTCTTGTCTAATACCAACTGCTGATCTCCTACTTGAACCAGTAACTCTCCGCCTCGATAGCTATCTGGATCAGATAGATTCATGACAAAGGTGAACCCTCGAATCTTCTCTTTACCAGTTCTGATATCATCTCTGTGCCAATTAAACTTTCCACCCTTTTCATATCTAGAAAATTGGACTTCTGGCATTTCTGTCAAATCTAAGTCTGTCCAAGAATATAGCTCTAAAATATACGAATTTAGGCAATTGAAGATAAATGGAGACTGCTCTTGTTTCAGGTGATATATTAGACAGTCGCGAAAGCTTTTGTCGGTGTAAGTCTTCTTTTTGCCATAAACCGCTGCAGGTTTAATAAGCGGACGTATAAGATCTATGTCACGTCTTACTCGAGCTAACTCATCTTCTGTTATCTTTCCGCTGAATATTAAGTTCGCCATGCTGCGAGATCTTCTGGAGTATTGATCTCCATTCCGCTAAAGTTAGTGTTTGCTACTGCAACAGCAATTCCATTTTGTAGCCAGCGTAACTGCTCTAAGCTTTCTAAGTCTTCTTCAGGAAACTTTTTGAGAGTGCGATAGCGAATTAATGCTTCTTTAGTGTAACCGTATACACCTAAGTGCCCGTCCCCGTATGGAATATGACGACTAAACCAGCGAGCCATGTCGTTGGAATGTGTAACATGTACAGAAGACTTGTTCTTGGCGCATGCGGTGGAGACATTGGCAATATCTAATTTTCCTACAACTGCATCTACGACTTCTTGAGTGATATCCGGCATGTCGCCTTGAACATTGACGAAGCAATCATAGTTCAACTTCTCTGCGGCCTCAGAGCAACGACTCGTGCCGTTTTCGTGCAGCTTACTGGTCTTGATGACGTTGTAGCCAACTTCTCTGGCAATCTCATCGCTGTCTGTGGCCACATAGACGTCGTAGCCAAATGACCAGCACTTATCGACTACGTGACGAATAAGCGTCTTGCCATTTCCCATGTCGGCAAGCATCTTATTTGGGAATCGTGTAGACTTGAGTCTAGCTGGGATAATAATCGCTGTTGACATAATGACACCCTACTATCATATCTACGACCTCTTCGAAGTCTTCTAAATAAATCATGTTGTCTCCGTCAGACGGAGCCTCTGGTGGATTGTCGTGGACTTCAAAGAAGAAGTTCTTGACGCCCATGGCTGATGCAGCTCGAGCTAGGCCAGGAACAAAAGATCTATTGCCTCCTACGCCGGGTTCTTGCACGCTGTGAGTAACGTCGAACACCACATTTGGGTAGTTGGTCAACATAAAGTCTAGGCCAGTGAAATCTACCACCAAACGATTGTACCCGAAACATGTGCCACGCTCGGTGATCCAAACTTCTCTGGCATCCTTTGCCTTATCGAGGATGTCTTCGACGTCCCACGGAGCGACGAACTGGCCTTTCTTGATGTTGACGATCTTTCTAGTGCTAGAAGCTGCAATGATAAGATCCGTCTGTCTGCATAGAAAGGCTGGAATCTGTAAGACGTCTACACATCTGCTGTATTCGTCTGCGATCAGATACACTTGCTCGACGTCATGTACGTCTGTGAGAATCTTCAGACCAGGAATCTCAGCCTTCAAAAGATCAAAGTCTTTCATGGTGTTCTTTAGACCTTGACCGCGCTTCGAAGTAATTCTGCTGCGATTGGCCTTGTCGTAGCTGGCCTTGAAATAGTATTCTATACCATACTTTTTACAGACAGTAGAGCAGTGCTCTGCGATCATGTTAGAGTGTTCGAAAGATTCGTGCTGGCATGGTCCTGCAATGATTCTCATTATGCTTTACATCCTAACGTTCTGCGTTCAATGTCGTTGGGATCGAACTCTGCCCAGTAAAGCTCGAAGGCCACGCCGTCTGCTAATCCTTCGAACTGATGAAATACGCCAGGAGGCACAGCAGTAAAATCTCCTGGCCCTAACTTAATCTCGTTGACGTCGTCTCCGTCCCAGACTCTGACCAACATGTAACCAGATTCGATGAAGAAGCCGTTTGACTTCGTCTTGTGCTTGTGCTCAGAGCACTTATAACCTTTTTTGAAAACTATTCTGTGAAATTCAAACTGAGAGTTTGACAACACCAGCTCTGTGGTGCCCCACACTTTAGCGGATTTGGTTCCCATACTATCTCCGTATCATAATACTATATATCTGCCTCATTATAAATACAAGTAAAAGAGGTGCATAATGGCCGTTCCAGCAAGTAGATCTGAATTCAAAGAGTATTGCCTGAGAAAACTCGGCAAGCCAGTAATCGAAATCAACGTAGATGATGATCAGATCGAAGATCGCATCGACGAGTCTTTACGCTACTACTGGGACTATCACTTCGATGGCTCTGAACTAATATACTACAAGCATCCGATAACTGACACAGATAAAGCGAACAAATATATCACTTTACCTGAAAATATTATCGGTGCAGTGAGCGTGTTCTCTATGGGCGATCCTTCCATTCGCACAGATGACCTGTTTAACATCCGCTATCAGATTGCCCTTAATGATTTATATACACTCACCAACATTTCCCTGATTCCATACTACATGGTCATGGAACACCTCGGTCTGTTGACAGAGCTTCTGGTCGGCAAGCAACCGATTCGCTACTCACGCCACAAAGACCGTCTGCACATTGACATGGACTGGACCACTATGAGAACTGGAGACTTTCTCCTCGTTCAGGCATACGAGGTCATTGATCCTGATGTTTGGACAGATGCATGGGGTGATCGTTGGTTACAGAATTATTGCACTGCCAAGATAAAGTACCAGTGGGGATCCAATCTGACCAAGTTTTCTGGTCTGTCTCTGCCCGGCGGAGTACAGTTCAACGGCGAGAAGATACTCGACGATGCTCGAGCCGAATTGGATAAGATGGAGCAAGAGATGATCAATACACACTCGCTCCCGGTCATGGATATGATTGGCTAACATAGGATTGCGCTGTGTCGACTTCAGTATTCTTTAACAACTTTGGAAATAGTCAAGAGCAAATCTTGATCGAAGACTTGATCATAGAATCTATCAAGATCTATGGCCACGACGTATACTATTGTCCGCGCACGTTGATTAATAAAGACGACATCTACGGCGAAGATCCTGTCTCAGAGTATCGCTCAGCATACTTTGTAGAGATGTACATCAAGAACTTTCAGTCGTTTGAATGCGACGGAAACTTCTTATCAAAGTTTAACTTGCAGATCAGAGATCAAACCACGTTTACTTTGGCAATCAGAACGTTTGATAATGATATAGGATCTATAGAGGCTATCGATCGCCCACAAGAGGGCGACTTGATCTATTCTACAATGATGCGTCGACTGTTCATCATCAAGTATGTAGAAAATAAGGCCATCTTCTATCAACTCGGTTCTCTGCAGATGTACGATCTGACATGCGAGCTCTATGAGTACAGTGGCGAGAAACTCAATACAGGCATCAAAGAGATCGATGACATCGAGCGTAAGTACTCGACCAATATGTCGACTTTTGGTCTGAAGACTGAAGACGGCGACGTTATCACAGACGAAGACGGTTTCGATATAGTTCAAGAACAATACAGCTTAGATACACAAGCACAAGACGTTTTTGCAGACAACGACGAGATTCAAACCGAACAAGTGGCAAAAGACATCATCGATTGGACCGATATCGACCCGTTTAGTGAGAGGATTATCTAATGTTTGGTAAGACGTGGCATCACGGAACACTGAGAAAGTATGTCATTTATTTTGGCACACTGTTCAACAACCTGTACATCAATCGTAAGAATTCTAGCGGAGAGAACATACAGACTCTTAAGGTGCCGCTAAACTATGGCCCGAAAGAAAAGTTCTTGGCCAGGTTAGAAGGCAATCCCGATCTGCAAAATCCTATTGCCATGACTCTTCCGCGCATGGCTTTTGAGATGACAGGCATTCGTTATGCTCCTGAAAGAAAATTAACTACTATTAACAAAGACTTTAAGTTTCTTACAAACGGCGTAGCATATCAATACCGACCAGTCCCATATGACATGACGTTTCAGCTGAGCATCATGGTCAAGAACGCTGAAGATGGCACAAAGATAGTCGAACAGATTTTACCGTACTTTACGCCTGAGTGGACCAACACGCTCAACATCATGCCAGACATCGATTTCAAGTTGGACGTCCCAGTCATCTTGAACAGCGTTAGTACAGAAGATAGCTATGAAGGCGACTTCATGCAGAGAAGAGCAATCATCTGGACTCTTGAGTTTACTATGAAAGGCGCGCTGTTCGGTCCGACCATAACACAGAAGAGCGGTATGGGAGAAGGCGGGCTAATCACACAAGTAGAAGCTAACTTTAATGCTGTAGATCGCGAACTAACCTTCAACTATGCCATAAACAATGACACGGGTATAGAATATGACCTGACTGTCAAGGTGACTCCTGGATTAGATGCCAACGGAGATCCTACTACAAATTCTGCTGTGGCGATAGACAGAAGTTTAGTGCAACCTACAGACGACTATGCCTTTATCATAGACTTTACTACAGATCCCTAAGAGGTAGTTATGAAACATTTAGACGATGTATTGAACGTAGAACCAGCAAAGAGCACAGAGCTTGTTCCTTTTCAAAAACAAGATTCTACCGGTGATGCTCAGGTTCAAGACGATTTTCAGTTTGCTCGTGAAAACTTGATGGACGTTATTTCAAAAGGACAAGCGGCCCTGTTCGATCTCATGGATGTGGCTAAACAGAGCCAACACCCAAGAGCATACGAGGTTCTATCTACACTTATGAATACCATGGTCGGTGCCAGCAAAGACTTGCTCGACCTGCAAGCCAAGAAGAAGAAACTTCTTGAAAATGAACCTGACGCTTCTCCGCAGCAAGTAACGAATAACCTATTCGTTGGATCTACGGCCGAGCTTCAAAAATATTTGAAGAACAGAGATGTCGAGAGCTGATTCATACTTAGGTAATCCTAAACTCAAACGCGCCGATGCAAGAATCGAGTACACTCCAGAGCAGTTGGAGGAGTATCTCAGGTGCATGAACGATCAGATCTACTTTATCAAAACTTACTGTAAGATCGTCAACGTCGATCGCGGATTGATCAACTTCGAACTGTGGCCGTTTCAGGAAGAAATGATTAGAAAGTTTGAAGACAATCGTTACGTCATCTGTAAGATGCCTCGTCAGGTCGGTAAGACGACCACTGTCGCGGGCTTCATGCTGTGGAAGATCCTGTTTACAGAGCAATACAGCATCGCTATCCTTGCCAACAAAGACAGACAGGCTCGAGAGATCTTGTCTCGTATCCAGCTGATGTACGAACATCTCCCTAAATGGTTGCAGATGGGCGTCAGACAATGGAACAAGGGCAACATCGAGTTAGAGAACGGCTCAGAGATTCTGTCAGCTGCCACCTCATCGTCAGCCATTCGCGGTGGATCTTTCAACCTAGTCTACCTCGACGAGTTTGCATTCGTTCCCAACAATATTCAAGAAGAATTCTTCGCCTCCGTATATCCGACCATTTCGTCCGGACAGACCACGAAGGTTCTTATCACGTCGACTCCCAACGGCATGAACATGTTCTATAAGATATGGGTCGACTCAGAAGAAGGTAGAAATAAGTACGAGCGAGTAGACGTTCATTGGTCACAGATTCCGGGTAGAGACGAAGTATGGAGAGAAGAGACCATCTCCAACACTTCAGAAGATCAGTTTAGACAGGAATTCGAGTGCGAGTTTTTGGGATCATCTAATACGCTGATCAATCCCAGAAAATTGGCTGCCATGACGTTTCGTACACCTATTCAGCAAAACGATCTCGGTCTTAAGGTCTATGAAGAGCCGGAAGAGAAGATCATATATGCAGTGGTAGTAGATACTGCTCGAGGCGCTGGAGGAGACTACAGCGCATTCATAGTGGTCAACGTCAATACTTTCCCATATAAGATCGTTGCCACGTTTAGAAACAATCTCATTAGTCCTCTTATCTTTCCCAATGTCATCTATGAGGTGGCCAAGAAATACAACGAAGCTCTAGTTCTAGTCGAGACGAACGATATAGGACAACAGGTAGCAGACATTCTCCATCATGACATCGAGTATGACGGAGTCTTTGTAACTGCCAATAGCGGCAGAGCTGGTCAATCGCTGTCAGGGGGTTTTGCCACAACGACACACAGAGGTGTCAGAACGACCAAGCAGGTCAAGAGAATTGGCTGTGCTACTCTCAAGACGCTAGTAGAGTCAGACAAGTTTATCATCGAAGACTACGACATTATTTACGAGCTGTCGAGATTCTCTCTCAAAGGACAATCATACGAGGCTGAAGAAGGTCACGATGACTTGGCAATGTGCTGCGTTCTCTTTGGGTGGCTGACGACTCAGCCGTATCTCAAAGAAATCACAGATCTTGATATCAGAAAGAAGATATTCGAACAGAATGAAAAGATGTTCGAAGAAGAGATGCTGCCGTTTGGCATGTATTCCAGCGGAGATCATGAACACGATACAGACTTGAACGAGTCTTTATCCAAGGTCAGCAACGATCGTAAGGATGAGTTTTGGAACTCTGACTTGGACAAGCGGGAAATGTTCAACTTATAAATAAGACGATGGATATAAACGACAACAGCACTTTTGTCATTTTATAAATAAAAACGAGTAGATAAAAGCCTTTAAAGAGGAGATTAAAATGGCCGTTACTAATTTAGGCACTGGCGGTGGCGGATTTCAAGTAAGTCCTGGCATCAACATTTCTGAAATCGATCTAACCACAGTCGTTCCAGCAACCTCGACTACAGAGGGTGCTATCGCGGGTGTGTTTCGTTGGGGTCCTGTAGGCAAGTACATTCTGATCGACTCAGAGAATGCTCTGGTTGCTCGTTACGGCAAGCCTAAGGGTGACTTGAACCCTGAAACATGGTTCACTGCTGCTAACTTCCTTTCATATGGTAACAAGCTGTATGTCTCGCGCGCAGATTCTGCTACGCAGTTTGCTGCCGTCGCCAACAGCGGCACATACACTGCTGGTTCGCAAGATGTTGACAACGCTGATCTTTATGACGGCGTGACCTTCGACACAGACGTCCACTTTGTTGCCAAGTATCCTGGCGCATTGGGCAACTCGCTGCGTATCACGACTTGCACCAACGCCAACCAGTATAACAGCACAGTAGCTCTCGCCAACAGCACCATTCCTGGTACTTTCAGCGTTCTGATCGGTGGAACTACCGGCACGCTTTCATTCGGCAATACACAAACAGCAGACGCTACAGATAATACTGCAGCTTATAGCGTTTACGATGCTCTTTCAGTAGGAGACTTCGTCCTCGTAGGCAACTCTACGATCGGTACGCAATATCTGAAGATTAAGACTAAGTCAGCTCCTGCTATTACGCCGACCAACTCTGTTGCCAACTTCACAGTCGTAGGTAACACCGATATCGGCGCTAACACGCTGGTTATTAGTGGTAACACCTTTACCGGCCTAAATCTTAAGGTCGGCGACACTCTGTCGAACTCAGCCAACGTCGATGCGGTCAATACTGCCATTTCGGCGACGATAGCTACACAGATCAACTCGACGGCCTTTACTGTCTCGACTGCATCTGCATACGTGGTTGCCAACGGAACGACAACGATCACTGCAACGGGTGCGAATCGCGCTAACACTGCAACTTTCAACTTGACCTTTACAGACAACTATAAGCTGGGAACAGACTATAGCACAAACTCTCTGTCAAGATATTGGGAAGCTTTCAATCAGGTCGATGCCGCTCCTGGCCAGTCAGATTGGGTTGCAACTTACAACTCTAATACCTCTGCCAAGGACGAAATGCACGTCGTAGTCATCGACGAAGACGGCGAAATCAGCGGCAATCCTGGCACAGTCCTTGAAGTATTCCAAGGTCTTTCACGTGCCACTGACGCGAAGAAAGCCGGATCTTACACAGCCAACTACTACAAGACAGTCATCAACGACTTCTCACAGTATATTTGGGCTGCTTCAGATCTTCCTAGTGCACAGTCGAACACTGCAGCCAACATTAGTGCAGTGTCCAACAACACAGTGGCTGCCTACTCGATGGCAGGTGGTACAGACGCCGAAAGCGAAAGCAACATCGCGCTTCAGAATGTGTTGACTGCGTATGATCTCTTTGCTGATAAAGACACTGTAGACATCTCGCTTGTTCTGACAGGCAAGTCACGCGGCGGTACGCAAGGTGAACAGGTGTTCAACTATCTGCTAGACAATATCGCTGGCAATAGAAAAGATTGCGTCGTCTTCGGTTCTCCGCAGCAAAACGACGTAGTAGGTATCGCGGCACAATCAGCACTACAGAACGTCAAAGACTTTGCATTCCAGCTTAGAAATACATCATTTGGTGTTCTCGACAGCGGATACAAGTATCAGTACGATAAGTATAGCGACGTGTATCGCTGGATCCCTCTAAACGGTGACGTTGCCGGTCTATGTGTTCGCACAGACAACGAAAATGATCCTTGGTTCTCACCTGCAGGATTCAATCGTGGTCAGATCAAGAACATCATCAAGCTGGCCTACAATCCTTCGAAGGCCGATCGCGATGAGCTCTATAAGAATCGTATCAATCCGGTAGTTACTTTCCCTGGTCAGGGTACGGTACTCTTCGGTGATAAGACGCTTCTGTCTAAGCCTTCTGCGTTCGATCGCATCAACGTTCGTCGCCTATTCATTGTTCTTGAAAAGGCAATCGCGAACGCTGCCAAGTCTTCACTGTTCGAGTTCAACGACGAGTTCACGAGAGCTTCGTTCGTCAACCTCGTAGAGCCATTCCTCAGAGACGTTCAAGGCCGCCGCGGTATCTATGATTTCCGCGTTGTGTGTGACGAAACAAACAACACGCCGGAAGTAGTAGACTCGCAGAGATTCGTCGGTGACATCTATATCAAACCGGCGAAAGCGATCAACTACATTCAGCTCAACTTCGTCGCTGTTCGCTCAGGCGTTGAGTTCTCCGAAATCGCTGGCCAATTCTAATAAATAGAGATAAGGAGAAACTCAAATGGCTTTCAGTATCAATGACATGAAGTCGAATCTAGTATTTGGTGGTGCAAGACCTACACTGTTCTCAGTGAAGATCTTCAATCCAGCAAATAGCGCGGCTGATAATAAGTCTGAGTTCATGATTCAGACGGCTCAGATCCCAGCATCGACTCTGGCTCCTATCGAAGTCTCGTACTTCGGTAGGAAGATCAAGTTGGCTGGTGACAGAACGTTTGACACGTGGACAGTCACAGTCATCAACGATGAAGACTTCCTGATCCGCAACGCAATGGAAGAATGGTCAAACCGCATCAACGGACTTCTGACCAACCTTCGCACGTTTGGCGGATCTCAGCCTTCGTTGTATAAGTCGACTGCTCTGGTAACTCAGTACAGTCGCACCGGTTCTTCTCTACGCCAATACAAGTTTAACGGCCTATTTCCGCTGGAAATCAGCCCGATTGAACTCGATTGGGGTGGAACAGACACCATTGAAACGTTTACAGTATCTTTTGCTTATGATAACTGGGAAGTTGTCGGTGGTGTCACTGGCCGCCCAGGCGTATAATAGTCGTTATTACTTTAATATGAAAGGATTGACATGGAACTCTTCGGTTTCCAGATACAACGACGTCAGCCGGTTGAGCCGGTAGTTTCGTTTGCCCCTCCTCCGAACGAGGAGGGTGCAACCATGGTCTCGGCCGGCGGCGTCTATGGAACTTACGTCGATCTTGACGGTTCAATCCGTACAGACGCAGAGCTCGTCAGTAAATATCGGGAGATGGCTAGCCACCCCGATGTCGAGCTAGCTCTAGAAGACATCATCAATGAAGCCATCGTCAACGATCCTCAGAAGGAAATCGTCGAGCTAAATCTTGATGACCTAGAACAGCCAGACAACATCAAAGAGATGATTCGCGAAGAATTCAAGAACGTCAAAGAACTTCTCGAGTTTCATCGGTTGTCATACGATATCTTTAGACGCTGGTATGTGGACGCTCGTCTATACTATCACGTGATCATCGACGAGAAGAATCCAGGTCTAGGAATCAGAGAGCTACGTTACGTAGATCCTCGTAAGATCCGTAAGATCAAACAAATTAGTAAGAAGAAGTCAAAAAACGGAGTTCCGCTTCAGCAGATCACTTCTGAGTACTATGTCTACAACGACAAAGGTTTTGCCAAGTCGACTGGAACGTCCGGCATCGTCAGCGACGGTTCTGTTGCAGGCATCAAGATTTCAGCAGACTCGATCATTCACACAACCTCAGGGTTACAAAATCCAAAGGGTGACTTGGTCGTATCTTATCTACACAAAGCTATCAAGCCTCTCAACCAGCTGAAGTCTCTCGAAGACTCGTTGGTCATCTATCGCCTATCACGTGCACCTGAACGTCGTATCTTCTACATCGACGTGGGTAACTTGCCGAAGATGAAGGCTGAACAATATCTACGTGACATCATGACTCGTTTTAAGAATAAAGTGGTATACGATGCCACCACAGGTGAGATCAGAGACGATCGCAAGTTCATGACCATGCTCGAAGATTTCTGGCTACCTCGCCGTGAAGGCGGTCGTGGTACAGAGATCACCACACTGCCTGGTGGTCAGAACCTCAGTCAGATCGACGACATCGTATACTTCCAACGCAAGCTATACAAGTCGCTGAACGTTCCTATCACTCGCCTCGATCCTGAAGTTGCATTCAACTTTGGTCGTGCGACAGAGATCACTCGCGACGAAGTCAAGTTTGCCAAGTTTATTCAGCGCTTGCGCGCTCGCTTCTCCGATGTATTCACAAAGATCCTAGAGAAGCAGTGTATCCTCAAGGGTATCTGCACACTCGAAGAATGGGATGATTTTAAAGAATACTTCAAGTACGAGTACAGCGAAGACAATCACTTTGCAGAGCTACGCAACACCGAGATCCTGCGCGATCGTATCGCCATGCTCAGAGACGTAGACGACTACGTCGGCAAGTACTACTCACATGAATGGGTAAGAAAGCACGTGTTGTATCAGACAGACGAAGAGATTGAAGAGATCGACGAGCAGATCGGCGAGGAGCTGGATAATCCCCAGTATAATCCTCCTGAACCTGTAGCTCCTGTAGATGGTCCAGATGGTCCTACAGACGGCCCGGCTCCTTCTGAGAATAAATAGTTATAAATAGATTGTAGATTTGGAGAAAAAGATGTCCGAATATAATTTAGATGATATCATTGACCTTACTGCGCAGCAGAGCCCGACGAAAGTTCAGGACGCTGTGAATCACATCCTCGGTCAAAAGAGTGTAGAAGCTCTAGAGTCGATGAAGAGCCAGTTGGCTCAGTCTCTCTATGGTGATCCAGAGGAAGAAGAGCAGGAAGATGAAGATGACATCGACTTCGACGACGAAGACGAAGAGCTTGATGACGATGATCTAGACGACGATGATCTCGATATCGAAGACGAAGATTGGGACGACATCGAACTAGATGATCTCGAAGACATAGACCTAGACGTAGATTTAGAAGGACTAGAAGACGATGGCCAAGACGCTTGAGCAATTCTTAGAGGTTTACAGACCTAAGTCAGCTGACGAGCAGCGCTTCGTCGACAAGCACGTTACTGTCAAGAATAAGGATCGTAACGGCAACGGAGACGACGTCTTCCAAGCCACCAATATCAAAACAGTAGATCGTAAGAAAGATCGCAAGGGCTATAATCCCGGCGAGGATGATAAAGTATACGAAGAGCTGAAGGGCAACCAGCACAAGATCGATGCCAACAAGAATGGCAAGGTCGATGCTCATGACTTCCATCTTCTTCGTAAAAAGAAGAAAGTCGCTGAAGAGGCTGAAGAGCTAGAAGAGCTCGAAACCGCAACTCTTCAAAGCTATCGCAAGAAGGCACGCGCTCAAGGAAACAAGATCATCGATAATATGAAGGTAGGCGGCGGAGACTGGTCGAAAGATCAGGTCAATACCAAGACACTTCGTAAGAGATCCGCTGGCGCTCAAATGTCTGGCAAAATCCTACGCAAGCGCGGTGAAAGTCTGAAGACTGAAGAAGTCGAAGATCTAGATGAATCAGCGAAGGTAGCTGCGCATCTCATTAAGCGCTACGGCGACAATGTTCGTAAGAGCCACGTTCGCTCAGCTGCTAATGACTTCGGTGTAGATGCATCGAAATTGGCCAAGGCAGTCCGCGTGAAGCTAGGCGTCAATCGTCTAGAAGAAGAACAATTGGACGAAATCGGAAATACTCCTCAAGGCAAAGCAACCTTACGTTCATATGTCAATAAAGCTGTAACGCGTGTTGGAACACAGGGCATTACAGCCGGCCTGAAGATCGCTAATAATGAGAAATCTAAAGCAAATATCGATTCGATGAATAAGCGTCAGACGGGCATCGGTCGCGCAGTAGATCGGCTGACTAAGGAAGAAGTCGAAGAATATTTCTACGACATCACTACAGAAGCGAATGCCAATCTTCTGATGTCAGTTTTTGAAGAGCTGAATGCCGACAATCAACAGAAGTTTATTGCAATGTGCGAGAGCGAAGAAGGTCTGGATAAAGCTCTAGACTTTTCTATCAAAGCTTCGAGAGAGCTGAGGGGTGAATAATGGCTGTTACTATTACTTCTAACAAGAAGAACACCAATCTCTATCTGCACGTAGCTTCTGCTAACAGCGGTAATATCGTCTGCTCAGGTAATAGCACTACAACCAACGTAGGTGGCACTAGCACATGTATCGCCATCGGCGACGAGAGTCTAGGCGGAGTGTACATCACTCAAGCTTTCTTTGGCATCGATCCAAATGGATATGCTGTTATTAAGCGTGGATCTGGTGTCGTGGCTGTATACGATTCCACTGGCTTCGTCGACTACGCTGGTAGTGGTATGGCTTTGACTGTAGGTCAAGCAGCCAATCTCTCTGTAGAGTTTGTGGGCACAGCAAATGCTTATGTCTATCTCGAACTCCAGAAGGTTGGAACGTTTACCTCAGACTATATCAATCAAAGAAACACTTAAGGGATAGTCAAATGAAGCTTATCACTGAACTCGTAGAAGACGTCAAGTATATTACAGAGACTCGTGAAGACGGGAAGAAGAACCTGTACATTACTGGTCCGTTCATGGTAGGCGAACAGAAGAATCGTAACGGGCGCATCTATTCTGCAAACGTCCTTGAAAAGGCTATCAATCCCTATATTGAAAACTACGTTAGCAAGAATCGCGCTTATGGTGAACTAGGCCATCCTGATGGTCCTTCAATCAATCTTGATCGTGTGTCTCACATCATCACAGAGCTTAAGCGCGATGGAGATGTATGGGTAGGCAAGGCGAAAATCACAGAGACTCCGATGGGAGATATCGCTCGTGGTATCATGGAATCTGGCGGTACGCTCGGTGTATCATCGCGCGGAATGGGTTCGCTAGTAGAAAAGAACGGCACAATGTATGTCAAAGACGACTATCACATTGCCACCGCTGCTGACATCGTTGCCGATCCTTCTGCACCTGGTGCCTTTGTAAATGGTATCATGGAAGGAGTCGAATGGATTTGGGAAGGCAATCAGTTGATCGCTCAACAAGCCAAAAAAGCCGTCGAAGCCGCTGTAAGATCCAGAAACTTGGAAGAACAGAAGCTAATGATTTTTGAAAGATTTCTGAACAAAGTTTCGAAGTCAAAACAAGTATAAATAAAATAAAATCTCAGAGGAGTTAAACATGGATCCGAATTTAGAAAACGAAGATATCGTTGCGGCCGAAGGTACAGAGCTGGAAGAATCTGCAGCTGCAGATACTCTAAAGCCCGGTAGCCAAGGCGGCACTCGCGCTGAAATGCTTTCGACCTTCACTTCGCTTCTTTCACAGCTGGGTAAGGAAGATCTTTCGCACTTCCTGAACGACGCTCTGAAGAAGGTAGAGACAGGCAACGTTCCTAACGCTACTGCGCCTGGTGGTGGTCCTGCTCTGGGACAAATGCCGATGGCAAAGCTTGGTGTTAAAGAAGACGTCGAAGAGATGTTTTCAGGCGAAGACCTAACAGAAGAATTCAAAGAGAAGGCTGAAGTGATCTTCGAAGCCGCGGTCAACGCGCGCGTCGTTCTCGAAGCAGCCAAGCTCGAAGAAGAGTTTGAGCAGCGTCTTGAGGAAGAAGTTACTTCTATCCGTGAAGACCTGACCAATAAGCTCGATCAGTACCTCGACTATGTAGTTGAGCAGTGGATCGAAGAGAATCAGATTGCTATTGAGTCTTCGATTCGCACAAGAATCGCAGAAGACTTTATCGAAGGCCTGCGTAACCTCTTTGCTGAGTCTTACATCACAGTACCCGACGATCAAGTCGACGTTATCGGCGAGCTCGCTGCCGAGAACGAAGCGCTTCGTAGCAAGCTTGACGAAGAACTGACGGCCAAGATGGAGCTTGAAGCTCTTGTAAACGAGGCCAACAAGGAAGCCATCTTCGATCAAGTTTCTGAAGGTCTCGTAGCTACTCAGACCGAGAAGCTGCGTACTATGGTTGAAGGCATCGAGTTTAATAACGAAGAGACATACAAGAAGAAGCTCGAGATCATCAAAGAAAAGTACTTTGGCAACGGAAAGCCCTCATCGACTGCTAATCTAATCAACGAAGCAGTTGAAGGTCTTGAAGAGTCCGCGCCAGTCCCCGGACACATGGCAAAGTACGTGGCTGCTATTTCGAAAACAAGTAAATAATAAATAATAAGTCAGTCCTAAAAAGGAGAATAGTAAGATGTTAGCTGAGGAAATTCAAAACAAGTGGAAGGCTGTTCTAGAGCATGACGATCTCCCGGAGATCGGTTCTGCTCATAAGCGCGCCGTCACTGCACAGATCCTTGAAAACACCGAGAACGCTCTGCGTGAAGCTGGTGCCATGGGATCTTCACAGCAGCTTCTGGGTGAAGCTGTTCCCACCAACTCAACTGGTTCGTCTGTAGACAACTTCGACCCCGTTCTGATCTCGCTCGTGCGTCGCTCGATGCCGAACCTGATCGCCTATGACATCTGCGGCGTTCAGCCGATGACCGGTCCTACCGGCCTCATCTTCGCTATGCGCTCGCGTTATGGCACACAGGGTGGCGACGAAGCCTTCTACAACGAAGCCAACACAGGTCACGCTTCGCGCCTCGGCTCGAACTCTGGCTATGCTGCTACAGGCGCTGCTTCTGAAACAGCCGTCGGTGGTAACACTGTCTCGACAGCTCTGTATGCTTCGAACAACGCCGGTAATACCACATACAACACCACAGCTGGTCTGATCCTCGGAACAGCCGAAGCTCTGGGTTCAAACTCGACAGCCATCTTCCCGGAAATGGCGTTCAGCATCGAGAAGGTCACAGTGTCTGCTAAGACGCGCGCCCTGAAGGCTGAATACTCGCTTGAACTCGCACAGGACCTGAAGGCAATTCACGGTCTTGACGCCGAGAGCGAGCTGTCAAACATTCTTTCGGCTGAAATCCTTGCGGAAATCAACCGTGAAGTTGTTCGCTCGATCATCATCACTGCTCAGCAGGGTGCGACAGAAGGTACTACAACTTCGGGTATCTTCGATCTTGACACCGACTCAAACGGCCGTTGGTCAGTTGAAAAGTTCAAGGGTCTCCTGTTCCAGATCGAACGCGAAGCCAACAAGATCGCTAAAGACACCCGTCGCGGTAAGGGTAACATCATCATCTGTTCGTCGGACGTTGCTTCGGCTCTTCAGATGGCTGGTGTTCTTGACTACGCTCCGGCTCTTAACAGCAACAACCTGAACATCGATGACACTGGCAACACGTTCGCCGGCGTTCTCAATGGTCGTATGCGCGTATACATCGATCCTTATGCTCTGACAAACTACATGGTTGTCGGTTACAAGGGTTCGAATCCGTACGACGCTGGCCTGTTCTATTGCCCGTACGTTCCGCTTCAGATGGTTCGCGCGGTTGATCAGAACACCTTCCAGCCGAAGATCGGTTTCAAGACACGCTACGGCATGGCGCCGAATCCGTTCGCCAAGGGTACCACAGCGGCTGATGCCAATGCTGTCCTTGAGCAGGACTCGAACGTCTACTATCGTCGCGTTCTGGTTAACAACCTGATGTGATTTGAACTTTTAAAGTTCGAATTTAATAAATACTCCCAGGGGAAACTCTGGGAGTATTTTTATGCAAGAAAAATATGGATTTGTATATCTCTGGTATGATCGCAAACACAAGAGATATTATATAGGCTGCCACTGGGGAAATGAAAATGATGGGTATATTTGTAGCTCTTCATGGATGAAGAAGGCTTATAAAAATAGAATGAAAGATTTTAAGAGAAGAATATTGAAAACGAATATTCGACATAGACCAGACATGTATATTGAAGAACAGCGATGGCTTAACATGATTAAGAAGGAAGAAATAAAACCACTTAATGCCAAACCTAGATATTATAATCTTAATACACATGTTGGTAATCTGTGGCATCAATATGATAAGCATGTCAAAACTATCGGGCAAAAAATATCTGAAGCTAAAAAGGGCGTAAAGAATGGGCCAATGTCTGAAGAACGCCGTCGCAATATCAGCGAAGCTAAAAAGAAAGCGCTAATTGCTCGTGGAGGCTTTTCAGACGAACATAGACAAAAATTACGAGAAGCTAAATTGGGAACATCTAGAAGCTCTGAAGCCAAGAAAAAAACTTCAGAATCATTAAAACAAACATGGAAGCTCAAAAAAGCATATATAGATTAGAACCAGATCCGAGTTAATCGGACTTAGTATTAGGACTAGGAGGGGGGATCGAAAGATCCTCCCTCTTTTTTCATGTACATATAAATAGGTTATGGTATAATAGCTATTAAGAGCCTAATATAATGTCTGCATATCAACCGCCCAATAAGAACTTTCTAAGCCCATTTGGCTTCAGAATGTCTATGAAGAGGACTCCTAATACGGAGTACTTTGTTCAATCTGTGTCTATTCCAGGGGTTAATCTGGCCTTCGGTACACAGCTTACTCCCTTTACACCTATCTCTCATCCTACTAGCATGTCATATGGTGACTTAACTGTCACCTTTAAGGTTGCCGAAGATTTGACCAACTATCTCGAGATCTTTAACTGGATTACAGATATCGGGGCAGCTGTTAATTTTGACGGAGCTAAAGCTCTGGCAAATAAATCTTACGGTGAAGCGGATTATGGGTTTAAATCTGACGTGACTGTTAGTATACTGAATAGTGCGATGAAGCCAAACGTCAGATACAAGTTCTATGACGCGTTCCCTATCGATCTCAGCGAGATGACAATGGACGCCACGCTGAGCGACGTAGACTACGTGACTGCCACTGTAACCTTTAGATTCTTGAGGCCTGAAATCGTAGTCGTATAAATTATAATATGGAGTTATTATGAAGCTTGATGATATTTTTTCGTTGTGGGAACAAGACAGTAAGGTCAACAAGGCAGAGCTAGGCGACGCAGCTCTCAACATTTCCCAACTACATAACAAGTACTATCGTATCTTTGTCAACGAACGGCTCGTCCTTCGGAAGTATGAATCCGAGATGAAGCAGCTGCGTCTGGCAAAACATGAGTTCTTTCTTCTAGGTCCGACCGAAGAGACGCGTGATGCTGGCTGGGAACTTCCAGCGGTAGGACGGCCTCTTAAGTCCGACATTCCCACTTACATCGAAGCAGACAAAGACATCATCGAACTTTCTCTGAAGATCGGTATGCAGAGCGAGAAGGTAGATCTCCTATCTTCCATACTCAAGACCATTGCCCAGAGAAGTTTCAATGTCAAGGCAGCGATCGAGTGGGAGCGTTTCAAAGTAGGTGCATAATTGACTGACGTCCATCTCAAATACATCAACGCAGTACACGTCAAGGTGGAGGCAGACGCTTCTACTATCATGGAGTTGTCAGAAGCTCTGACCTTCATGGCGCCTAACTATCGCTTCAATCCAAAGTATAAAGCTCGAGTGTGGGACGGCAAGATTCGACTAGTCAATGGTATGTCTGGCTACGTATACGCTGGTCTGGCAAAGAGGATCAAAAGATTCTGCGACACTCGAGGATACACGTTTAGCTTTGACAAAGAGTTACAGTACACAGACATCACTGCAGACCAAGTCAAAGACTTTATCAAGACTCTCAATATCCCTGAAAAGTTTGAGAGCCGTGACTATCAGGTCGATTCGATCGTCAAGTGCATAACCTCAGGCAGAAGGACACTAATTAGTCCTACTTCCTCAGGCAAGTCTTTCATGATCTATGTCATCATGAGATGGTATCAACAGTTTGGCCATAAGTGTCTGATCATCGTCCCGACTATTGGGCTGGTCAACCAGATGGAAAGCGATTTTAGGGATTATGGATATGTCGATAATGTCAGCCTCAGTACTAATGGTATCGATCGTGGCGATGATATACCCGCTGCAGCGGTTATCACGACATGGCAGTCGCTCAACAACGGAAAAACCAAGATGCACAAGTCCTGGTACTCCCAATTCGGGTGCGTGTTTGGAGATGAAGCTCACGGCGCAAAGGCAACGAGTCTCATACAAATCTTATCTAGCCTCGAAGGATGCAAATATCGGTTCGGTACTACAGGCACCCTCGATGGAGACCCGCTCAACGAGACGACGATCGAAGGGCTCTTCGGACCTCGCTATAAATCGGTCACAACAAAAGACTTGATGGAGAGCGGCCACGTCTCGAAGCTCAAGATCAAGTGCATCGTCCTCAAGTATCCTGAAGAGGTGTGCAAAGAGTTTCATCGCGGCATCCCCATCATTGGATCTACAAAGAAAAAGTACAAGACTTATCAAGAGGAGATCGATTTCCTCGTAGACTATGAAGCCCGCAACGAGTTTCTGAAGAAGTTGACGTTGTCTTTGAAGGGTAACAAATTGCTTTTCTTTAGAATCATCGATCACGGCAAGAAGATGTATGATCTTATTACTGGAGCCAGCCAGCACAACGTGTTCTATATCGACGGCAGCGTAGATGGAACTTCGCGCGAAGACATTCGTAAAGCTATCGAGGAAGAACACAACGCCACGCTGATCGCTTCGTTGGGTACTACGTCTACTGGTGTCAGCATAAATAAGTTACACCACATGATAGCTGCAAGCCCGTCTAAGTCAAAGATCAAGGTGCTTCAGTCTATCGGTCGTATGTTACGCATGCACAAAGACAAAGAAGAGGCTGTGCTGTACGACGTCGTAGATGATCTTTCCTACAAAGGTAAACAAAACTTTACACTCAGACATTTCTTAGAGCGTTGTCAGATCTATGATGCTGAAAAGTTTGAGTTCGAGATACACAACGTGAGGTTACAATGACACATGTTTTAATCAAGTTAATTACTGGCGAAGAGATCATCGGGGAGTCAGTTGACTCCTCAATTGGTATGATCGACGGTAAAATTGTTATCACTGAGCCCAAACAGATCTATTGGGGCATGGAAAGTAATCGAGTCACGGCCCGTTTGTTTCCTTTTATGATGTATTCTGAAGAAAAAACGTTTACAATCAATGAAAATCATGTTATAACTTATACTACTAAGGTTACTAAAGAACTGATAGACAACTATAAGTCTAGTTTTGTCAAGAACAAGATATCAGACGCCGAATCTGCCGTAGTAGATTTTCTAAAAAATATGAAACCACATAGCATAAACTGAGAACCACATGAAATCAACCAGAGGTAAAGGTGTACACTACGTCGACAACAAGAAATTGTACGGAGACATGATACACTATCTAAACGAGCTAAACGACGCCAAGGCAAAGGACTTGCCTCTGCCTCGAATCCCTGACTCAATTGGCACAGCGATCTATCTAATCGCCAACAAATTATCTCTGCGTCCCAATTTCATAGGATATTCGTACAGAGAAGAGATGATCGGAGACGGCATCGAGAATTGTTTGATGTATCTGCATAACTTTAATCCAGAAAAATCTAACAATCCGTTTGCATACTTTACTCAGATCATATACTTTGCATTTGTTCGCAGAATTCAAAAAGAACAGAAACAGCAATATATAAAGCACAAGAGTATGCATAATGCGGCGATCATGAACGAACTAGTTGGCATGGCGCCTGATGATGTATCTCACTTTCAATCTTTCTTGACAAACAGCGGTACTGATAGATCTAACGACGTCATCGAGAGATTCGAGACCGCCATGAAACAGAAGAGAGAGAAGCCAAAGACAGTATTAGAAAAGATCATCGATGAAAGCGATGAGACGTAGAGGAACATAAAAATGAAGAACAATATCCCTCCGCTGATCGAACAGTATAAAGAAAACATGATGCGTGGTGAAACTCCGTCTATTCAATTTAACTACTATCAGACGATGTTGAACATTCGTGACTACTGTGACAAGGCTCTTAAAGAGTACGAACGCAAAGGTAAAAAAGTCCGAGTATGAAGATAGCATTTATCACAGACACCCACTGGGGTGCACGAGGTGACAGCATTGCATTTGCTGAGTACTTCAATAGGTTCTACTACGAGCAGTTCTTTCCTTATCTCGAGGAGAACGACATCGACACTATCGTGCACCTCGGTGACATCTGTGATAGGCGCAAGTACATCAACTTCATGACTGCTCGCAACTTGCGCAAGTTCATGGACAAGTGTTCTGCAGAGAACATCAACATCCATGTGATCATCGGCAACCACGACACCACATACAAGAACACTAACGACGTCAACTGTATGCGTGAGCTGTACGATCATACTATCTACAGCGGTCTGAAATGGTACGAAGGTCCTACTGAAGTGGACTTTGATGGCACTAAGATCGCTATACTACCTTGGGTATGCTCGGGCAATTACGATGAGAGTATGCAGTTTCTGAAGGACACTGACGCTCAGATCCTTCTTGGTCACCTTGAGATCGCGGGCTTTGAGATGTATCGTGGCTCGGTCAATGATCATGGCTTTGACTCATCGATCTTCAACAAGTTTGACGTGGTCTGCTCTGGTCATTTCCACCATCGGTCGTCTCGCGGCAACATCCACTATCTCGGTACTCCATACGAGATCACGTGGTCGGACTGGAACGATCCAAAGGGGTTCCACATCTTTGATACAGATACTCGCGAACTGACGTTCATCGAGAATCCTATCACCATGTTCAACAAGGTCCACTACGACGACAGCAGCAACGACCTTGATACTGTCATGGCAGCAGTGACTGAGAACCTGACTGGCACGTTTGTCAAGGTCATCGTCCACACCAAGAACAATCCTTATTGGTTCGACATGTTCATCGATGCCATCGAGAAGCTTGGTGTTGTTGATTTGCAGGTGGTAGAAGATAACCTGAACCTGCAGCTGGAAGACGACACTAATATTGCCAACGACGCTGAGGATACTCTGACAATCCTCAATAAGGTCGTAGATCAGATCGAGTCTAAAGTAGACAAGAAAAGCATTAACAACTTCCTCACTTCGTTGTACAATGAAGCTTTGATGGTGGAGTGATTATGAGTCAAGATCCGGACAAGCAGATAGAAGCCAAGTTTAGTGATTGGTTCAATGAGATTGAAGGCTTTGCTCTTCGAGGCGAACGTTTTTATGACGAATTAGATCACCTTACTAGTGGAGGCCGGCCCGATCGTATTCTTGAGTGGCTGAAGGCAGCTTATCGCGAAGGTTATCTACAAGCTCGTTATGACACCATGAAGCTTTATTGGGATGATGGGAAGTAAATGATTGTATTTAAGAAACTCCGTTGGCAGAACATGCTGTCGACGGGTAACCAGTTTACTGAGATCGATCTCAATAGGTCTAAGTCTACACTCATCGTCGGGGAAAACGGGGCTGGCAAGTCTACGATCCTTGACGCGCTGTCGTTTGTACTGTATGGCAAACCGTTCCGCGACATCAACAAGCCGCAGCTGATCAATACCATGACTGGAAAGAACATGGTTGTCGAGATTGAGTTCAGCGTAGGCAACAAAGAATACATGATCAAGCGAGGCATGAAGCCTAACGTCTTTGAAGTGTACATCAATGGCCAGCTTGTCAATCAGTCTGCATCGATGTCTGAGTATCAAGAGATGCTCGAGAAGAACATCTTGAAGATGAATCACAAGTCTTTTGGCCAAGTGGTCGTTCTTGGTTCTGCCAACTATACTCCGTTCATGCAGCTCAAGGCATGGGAACGTCGGCCTGTTGTAGAAGATCTATTGGACATTCAGATCTTCTCGATCATGAACAGCCTGCTCAAGGACAAGGTCAACTCGAACAAGGCAGACATCAACGAGAACGATCATCGCATCGCTCTTCTTGAGAAGGAGATAGAGATGCAGGAAAAGCACGTCGACTCTCTTATCGCCAACAACGACGAGCTGATTCGAGCCAAACAAGAGATGATCGCTGAACTAAACGATCGTATCCATGGCGCAGAGGCCTCGCTCGCTGAGTTGACTGCACAAATCAAAGAGCTTTCTGATACAATCTCAGACCATTCCAAAGTCACTATGCGTCGTCATAAACTTTTGAATATGGAGTCTGAACTTGAGACCATGGCCAAGAAGCTGAAGAAAGAAATCAATTTCTTTCATGATAATGACAATTGCCCAACTTGCAAGCAAGGCATAGATGCTCATTTTAAAGATGAGCGTGTAGAGAATCGTAAGACTAAGGCAGCTGAAGTAGATGTTGCGCTCAAGAAGATCGAAGTAGAGATTCAGACATTGGACGCTCGGATCAATGAGATTTCTAATATCAATTCCAAGATCATCAACATGAACACTAAGTGTGCAGAATACAACTCAGACATCCGTTCATGGCGGTCGAGTATCTCTACGTTGGAGTTGGAGATCGAAAGCATTCGTAACAATACCAATCAGATCACTGTCAACGACACAGAGATCGAGAAGTTAAAGAAGAGCCTGAAGAACGAGAACGACAAGAAAGAAAAGCTACTACAGCATCGTGAGGTGCTGGATGTTGCTGCAGTGCTACTCAAGGATACTGGCATCAAGACCAAGATCATTCGTCAGTATGTGCCTATCATCAACAAACTGGTGAATAAGTATCTGGCGGCTCTCGACTTCTTCGTTCAGTTTGAGCTCAACGAGAAGTTTGAAGAGTCTATCAAGTCCAGGTTCAGAGACGAGTTTAGCTATGCATCCTTCTCTGAAGGTGAAAAGATGCGTATTGACTTGGCCCTCATGTTTACGTGGAGAGCCATTGCTAAGCTACGCAACTCGGCCAGTACCAACCTTCTGATCATGGACGAGGTCATGGACTCATCGCTCGACGGCGGTGGCACTGAAGAGTTTCTGAAGATCCTCGAAGGGTTGACTGCAGACTCCAACGTCTTTATCATCTCTCATAAGGGCGATCAGCTCTATGACAAGTTCCACTCCGTGATCAAGTTCGAGAAGCACTCTAACTTCAGTAGGATTGCAGCGTGATTATGCGCCTTAAATATGCTTACCATTATATACGCTTCAAGGCCCGAGGATTGTTTCACCCATACGTGTTTGTGTCACCTTGTGGAAAGGGTGTACACAAATATAGACTTGAGATAACTAAGTACGGTTTCATTCTTTGGGGTCGAGGTAAGCGCAGGCATTATAGTTGGAGATCGTGGGCAGAAGGCCCATGCAACTATGCCACATATAAGTGGATGCGAAGCCCAAACTTCGCAGAAGATTATACTAAGTGGTTAAAGAGCAGGATTGCAGCATGACACCTAAACAACTTGTCGATCAGATCGATGTGATTAGAGACGTCTATGGTCACCTCATCGAGCGATGCGACAACCTAGAAGATCTAGAAAAGATTCGCGTGTCTGCTGTGGGTAAGAATGGATTCTTCACCACACTGCAACGTGACTTGGGTAGGATGATTAAGGAAGACAGATTATGATTAGAGAACTAGTAGACTGTAACGATCCCGTTCTCAAGGAAGGTACAGAGAGATTTGACTTCAACAATCCACCAATGAATCCGGTGGAACTATACAACCTTCTTGGTGAAGTCATTCAAAAGACTGATGCTCTGGGAGTGGCAGCTCCTCAGATCGGCCTACCTTACAGAGCCTTTGCTATTCGTAGTCAAGAGATCATAGGATGCTTCAATCCAATCGTCACAGCATATGGAAATGAACAGATCTACCTCGAAGAAGGTTGTCTCTCCTATCCAAATCTCTTTGTCAAAGTAAAGAGACCTCGCGTCATTCGTGTTCGTTATACCACTCCGGACGGCAACATCGTAACTCGTCGCTTGGATGGCATGACATCGCGAGTATTTCAGCATGAGCTAGATCATCTGGATGGCATCGCGTTTACTTCTCGGGCCAATCGCTTCCATCTTGAGGCTGCCAAGAAGCAGCAGAAAAAGATCGCTCGCATTGCCAAGAAGACACAGGGACCACTAAATAAGGATCAGGAACAACTACTTAAGTGGTTTACCGATTAAGCATGTACTTTATCAAAAAGTCAGCGTACTATAACATGATCAACATTGGAGACGCAAATGTCACAGAATTGGGTTCAAGATATCAATGACATGCACAAGCACTACGGCGTGCATGAGGCAATCAAGAAGCTAGATGCAGACAAACTCAAGCAGTTCCTGCAGTTTCGTGTAGACTTCCTTCAGGAGGAACTCGACGAGCTTAAGTCAAACATGAACAACCCCGAGGAAATCGTAGATGCTCTGATCGACCTCTGCGTCGTTGCTATCGGCACCCTCGATGCCTTTGATATCGACAGTCATCGGGCATGGAACGAAGTCCTCGATGCCAACATGAACAAGCAGGTAGGCGTCAAGGCCAGTCGGCCTAATCCCCTCGGTCTCCCAGACCTCATCAAGCCTGAGGGATGGCAAGCTCCCAGCCATGAAGGTAACCATGGTAATCTCAAGGCTTTGATTTAATTACGAAAATAAGACATGTACATATTTCTCTTTTTGATGTATAGTTAGTATATCAATTGGAGAAAGCTACATCATGACCAAAGACGATCAACTCGCCGTGCTCCAGAGCCTGGACAAGCTTCCCTTAGCGGAAGCCAAATCCAAGGCTCTGGAGATTATTGCCACATTCCCGACCAAGACTGTTCGTCAAAAGGCTGCAGTCAATCGTCTCACATATGACATCCAAAATGCCAACACATCGGCATACGTCTGCGAGTCGATGTGGCGTCCTTACTTGGCTTCTCAGGGCCTGCGAGTGACTGATTCATCCTGGGATAAACATTACCGGAGCATTTGATTATGATCGCTAGAACCAAACTCCTTGTAGGAAGATACAAGGGAACAGTCAATCAAAAGTTTATAGATCACTGCAATCGTAAGGCGGCAGATTATACTCGTGGAATATTCGGCGTAGAATGTGAATTTCCAGAACATCACCAATGTGAGATCGATCCGAAACAGACTCTTCATGAAGGTGCCACTTTCGACACAACGCATGAAGATTTAGAAACTTTAGACTATAAGTTGTATTCGCAAGAAGGAGTTCATGTTAGTCCGTGGATCCAAAAGCAGATAGCTGCAGGCAGAATCAAAAATCTTGTTGTCTGGAAATGGACAAATGGCTATAAAAGGTTGTACTTAAATGACGAAGTTGAGTATACTATACTTGGTGTTGTCGACGCCAAGCTCGCTTTAGAACACATAAAGCGTAATGGTAATGATCGGTTCGATTTCAATAAAATTGAAAAGGTAGAAGAATATGTCTAAAGAACGTGAATCAATCAAAGTCCTGCAAGAATGTGCTGAAGTCCAGCTCAAGAAGTCTAAAGACTACCAGAACGAAGCGTCTCGCATTCGTCAAGCTGACTACTATCCGCGTGGCGTAGCCACCATCCTTGATCTCATCTATGCCAAGACTCTGCGCATGCAGTCAGTGATCGAGGCAATGGAAAAAGATCCGACCTACACTCCCAACTTCGAGTCGATCGAAGATTCGGCCAAAGATCTGATCAACTACGCCTCGTTCGTGGTCTCATACTGTCGTGGCAAGATGGACGGTCAAGATCCTAGTCGAGACTTTCTCAATCGACCGATAAAGACTACCTCTGCAGCCGGTAAGTCGACTACTGCAGTCGATGATCAGTTTGGAGATGACTTGAATGCTTAAGGTAGAACATATCCGCGAATACTTCATTGAAGAACTGCGGTGTGAACGATTTGTAACTGACAAGACTGGCGTTAAAACTATCGAATTGATTGGTCAGAGCTTCGAAGCAGATGAGCCTACCATCTTCGGCGAGATCAACGAAGACTACGTCGAACGCGAGCTTAGTTGGTATAAGTCCAAGTCTCTCAACGTCAATGATATCCCTGCTCCTGTTCCTCAGATCTGGAAACAGGTGGCTGACAAGGACGGCTTCATCAACTCAAACTATGGTTGGTGTATCTGGTCTGACGACAACGGTGCTCAGTATTGGAAAGTCTACAACGAACTGACTCAAAATCCAAACAGCCGGCGTGCCATCATGATCTACACTCGTCCTTCGATGTGGCTCGACTATAATCGCAATGGCATGTCTGACTTCATGTGTACCAATGCGGTGCAGTACATGATTCGTGGTGACCAACTCATTGCAGTCGTTCAGATGCGTAGCAATGACGTAGTGTTCGGCTATCGCAATGACTGGGCATGGCAAGACCATGTGGCTAGTCTGTTGCAAACTGCTCTAGGTCTTGGCTCTCGCAAGATTATTTGGAACGTTGGCTCTCTCCATGTATATGAGCGCCACTTTGATAAGGTGAAGTAATATGCATTTTATATATCTCGATGTAGTAGGCCAAGCTGCCTATTTTAATGTAGCTCATATTACCAAGATTTTTGAAAGAAAAGATGCGCTAGGTAATGTTCTAGGAACTGGTGTGTCTATGGTAGATGGTTCCTGTCAATGGGTAGAAGAGCGCGTAGATTCTGTCTTGCAAAAGATTCGCAATGCGGCTTAAATCTGTACCTGACTTTATTGAAAATCATCGGAGGTCCGAGGACATAATCATCCTCGGACTTTCGCCGTCTTCCAAGACTGTGCCTTTCAAGAACGGCACATTTGCTCGTCTCAAGAGTTGGTGTGATGAAGTTGGTCTGACAGAATGGGACTTTCATAACGTCATACCAGACGTAGTCAATGGCATGCATCCTAGTATGGTCAACGTAGATCTCCTTTTAGAGAAAACAAAGAGCCGCAAAAAAATCATTGCACTCGGTGGAGTAGTCTCCAAAATCTGCTATAAGTATAATATACCTCACCTAAAAATTGATCATCCTTCTCCGCGGAATAGGAATTTGAATTCTCGACAGTACGAGCTGGATTTGATAGAACGATTGAGAGCATATATCCATGGAACAGACTAAGTACTACGACGAGTACATCCGCTACTTTCATCTGGCCAAAGATCAACAGGCAAAGTGTAACCTTGGCACTGTGCCGTATCTAGAATCAAACATGAACGACGACCTTATGGAGAACGTAGAGCTCTATGACGTTGTCGAACGCAAGTTTGCTGGCTTCTCGCAGATCGTCAACGACGTGTTCTATGGCTGGACACCTGAACATCCATACTTCCATAAGATGGAACAGGGCATCCACACTCGTCAGCGCAAGCAGATTGCCACAGACTGGACTGGTAAGCACGCAGACTTCAAGTTGCCTGAATGGCTGTATGTATTCCTGCTGCATCGTGTGACCGGTTCAGGTATCAACTACTCACAGAAGCCCAGTGGATATCACAACACTGTGCTGCCTCATCTGTACAACTTTCGTACGATCGAGGAGATGGTTCGTTTTATCAACCACTATCCTCATCCATTCTACACGTCTGTAGGTTACCAGTTCCCATCTTTCCCCAAGATTCCAGCTGGCACCAACTATAAGCGAGGCGGAGACTACTATCTCAGCGAGTTTGCGCCTAAACTGTGTCGTGAACTTGCAGAGTGGCTCGAACAAAGTAACGCCAAAAAGGATCTACGCGAGATCGGCGAGTGGCTATTCGATTGGAATACACGCCATGGTCTGAGAGTGTATCGCTTTCAGTATGCAGCATTCGTTGCAGACATCGCCGATTGGTATCCACAGTACGTAAACCTCGAGAGCCCGTTCTATTACGGAACGAATGCAGTGGAATGTATCTCGTATCTTGGCATCAATACCAAGAAGCTGCAGAAGGAAAAGTTCCTCGATACAGTTATGGAACAGATCTATGCAGACACTGGTGCATTTCCCTATAACGCAGAAGATGTGTGCTGTGACTTCATTCGTTGGGTAGAAAATTACGTCAAGCCTGGATCCGACTACGACCATCTCTGCTTCGACTCTGTTTGGTCAAGTTGTCGAATCAAGGACCATCCGTTCGGTCGTCAGAAGCCGATGCTAGATCTTGGTCTCGTAAAGACTTTCAACGGCATGACTGCCCATCCATCAGACGACGCTGTTCTCAAGCAAGTAGGCATGAGCGTAGACGAGTATAAGGCAAAAGTGAATGAACTACTTGGCTGAGATGCTCGGCGATTACGAGCATGACATAAAGTATCCTAACATCGCAGAGGTAGAGTACGACGAGAAGGGTAAGCCTAAGCGGTCATGGATGAAAGATTGGACTCAGGAAGAACGGACTGAGAAGTTCTTCGAGTTCTGTCGTGAGTATGACATGCGCAGAGACTCGTTGCTTCGTGACAACTATCAGCAGTTTAGTCACCGACTCCACTGGCATGAATGTCCGTTCGTGGATGAGGTCATTCAGATATCAGATCCTCAGACGGTGCTAGAAGCATGCCTCGTATTCTCTTTCACTAACGAACATTGGCAGACATTCCGTTCATGGCGAGCTGGCAGCGCAGATGCCATGCGACAGCGTTTCTTGACTGAACGGCATGCTCGTAATGACTTGTTCCAGATATACTATCCAAAGGATACCAATGTCAAGGAATGGATTTGTGAGGTTCCCAAAGATTTTGCTGAAAAACATTCAGAGAAAGTATTTACTTCTCTGAACAGGCCGTATACAATGATGGAATTAGCCAAGACGCTGAACGAGATCTTCGTCAGAGACTATGGCTTTAGGAATGCCATGTATCCTTGTAAGAACGCGGCTCGACATGTGGCAATGAGTCATCCGGAATGGGCAGATCCTGACTCGTTCCTTCATGGAGGCACAGGCTACTTTGATGGTCTCAGTCAAGTGTTTGATTGCCCTAATCTCATGAGTAAGAGTAAGTACGAGATCAACGAGTTCGGCGAGTATGTTCCGTTGAACGATGCAGCCAAGATGCAGGTAGAACACATGAACTACCTCAAGTCTCATCCTTCAAATCCTATTCATACTCATCAGTACCTGAACCTCGAAGACAAGCTTTGCATGCACTACAAATACATGGCTGTGAAGTTTGGTGTAAAGTCTCAGACCGCACAGATTCCTTATGATTGGGTATATCCTAACGAGTGGTCGCTTCGCACCAATCAATATGACAGGCTGAATTAATGGCACATAACAAACACGTACTCGATGGTTACAACAAGGATGTCGGCATCTATGGATGGGAAGGCGCGAAGGAATACTATCTGTCTCTTGCCGAAGGATGGTTCCCCTATAACCCGGATCCTGTGGTTACTGTCCATGATGGTGTTAGAGTTGTTCGTGACGATCTTATTGTAGGCACAAAGACACGAGCTGGAGACTTGTTGGCATCTAAGTCCAACTACAGCACTATCGTCTACTCGCAGCCACGCACTGGACTGGCTGGCGTTTCTCTGTTGGACGTAGCTCGTAATCATAACAAGAAGATCATCCTCTTCATGCCAGCTTGTAAGACTATATCACTGCATCAGGCATGTTGCATCGAGCAAGGTGCCATTCCTATCTTCAAGCGTATCGCTGCCATGCCTAACTTGAATCTGTATGCCAAGCAGTATGCAGAAGAGAACAATGCTCTCTTCGTTCCACTCGGACTAAAGCATGAGTTGGCCACAGCAGGCATCGTACACGCCGCATCCAAGATCAAAGAGCCCGAAGAGGTATACGTAGCCATCTCCACTGGTGTCCTGAGCCGGGCATTGCAGATTGCATGGCCAAACGCCAAGTTCCACAGTGTGGCTGTTGCTCGTAACCTTAAGGCCGGTGAGGCAGGCCGAGTCGAAGAAGTCATCTCAGAACCGTTGGCGTTTACTTCTCAAGAAAAGCCCGAGAACATGCCTCCTTTCCCGTGTATCGATACATACGACGGAAAAGTTTGGAAATACATTCCAAAAAACACAAAACGTGATATACTGTTCTGGAACGTAGGAAAAGAACCAGTCCTTCAAGATCCTACGATCTATGACCGTGTTGAATCTTATCGTGATTGGGATAAAAATCTATGAAGTCTTTGATTACATCTCCATTTACACCTGTTTCCTCTAACATCCACTCTCATAGGGCAGCACAGGCTGCCATCTACGCAGAGCAGATTTCTACAGAAAACGGTGGTCATGTGCATCTTGATAGGACAGGTGACATTCATCCTGATATCAACTCGTTCGATGCTATCTACGTGTATCATGGCAACGATTGGTTCGGTTCATTGAATCTTTTCGGTGGTATGAAAAATTATGGTAACATCGACAATCTAATTCGTTTCTCAAAGATCGATCCTTCAAAAACTGTCTACTCTCTGTGGATCGACCATCCTAAGTACAGCGAGATGCTCGAGCCCCGTTTGAAGGGCGACATTCATCCTGACTGGCACAAGGTCGACTGGGAAAATCTAAAGCGTATCGAGAATACGTCGCAAACCATCAAGGAAATCGAGTGTGTCAATCGTGCCGTGGCTGGAGACAGTCACGCTATTTGCATGTATCGGCCTGGTTGGCATGTCAACTCTGTGCCTTTTAAGACTCTACATGGCGCATTGAAGGAAGGTCTAAGTACCTTTATCGAACCGCATCACAGACTCGTTGAATTCTATTTTGGCAACATCGACGTACGCCATCATCTCATGCGACAATCAAATCCTGAGCAAGCGACTCGAGATCTAGTGAATCGCTATCACGACCAGCTGGTCAAGCTTGACGCAGAAGAAGTATCTGTGTATGAGTTGCTTCCTATCGAGAATGAGTCTCGCGTACTCCCGAAGACTGGCTACTACAAAGGCACACCTTTCTATGGAGACTGGGCAAGTCGTGAGACTGTGCGCCTCATCTTCAAGGACGAGATGAAGAAACTGTGTGCTACAAGCAGTGTCAACCTTATCGAGTGGGTCGACTATCTGATGAATGATAAGGGAGAACTTGACTTTGAGTGTATGGAAAAGCCGAAGTCAGTGCACCTATCTAGAGCATCGTATCCACACTGGCAAGGCCGTAAGTGGTCAGGTCTATCTGAACAGAAACCAGCAACCTTAGAGGACTTTTTTTCATGATCAGGAGTGAAACCTTGACGAAACATCTTGAAAGCGTAGAGAAAGAATTGTACAGTCTTTCAGAAATCGATTATAAATACAATGAAGGCAAGCTCCTTCGCGAAATCACAGAATATATCAACGCCACCTACGGTGAGCACTACTCCCAAAACAAGTATCAGGCCACAGAGTTTATCATCGACGGCGGTCACGGCACTGGTTTCTGTATCGGAAACGTATTGAAGTACGCTCAACGATACGGGCACAAAGGGAATCCAAAAGACTGGCGTAAGGACCTTCTCAAGGTCATTCACTACGCAATCATCCAACTACATGTTCATGATCTTGAAAACAAAAAGGACTAATCATGGGAATTGAAATTACTGTACCTATCGAGAAGCTACGTGAGCGTAAGCTATTCTTAGCTGCGCCTATGTATGGCGGTCAGTGTGCCGGCATGTTCACTCGCTCCATCGCCGACCTCTCGGCGCTCTGTACCAGCTACGGCATTCAGGTTCGCTTCTACTTCTTGTTCAATGAGTCTCTAATTACTCGAGCTCGCAACTACTGCGCAGATGAGTTTATGCGGTCTGGTGACACTCACTTGATGTTCATCGACTCTGACATCGGTTTTAACGCCCAGGATGTAATCGCTCTTCTTGCTCTGCAGAGTCAAGATCCTACCGAGGACGAGTATGACATCATTGCTGGTCCCTATCCCAAGAAGTGTATCAGCTGGGAAAAGATCAAGCATGCTGTCGATAAGGGATTTGCTGACGAAAATGCAAACAACCTCGAAAAGTATGTAGGCGACTATGTGTTCAACCCTGCGGCTGGCGTCACTCAGATCCCACTCGACCGTCCTGTCGAAGTTCTTGAAGCTGGCACTGGATTCATGATGATCCGTCGTAACACCTTCGAGAAGTTTCAAGAAGCATATCCTGAACAGATGTACAAGCCTGATCACGTTCGCACTGAACACTTTGACGGCAGTCGGGAGATCATGGCATTCTTTGACACACCTATCTGCCCTGACACCAAGCGCTACCTGTCAGAGGATTACATGTTCTGTCAGTGGACACGTAAGGCTGGCATGAAAGTCTGGTTCTGCCCATGGATGCAACTCAGTCACGTCGGGATGTACGTATTCGGCGGCTCTCTGGTAGATCTTGCACAGATCGGTGCTGCAGCTACGGCAGACGTTTCGACCATCAAGAAGAACAGAGTAGGTGCACCTGTACAGAAGAACACGGGACAGTTGGCTAAGCTTAAGAACAGAAAGTAATCGTTATGGCTATTGAGTATGATTCCAAGACGTGTGGACCAACCACGCTTCTGATGACTGAAGTAGAACCGGGATATATCTTCGATCTACTGCCAGACGATGGCACTCTCGTAGAATGGGGATGCGGAGGCTCGACCATCTATTTTCTAGATCATCTAAAAGAAGGCCAGACTTTGGTGTCTATCGAACACACAGAAGACTGGTATGATACCATCAGCGAAAAGATCAAGGACCATCCAAACATCGATCGCCACGTCTTTTTGCTTATTCCTCCAGAAATTAGAAACACTTACTATGCTCGGCCTGAAGAAGAGATGGGTTGCGGTCTGTCGGAGTACATCTGTCCAGATATCGACTTGATCACTTCAGCCGACGTGTTCTTGGTAGACGGCATCGGTCGTGGTCCAACCGCTGCCTTCCTTTCTCGTAAGGTCAAGGAATCAGCTCATGTCATTATTCACGACTATCAAGGTCGCGAACTGTGGTATGACTGGGCAGCCAACTGCTTTGATTATCGAAAAGAATTAGAAGACGCTACTCTCGTGCATCTATCTAATTCTCCTTTGGAATAGTATGTACATTGCTGTAAATATTGAGTATATTATGAAGATTGCAACAACGGAGCTATATTATGAAGTTTGACACTCGCACCATTCAGGTTCTCAAGAACTTTTCTTCCATCAATCCTTCCATCGTATTCAAGGAAGGCAACACTCTGGCAACTATCAATCCTTCGAAGAGCGTCATGGCTCGGGCCAAGGCAGCTGTAGAGTTTCCTGGCACCTTTGCCATCTATGACCTCTCTCGTTTCCTCAGCACTGTCTCGCTGTTCTCTGATCCAGAATTCAAGATTCAGGAAAAGTACATGGAGATTCGACAGGGTTCGAAGAAGCTGAACTACACGTTCACTGAACCTTCACTGGTGGTTGCGCCGCCTGAAAAGGACATCAAGCTTCCTGATCCTGAGGTTCGCTTCAAGGTTACCGCAGACGATCTGCAAGAAGTGATGAAGGCACTGTCCACTCTCGGTCTGCCTGAGATCGCTGTGATCGGTGATGGCAATACCATCTGCCTACAAGCTGTCGACAGCAAGAACCCGAGCGGCGACGTCTACTCGGTCGAAGTTGGACCTACCGCTGCTACCTTTAAGATGATCATCCGTGCAGAGAACATGAAGCTTCTGCCCGGTGACTATGAAGTCGAGATCTCGTCCAAGGCACTGAGCTACTTCAAGGGCGTCGACGTAGAGTATTGGATTGCGGTCGAGCAGAACTCAACGTTCGAGGGCTGATGCTGAATATCTTAATCACTGGACACGAAGGCTTTATCGGTCGTAATGTCCTGCGCCATCTAAAAGACAAGCACGATGTAACACTGTATCAGGGTGACATTCGAGATTGGGGAAAAGAATATCTCGGTAACCCTGACGTGGTGTTGCATCTTGCTGCTTTGGCTGGTGTTCGTAGAAGCTGGGACATGCCCAACGATTATTGGGAAGTCAACGTCTCAGCTTCCAAGAAGATATTTGATTGGTGCAACGATAGAGGTATACGGTGTCTGTATGCCTCTTCGTCCTCTGTCTACGAGTGGTGGTTGAACCCGTATGCTGCTTCAAAGAAAGCAATGGAAGAAGTTGCCAATGAAAACTCATTGGGTATGAGATTCCATACGGTATACGGGCATAACAGCAGGCCAGACATGTTCTATGACATGATGCTGAACGGCAAAGTCAAGTATGTGACTGACCATCTCAGAGACTGGACACACGTCAAAGATGTTTGTGATGCCATTGAATTATGCATTTCAAATCATGATCTTTGTGGTACAATAGACATTGGCACAGGCAATCCTGTAAAGGTAGCAGACGTTGCCGAAGCCTATGGCCTAGAGCTGCCTATGAAGAGTGTTACTGGTGAACGCGACGTGACACACGCCGACACCAGTCTTTTGTTGAGCTTAGGCTGGCAACCTAAGTATGATATTATGGAGGAAGTGAAGAATGCTAGAAGAATTCCTGTGGGTGGAAAAGTATCGCCCTAAAACGATCGCTGATACGATCCTTACGCCTGAACTGAAGGAGACATTCCAACAGTTCGTAGATCAAAAGAACATTCCTAATCTCCTGCTCAGTGGTCCTGCTGGTATCGGCAAGACCACAGTTGCACGTGCCATGCTCGAAGAGCTTGGATGTGACTACATCGTCATCAACGGCTCGATGAACGGCAACATCGATACGCTGCGCAACGAGATTCGTAACTTTGCATCGTCAGTCTCTCTGGCTGGCGGTCGAAAGTATGTCATCCTCGACGAGGCCGACTATCTCAATGCCAACTCTACTCAGCCAGCTCTGCGCAACTTCATGGAAGAGTTTAGCAAGAACTGCGGCTTCATTCTGACGTGTAACTTCAAGAACCGCATCATCGAGCCTCTCCATTCTCGGTGTTCTGTGGTAGACTTCAAGATCCGTAAGGCTGAGCTGCCTGAACTGGCCAAGTCTTTCATGCTTCGTGTCTGCAACATCCTACAGACCGAGAAGGTGGAGTTTGACAAGGCTGTGGTAGCAGAGCTGATCAAGCGCCACTTCCCTGACTGGCGTCGAGTGATCAACGAACTGCAGCGCTACTCTGCCACTGGCAAGATCGACACTGGCATCCTGATCAACATCGGCGAAGTGTCTCTCAAGACTCTGGTCGATCATCTCAAGAACCGCGACTTTACGAATATGCGTAAGTGGGTTGCAGAGAACACAGACAGCGATGTCAGCGACATCTATCGTAAGTTTTACGATCAGGCCAGCCAGCACTTACAAAAGGACTCCGTACCGTTGGTCATCTTGATCATCGGCAAGTATCAGTATCAGCATGCTTTTGTCGCTGATGCAGAGATCAATCTGGTCTGCTGTCTGACAGAGATCATGATGGAGGCAGCTTGGAAATGATACCATTCTTATTCCGCGAAAAGAAGAAAGAGTGTCCAATATGTCAGGCCAAGCGTCCATATGCAGAGAAGTTTCATGAGCTGCGTCTAAACACAGCAGACGGGACTCATGATGTCTTGATATGTCAAGAGTGTACTCGTTTCTTCGAGAAATCCGCTGAGGTATTGAACGGTAAGAAGGACGAGAACGATGACGACGCCGTTTGATTTCATCAACTCTATCAGTCAGAACAAAAAGGATCTGATGCAGGATCCTCAATCTGAGAAGGAGTATAACGCCTATATCGTCAACCGTGGTCTGTCATACTTTACAGACACGATTCTCTATGCTAACGAGATGAACCTCAACCATCATCTCGACTCAAAACTGCAGTATCACTATCTTATAAATATAGTCAGGCCCCGAAAGCGATTCAGTAAGTGGGCGAAGAAGAAAGAAGACAGTGATCTGACGTTGGTCATGCAGTGTTTTGGGTACAGCATTGACAAAGCAAAGTCAGCTCTCACTCTTCTTTCATCAGAGCAACTAAAAGTTATGAGAGAAAAGATAGAGAGTGCAAAGAAATGACAGATATTTTTAACGGGGTCGGGGTCGAGATCACTCTCGGCCACGAAGACGACTTCCTAAAAGTACGCGAAACACTGACCAGAATCGGAGTCGCTTCAAGGAAAGAGAACATTCTCTATCAGTCTTGTCATATCCTGCACAAGCAAGGTAGATACGCCATCGTCCATTTTAAGGAGCTGTTCGCTCTGGACGGCAAGCCTACAAACTTCTCAGATGAGGACAAAGGCAGACGCAATACCATTGCCAAGCTGCTTGAAGATTGGGCACTGGTCAAGATTGCAAATCCTGAGGCTGCCTCAGATCCTGTGTCACCCCTTTCACAGATCAAGATCCTTCCTTTTAAGGAAAAAGACGACTGGAAACTCGTAGCCAAGTACAACATCGGCAGAGCCAAAAAATAAGTCTTTGATTCTAAAGCAAAATAAAAACGCGCTTGGCTGGTTCTGAGCGCGTTTTTTTGTGTACTTATTCTGAAAAAGAGGGTAAGGTAGGACCATGATGAAGAAGGAAGCAAACATGATCACCAACCTCTCCGGCGGAGCCTTTGAGCTCCGGACTGGTCGCCCTTGGACTCACGGCATTAGCCCTTTCCGTGAAGGTGAAGCTCTCAAGCTTCGTTGGGAAAAGGTTGGGCCGGTCGGTGGTCGACACTTCTTCGAGATCGACGGAGTGCAGTACTCTGCCAAGACGATCTCACCTCGCATCGAAGGCATTCAAATGCATACGGAAGGATATTAATATGTCGGATATGTACCTTACTCATGCTCAGGCTGTCTATGATCATGCCTTGGAGAACTATAACAAGGATGGCTGGGACTTCATCGTCGAGTGCCGAGAGGTGCCTGAAATGGCCAAGGAGCTGGCGGAGTACAATGTCAAGACTCGAGCTGCTGCTATCCGTCACTTCAAGGAGACCGCAAATCTCCTCCACGAGCAGAGACTTAACGCTCGAGATTGGTGAAAATAGGGCATGTACTTATTTTCAAAAGTGGTGTAGATTGAATTATAAACACGGAGATTGGTTATGAAGCTCGTTATCAACACTCAGATCTGCGAAAACTACGGCGCCCATGATTGGGACGGTCGGGGTGCATGCCCGCAGCGTTGGAAGTTCAAGGGTGGTTCGACCTTCGTGGTCGATAACATCACCCCCTCGCAGAAGGCTCGTATTGAGCGTGATGGTATTCCTACCCTCACCTCTCTCATCGAAGAGAACAACGAGTCCTTCCGGGAATACATCCTCTCGGCCGAGGTCGTCAGCGACGATGCTCCTGAGGGTGAGGAATGGGAGACTCCGTTCCGCCTGTTCTATTCCGATGGCACCTGGGTTGCTCGTCGTGAGATCGACAACACAGGTGAATACGGTGGCTCGATGCGTCGTGAGATCAAGACGAAGTTTGAAAGCTACGTCATGGTTCCTGCCGCTGGTCGTGAGAACTACACCGCTTCGTGGGAGCTTATTAATGGGCAGTTTGCTCTGGATGATGGAGAACTTCGCGTTCTCCTTGACGAGATGGAGGATGCATAATGAAGGATGACGACAACACCGAAACATATTTAGCAGCCGATGCCATCCGCGCATGGATCGATCGGGAGGCCGGACAATGAGCGCGGCTAGGCTGAAAGCCATCGCGCTGGGCCTGTGGGTAGCAATGGCGCTGTTCACGTTCGGGCATTCGGCATCGCAGCCGAAGGTTTGTCCAAACTACGGAAATACTGTCTGGAGAGAGTGCGAAAGTGCGCAAATCGCCTTTGAAGCATTCCCCGCCGCCGCATTCTGGCCCCTCTACTGGTCATGGGAGTTGCAGCAATGAAGGCTGACCTCGACGCGCTCGAAAGCGCATGGGGCGCCAGAGACGAACTTGTGTGCTGGGAGATGACGCCCGCCCTGATCGCTGAACTGCGGCGGCTGCGGGCAGAGAACGAGACCATGCGGGAGGCGTTGGAGGGTGTAAAATCCACGGCTCTGCACAGAGACGGGGCGGTCCTTATGGACATCGCCCGCAAGGCACTGGAGGGACTATGAGCGACGACAACACCGATGTGCAGGGGCTGATTGAGCGGCTGCGGGCGCGATTGCCATACCTCCGCAACAAAGCCGACATTGCGTATTTTGCTGAAGCCGCCGACGCCCTCGCAGCCATGGCGGCAGAGAATGCGAGGATTGAGCCTGATGCGACGACTGCACGCATGATGCGTGAGGAAGCGCAACGGTTGGGCTACTCGTCAATCCTTGAGGCACTTGAGGACGTAGCGCGCCTGAAAGCGCTGGTGGAGGAGGCGAAGGCCGCGTGTGAACGGATAACGAAGGCCCCGCCACTTGGCCCTCACAGTGCCGCGCCAATAGCCCGCGACTTCCTCGCCAAGCTGGGAGGCAGCGATGCAGAAGTTCGTTGACCATTGCGTGAACTGCGCAGACGCCGAACAGCGCGGCAGGGAGGCGGAACGGGCGGCAGTGGTGGCGCTCGTCAAACGCTACGAAGAAAACCCGTTGAAACCCGCCGCTGGATGGACCGAAGAGCAAGCGGAGTGGTTCGACATTGGTTGCGCTGACACGTCAGCCGCAATACGCAGCGCCATCGAGGCGGGCGAGTAAGAGGACCGGGAGGCGGTGCTAGAACTTGAGAAGGTCCTCTATAAAGGCGCTTTAAGCATGTACATATTCTGAAAAGTATAGTAAGGTGGACCTATCAAATGGAGATTGTTATGACCGTTCAACAGATTGAATCGACCTACACCGTGCCCGCCAACGCTGATTTTTATGACAGCGTCCGCGCCTATTGGGTGCCGATCGAAATGCGTGAGACTGTACTCGCGGCCTATCGCGCTGCTGGCATTCCTGTCCGTCTGCGCTATCGCGGTCCTCGTGCCGTTTCTATCGGTCGCACCATGACCGGCGTCGGTGGCCACACCTACAAGCGCTGCAGAATCCGCGCTATGCAGGACTGTCTGCTTGCCGATGCAACTCATTTTACCGTGTATAGCCGCTAAAGCATTTACTGTAGCATATACATAGTATATGGAGGTTATCATGACTGAAGTAAGAGTATATAACTTTCCTACCATGGACAATCCTGTGGCCGTGGAACGTACGTTTTGTCAACTTCTCAACGCGCAGCGTCGTGGAGAAAAGCTTGATGAAGTTGAGATCAACTGGATGGAGTCAGCTAACTGCTGGCTCATCGAAGCAAAGTCGAGCAACTATGGGTGAAACTGTAGGTCGTTCTAGAAACACTGACGCATTCGGTATGGATATCCCGCGTGAACTTAAGAGCGGGACATTCGTGCCTTCTGACGTTCCTGTAGTCAAGAGAGCCTTGGCAGTCTACGCGGCTGCCATAAAACAAGAGTACACAGACCATGACGATCTGACCAAGATAGCAGATCTTCTAAGTCGACTTAACTGAGAGAGTATTATGGAATATAAGGCACCTAAAGAATCTAAGGGCGGCGTATTTGCTACGTCAGATATAGAGTTGATCAAGCGCGCTCTCATGGCATTTGTGCATAACACGACCGATCCTATCT